ACCTCTCCGGTGCGAACCTCTACGGTGCGAACCTCTCCGGTGCGAACCTCTCCGGTGCGAACCTCTACGGTGCGGACCTCTCCGGTGCGAACCTCTCCGGTGCGAACCTCTCCGGTGCGAACCTCTACCGTGCGAACCTCTCCGGTGCGAACCTCTACGGTGCGGACCTCTCCCGTGCGAACCTCTCCGGTGCGAACCTCTACGGTGCGGACCTCTCCCGTGCGAACCTCTCCGGTGCGGAGGGTATAAAGGATCTCGCTTCTCTGGAGTGGTTCATGAGAAACTTCAAGAAAACCAAACATGGAGTGATCGTGTATAAGTGTTTTCACGGCACTTTCGCTCCAAATCCATGCTGGAAAATCGAACCGGGGACCGTCCTCACCGAGATCTGTGGACCAATGCCGACCGATGACTGCGCCTGCGGCTTAAACTTCGCCACGTTGGAATGGGTCAGAGCGAATCACCCCGGGAAAATCATCTGGCGTTGCCTGATCCGCTGGGCGTGGCTCCCCGGAGTTGTGATCCCGTGGAATACGAACGGGAAGGCCCGGTGTTCGAAACTGATGCTCTTACGGCCACTGAAGGAGGGTGAAACAAAATAGTACGGGGCAGGCTCAGCCTGCCTCCCGCTCCAATGGGTGCCTGCACAGTGCAACTTTGGACTCGGAGGCTGTCTGAACAACAGCCCACAGGAGGAAGCGCCTATGTTAAAACCAGACCTAAATCCGCACTGTCTGTTCCCGGAGATATGCGGGCCGAAGAACGGGTACCAATGCGAGAACTGGCTTCGCAACTTGGAGGGGTGTGCGGCTGTTCACACCCGAAAAGCAGCGCGGTCCATGGCCACCGACAAACGCAAGAGCGCCCTAAGAGCCGATGTGGACGCAAAGATGAAGGCGCACGGCTACGACGGCACCTTTAGGCTCGAATTGCTCTGGGAGATCATCGACTCCCTGGTGGATGAGTGCGCCACCTGGGAGTGGGCGGTCGGCAAGAAGGACAAGCAGATCTTGGACCTGGCGGATGAGTGCGCGGGTTCTACCACGATGGAATACCGCTGCCTCTGGGAAGAGAGACTTGCAGGGGAGTGGTATCCATTCAGCGGAAAGGTGCAAACTTCGGAACTGTGCCTAGCCGAAGCCGAAAGACGAGGGCAATCCCCTGAATACCGTATGGTACACATCGAGGCCCGGCGGAAATCTAACCGGGAGTGGATACCCCCGTGTGACGTGCAGGGGTCCTGATGTCTTTCCGCTTCACGCCCGAGCAGGTAAAGGAGATCTTCCAGAACAGCCGCGCGAAGAAGCCTCGTGCGCTGGTGATCCCGCCCGGAACCGAGCTTATGGTCCCGGACCTGGACTACATGCCGTGCCTGCCCAAGCGCCAGCCGTGGCAGCTATTCCCGACCCGACCACGGGAGTACAAGAAAGCCGTCGCCGTTCTGTCCAAGATGCAGCGATGCTCCCGCACAGGGAAGGCTTTCTCGGCTCTGTACGCCGAGCTTCCGACGTGGGCTCAGTGGCGGGAACGGTACAACGTGATGGCTTGTGTTAGACCGGGGATGCGATTTCAGAAACGCGCTCCCCGCAGAAAAAAGTCTTGACAACGACGCATTAAAAGAAGTATGATATCACAGAAAACACAGGAGATACCGAATGCAGAACATCGACACCAATACCGCCCGCCTGTACTTCGATGACGGTACGGTGCGGACTTTTTCCGACCAATCCATAGCGTATTCCGTATGGCTTGGTCTTCGGCGCGGAATTCGTTGCGCCTTCCGGGGGGCCGGGGATATCCGCCCTGTCTATTCCTGGGATTACGTGGATAACTTATGACCCACGAATACACGCCCGAGGAAGTGCGTGAGCGCTTCATTGAATCCGTGCGTAGCATCGTGGACTACTGGGAGCACGTCCCGAATCCGTATGGGACGAGAGAAAGCGGGGTAGCCTTCTCTATCTTGTCCATGTTGGATGGCTGCAATGGCGGACTCCCCGGCTTTGTAGTGGCACCGGCTCCGCACCCGGACGACAAGCAGTACTACATTGACCATGGAGAAAACTACTACCCCGAAGCCCCTGAAGTGAAATGTGATATCGCCGGGGGGCTGCATGAACATTTTGCCAAGGAGAAACCATGACCCGCTTGCTGCTGGACTTCCTGAAATACCTGGGATGGTGCCAACACACGAAGTATTCTTTCCCCCGCACTGACCCGGCCACCGGCGTTATGAGCACGGTCTGTTTGGACTGCACGCATCGCTTCGAGTACGACTGGGAGCACATGCGCCGGGGTAAACCGGTGCCGGACCCCGCAACCCCGCGTCCAACGTTGCACAAGGAGGTGACACAGTGAAGCTCATCAACCGAGCAAGATTGGTCTACCCCGATCAGCGGGTTCAACTACTCGGGCTTTTCCAGGTCGAAACCGCCGTGTTCCGTTGGGTCTGCCAAGACACCGACCGGCGCTTTGACGGCGTAGACTACGTGGACAAGCCCTCGGCGGTTGTCGGCCTGCGGGTGACCGTAGAGGGTGACCCGGCTTTCAAAGGGTGCGATCTAACGGTCAAAGAGATCGAGCCATCCCCGGAAGAACGGGCGGCACTATTGATGGCTCAAATGGCTGTGAGGGAAGTGGGACGGGCTGAAAACCTTGAGGATTTGTGCGATAGGATTGAAGCACTTCAACCCACGATTGCACTGATTATTCAGGAAGAGACCGGCCTGTCTGAACTGTTGGAGCACGCCAACACGATTCTCGCCTACCTAATCACTCGTGGCGGCCATCGGGACTTATCCTTAGGTGGCCTGATGCTCAACCTTTTGGGGGCACTCGAAAAGACCTCTGGTGTCAAGTACGACGCCTTGCGGAAGGCTCTGACCGAGCCGCCCCCACAAATCATCCCCGCGCGCAACATGCCGGGGAACAAGTTGGTGCAGTAGTTCATCTCCTGTGGCTCTGCACCCTCCGGGGGGAGTGGTGGCGTTGCCCGTCCGCTCTCCCCGGTATGAAAGGATTCTCATGAAAGACGATACACGAAGGAAAATCTTTTGTAAGGCTCGCCAATTGGGGTTCTCTGTCAAGATGTCTGCCGCCGCCTTTGACCTTGCCGCCCGCGCCTTATGCCGAATGGCACAGAACGGGGATAGCGACATCCGGAAAGCGCTGGAACAGGAAGCCCCAGATATCGACGCGGCCACGGACTACGCGGCAGAAGTTTTGTGCCGTGCAACGTTGGATTGCTCTGAGGAGGTGAAATAGTCATGAAGCACACAGTAGATCTAGTAGTGCAGTGCGATACCGTGGGCGACCTTTTGGACGCGCTTGCACAAATCGCCAAAGACTCGCATACCAGCGACTTGCTTGACGCCTCGATTGACGGGCCGAACGGCGAGATATTCAACAGGTTCAAGATCGTTCGACGCACTTTGAGTGACAATTCCGAGGTGCTCGACTTTGAACTCATAGAAGAAGATCCCGGAGGTGATCCCGAAATCGTAACGTAGGCACAATACGGGGGCCGGACAGGGATTCCGGCCCATGGCGGCTTGCCCCACTTCCGGGTACGTTTCAAGATGCTCAAGTGCCGCTGGTAACTCAAACGGAGCACCGAAAAAACCTCTTGACATCGCAGCGCAAAACGGCTACGATATCACAGAGCAACAAAACACAGGAGCAAAACACCGATGCAGGTAAACACAAAAGAGTTCGCCGCCGAGGTCGATTTCGCGGCGAGATTTATCGACAAGAAAAGCACCGTCCCGATTCTGGGCAATGTCGCCCTGATTGCCGAACCCGGCAAGATCGGACTGGCTGCAACCGACCTGGAGACCGCAGGGATCACCAGCGTCAAAACCAAAGGCAAAGGCGAGTGGTCCGTCTGTACCCCGGCTGGACTGCTGCTCAAGTATTTGCGGAAAGTCGAAGAGGAGTCCGTCGAACTGAACGCCAACGGCCCAATCCTGGAGATCACCCACGGACACGGCGGGAAAGTGACGATCAACGGGATGTCCACGGAGTCATACCCGGAGTTGCCAGCACCCAAAGCAACCGTCCAGTTGAAGAACCTGGCTTTCGCCTTACCCCGCGTGATGTTCGCCATCTCTGCGGAGGAGTCCCGGTTTACGCTGAACGGGGCACTCATGGAGATCGGCGAAGCCGGTTCCCGGATGGTTGCCACGGACGGCCACCGGTTATCGCTGGTCGATCTGGACTGCGAACCGAAGGACAAGCTCAGGACGCTGATCCCGAAGAAAGCACTGTTCGAGGTCAACCGGCTCGTCAAAGAGAACACCACGGTCTGGTTTGGGATGGATGACAACCACCAGATTTTCATAACCGGGAAACGGGCGATTGTCTCGAAAAAACTGACCGGGAATTTCCCTGACTGGCAGAGAGTGATCCCGAACAACCCGCCTCACAAGATCGACATCCCGGTGCAGGCTCTTTCCAAGATCTTGGACCGGGTGGTCATATTCGCAGATGTCCGGGCCAAAGCAGTTAGGTTCTCGCTTCAGAAGGGCTGCTTGACGGTTTCGGCCATGGCCGTCGAGGTTGGTAACGCCTCCGGCCAAATCCCGGTCGCATGGGGCGGTGAATCCATGGAGTTTGAATTCCATCAGCCCTATATACAGGACATCCTGAAGCTGTGCGCCACCCCGAACACCGAGTGGCAGTTCACCGAGCCAAAGAATGCCTCGCTGTTCAGCATGGATGGCTGGGTGGGGGTAGTTATGCCGATGCGTTTGTAGTAGTGCAACGTTGGACAAAGGAGAGCAATACGTGAACGAACAAACGACCGCGCTGGTCCCTCAACAGGACATGAGCGCATTCACGGAATATAACCGTGATCAAATCGAACTCGTCAAAGCCACAGTTTGTCGTGGCGCAACCGACGATCAGTTGAAGCTGTTTCTAACGGTGTGCAAACGGACTCAGTTGGACCCGTTTGTGCATCAAATCTATGCCATCCAGCGAAAGAGCCGGGACGCATCCGGAAACTGGGTGCAGAATATGACAATCCAGACCGGCATCGACGGGCTTCGCCTAGTAGCCCAACGTTCCGGCGAGTACCAAGGGCAGGAAGGCCCTTTCTGGTGCGGAGACGACGGCGTATGGAAGGATGTATGGCTATCTCCAGATCCTCCCGCTGCCGCAAAGGTGGCCGTCTACCGCAAGGGATTCGTCAAACCAGTCTGGGGCGTGGCCCGATTCTGGGAATACGCTCAAACGACCTCCAAGGACGGTAAGAAGTTCCTGACCGGACTTTGGAAAACGATGTACAGCAACCAATTGGCCAAGTGCTCCGAGGCCCTAGCACTCCGCAAAGCATTCCCCAATGAAAGCTCTGGCCTCTATATCCGGGAAGAAATGGATCAAGCTGGGCCTTCCACGATGGATGAACCTACCGCCGATGACCAGCGCCGGGTGGATAAGGTTGCCGACGATATGGGGGGCTACAAGGTCGGGCTGAAGGCCGTCCCGAAGACCGGACCGGCCCCGGAGCCGCAACCCGATCCGGTGAAGACGGTCGAGGTGAGGGCCGAAGCGCCAGATCCTGCCCCGGAGCCCGTCAAGGATGAACCGAAGCCCGATCCGGTGATCGAGTTCTGGGTGTGCTCTATCTCCAAGAAGTCCGGTAAAGACGTGCCTACGCCGGTTGAAGGGGAAGTACCCCAGAATCGACAGGACACGGCCACACTACGCGCCCGGTCTTTGTGCAACGAGAAGGGCGTGACGTTCGTAGTAATCAAAACCCAGGACGGGAAGTTCGTCGATACGGTGTCGATCTGCAATCCCCTGTCTAAGCCCGCTCCGGCCCCTGCTGCTGCCCCGGCACCGGCTCCGGCCCCAACACCCAAGCCGGTGGCTACCGGCGATCCCAAGGCCGCTGCGGAGACGATCAAGGCCCGGTTTAACGAGTTCGCGGCCCTGCTGGACCTGCCGGGTAAGACGGCCATTACGCGGTTCAAGGCGTTCGTGGCCGGTTACATGGGGATTAACCTGAAGGATCTCCCCAACAGCCCCCTGGAATGGCTGGAAGCTGTCGAGGAACTGGGGTATAGCCTGGGATACGACCCGAACGAGTTCCGTTCCGGCCCGGAGTCTGCCGGCAAGCTGGCTCACCAGCGCCGGTTAGAGATTATGGGGTACATCCAGAAAGAATGGAAGGACAGCCAGACTCAGACCTTGGCTCTGGAGGTGGCCCGTAAGTACGGATATAGGGTCAGTGACTTCCAGAAGTGGGCTGAGTTCATTGGGCTGGAGCCCAAACTAGCAGAGGATGGTGCCTATCACTCTCTGTCTACCAAAGATGCCAACGCTTTCCTCCGGGCCTTCAAAGTCACCCGCGAGGCCGGTATCCTGCCAAAACTGGCGAAGGATCACAACCTGGAGGTCTCCGCGATCATCGATCAGATCGAACAGCGCGGCCTGAAATGCAAGCTGGAGGAGTCCACGCCGGGCGACGTGGAGAACGCCATCAAGGGGTTCACGCTGGCCGTCAGGGAGGAAGCGAAAGCCGCCGCCGCCCCTACTCCGGTCTCGCCCTCAGCCCCAGTGAACGAGCCTTCTGGGACCGAGCCGCCAGCAGCCGAGGGTGGACCCGAAGCAGACGGATCTGGCGAGGAATCGGACGAAGGGCAAGATAACATCTTTGCGAGTCTGTTCTGAGGAGATACATCATGGGAAACAACGCAGCGTTTACAAGTTTTGAAGCGTCGGTAATCGCCGTCTACAACAGGGGCGTTCTCGACAAGGAACTGCTCGATGCTCTGGCCGCTCCCTACGAGGGCATGGACATCGACCGGGGCGGCATGGAAGGCACGCTTACCAAGGACGGCCTGGACATCGACGGGGTGATCTGCAAGGTGTACGGCATCGTGCTGGCACCGTATCCTGACATCCCGAAGGACTGGCGCGAACAGACACCCGAGCAGCAGGACCTCAACGATGAATGGGTGGAAGCCAAGTACGAGGCCATCCACAAGATCCAAGAGAAGTGGGGCTGGGGGTAGGCCGTGTCCAACGTTGAACTAACGTACAACGCCGAGAAGCACGAATACCGAATCGGGGGCCGAAAGGCCCCCGGCATAACGACCGTGCTTTCGGCCATGTCGTACTATCCCTCTCAGGGGCACTACACGGATGAGAGCCGCAGGCGTGGAACGGCAGTACACCACGCCTGCTACCTCCTGGACGAGCACTGCCCCCAGGCAACCACGGTCGATGAGGCCCTGGAAGTCCTGGACCTGGACGACCGCCTGATCCCCTACATGCAGGGGTACTTGGCTTGGAAACGGGAGAGCGGGTTCATCCCTCAGAGGCATGAGTTTCAGGTTTGCTCTGCCAAGCTGAACATCGCGGCCACACCGGACCTGTACGGGATATTCCCCGGACCATGCGGAGGTGTGGTTGAACTGAAGACTTGGAAAGCCGCCCCGCCGAAGTGCCAGCGATCCGCTGAACTCCAGACCGCCGCGCAAGCCTTGATGATCGAAGAATACCTGGGGCTCCCGGTCGAGCGCCGGGTGGTGGTGGCGTTGACCGGGAACCCGGATCACCCACACCGGGCTTACGTCTGTGACCGGCCCGGAGACAAGAACATCGTAGCGTTCCTGGCACACGTGTTCTGGGACCGCGTTAACTCCCGGTTGCTGGAATGGACCGGGGAGGAAGAGGAGGATGAAGAATGATATCTGATAGAAGAAACTTAAATGTCGTTCCATCAGAGTTGCCCTGCGGGGCGCACCTACTGGCCGTGGCCTACGGGACAGGTAAGGACGACTACCTAGCGGTAGTTCTTGGGTTCATCCCCGCCGAAGAAGGGATGCGGGAGAAGTGGGTGACCTGGATTTGGAACTCCGACCCCGGTTGTTTCGGGTTTGGGGATGGCCACTATATGAACCTGGGAGAAACTGGCTGGGCAAACTTTTGCGAGCGATCCAAGGAGTTCGTGCTGAAGGCAATTCTCTGGGACGAAGTTGGGCTGTTAAGGGGGACGGGTGTATGAACGAAGAACGAGACTTCACGCTTGAGGAATTGCGTGATTTGAAGATCGCAGTAACACGGGCTATGGACACAACGCGCCCAAGCGAAACTGAGTTGTACGACCGATTTGAGGCGCTATACCAGAAGCTAAGAAATCTGGGGGCCTGAATTATGAGGACCGAGAAGCAGGTTTTGACCCCCATGACCGTAACCGAATGGCGGGCGGAGGCCGTAAGGCGTTTCGGCCCTGATCCGATGAATTGGCGCTTCATCTGTCCAGTCTGTCACCACGTAGCTTCGGTGTCCGACTGGAAGAACGCCGGTGCCACAGAGGGTGAGGCTGCCTTCTCTTGCGTCGGGCGGCGCACTGGAGGCCGTCAGGCATTTGAAGAGAAAGGTGTCGGCCCATGCAACTACGCTGGAGGAGGGCTCTTTCGGCTCAACCCCCAACCCGTCATTAACGAAGATGGAAAGACACATCACGTGTTTGCCTTCGAACCGGAAGAAGAGGAGGCCGAAGAATGATCACCGAGAATCACACGTGCGAAGAGAGGGTCTTCCGTAATTGGAGAGAGCATACCTGCGGGATAACCGCCCGGTTTGAGCACGGAGGAAGGGATTGTGCTTCGCCCGCGCGGATTCGGCCAAGTCAGTATTCGTACCGGCTCTGGCCTGACAATAACAACCGACACGAAAGACTTGGAGGTTATCCCTGAGGACCTAAGCCAACAGCACTTGGTCCTCAGGAAATCACCGAACGAAGTAATTCCATTCAACCTTGCGGCACACGAGTTTCAATCCACGCCCGGACATCCGGGCGAACTACAGACTGATTGTACCACAACAAAGGAGCGTAAAAACACGTTATGACACCGACTGAGGTAATCCCCTTCGATCTTGTCGCTCATGAGAAGGCCGCAGTCCGGCTGACGGAAGGCACCAACATGTCAGCCTTACAGGCTACTGCCAAGAGCTTGCAGGTCACCGACGAAGAATCCAACGTGGAGTGCCTGGGACTCAGGAACGCCTGCGCCACAATCGAGAAGCGAATCACCGACTACTGGGCTCCGCTGGCCGACATGGCAAACAAGCTCCACAAAGCCATCACCGGCAAACGCGGGCAGATGACCAAACCGTGGACCGATCTCAAGGACGCCTTCACCAGCAAGAGCGAGAAGTTCATCATGGATCAACGCGCCGCCAAGCGCCGGGAAGAGGAAGCTCTCGCCCGGATCGAAGCTCAGCGCAAACGGGAACTGGAACAGGAAGCCGACGCACTGCTGTCACGCGGCTACGTGGAAGCGGCCCAAGCCAAGATCCAGCAGGCCGAGATCACGGACATGCCAACCCTGCCGGATGCCGTAGGAAAGATCGAGGGCTCCCGGATCGGCACGACCTGGAAGGCGGAAGGCGCGGACCTGATCGGCACCATGCGGGCGATTGTGGCCGGGCAGATCCCGATCCTGTGGGACAACGGCAAGGGTGAGCAGGAGCCGATCCTGGTCTACAACCAGCAGGTGCTCAACGCCATTGCCAAGCGGTCTCAGGGCAGTCTCAAGATCCCCGGCGTGAAGTTCATCGAGGGAGTTCGGATCGGCGCAGCGCGTCTAGGATAACAGGAGAATAACCATGGAAAACAGAACAGCACTCGAATCAAGCAATCTGCATAGCGCCGGATGGGAATCCGGCATTCTCGAAGTCGCGTTCCGAGACAAAACCGGGGCTGTCCGGGCCGTGTGGCAGTACTCGGCACCCAAGGAAGCCTACGACGGCCTGATTGCCGCCGAAAGTTCCGGGAAATACTTCAACTCTTCCATCAAGGGCGTCTTCGACGGACACCGGGTTGACTAGCCATGTCCAACGTTGCACTGACCATACAGGAGCGGATCAATCTGGTCCGCTCCGCGATTGAGAAAATCCGGGATGCTGAAGCCCAGTTGAAGGAGTTCGGTTGTACGAGTTCCGAGAAGCCTTTCTTCGATCTGGTTAAGCGAGCTGAGGCTAGGGGCCGTCTCGAAGCCGCCCGATACAATTGGCGCGGACAATGGTCCAACGTCGAAGTCATCTTGCAGGAAGGTCTGAGAGAGGAGCTGCGGTAAGTGGGGCTGCGACCGTATCAGCAGGAGGCAATCCAGAGCATACAGGACGAGTTCTCCCATGGGATCTCCCGGCAACTGGTCGTGATGGCCACGGGATTGGGAAAGACGGTCGTAGCTGCCCACGTTCCGCACTTCATGCCGAAACGTAAGCGGGGAATGTTCATCGTACACCGGAACGAACTTTGCCTACAGGCCCAACGTCAGTTTGAGAAACACAATCCCGAACTGAAGGTCGGAGTGGAACGAGCGGAATACCGAGCCGGTGATGCCGACATTGTGATCGCCTCTGTCCAGACCATCGGCAAGATGAACGGAGACGGCAAACCCGGTGACCGGCTCAAGCAGTTCCGGCCCGATGATTTCTCGTGGGTCATCTGTGATGAAGTTCACCACGGGACCTCGGACACGTACCGGGCGATCTTCCGGCACATGCGGGTTCTGAAGGGGGAGCCGGACTGTAACGAATTCAAGCTGTTCTGCGGCATAACCGCGACTCCAAACCGTTCAGATTCGATAGGGTTGGAGTGCCTGTTCGACAAGATAACCGTAGTCAACGACATCCGATTCGGAGTCCGGGAAGGCTGGTTGTCTCGTATTCATTGCAACGTAGTGGAGACGGAAATAGATCTCAGCCGCGTTCACATTACTGCCGGGGACTTCAACGCGGCGGAACTCAGCGCAACCGTGGATACTCCCACCAGGAATGAACTGATCGCGCAAGAGTACTTGAAGAACCGGCCAGACGGGCCATCGTTCTTCTTTGTTGTCGATATAAACCACGCCCATAATCTCTCGGAAGTCTTACGCGGGCACGGGATACGCACCTATGCCATCTCTGGGAAGACTCCGGAAGATGAGTGCCGCCGCTTCATGAAGATGATCAATGAGGGATCGATAGACGGGCTGGCCTCCGCAGGTAAGTTGAACGAGGGCGTTGACGCTCCCAGGGTTTGCGCAGCTTGGATGTGCAGGCCGACAAAGAGCCAACTCCTCTATCAGCAGATGGTGGGCCGAGTTTTGAGGCCATTCCCCAGTCCGGAAGACCTACAGGCGTTGTCCAACGTTGGACAGGCCCCGGCATGGGTCAAGCCCTTTGCGTCCATCACGGACTTCGTAGACATCTGCGGGAGGCACAGCTTATGCACAACCCCGACTCTGTTCAGCCTTCGGCACAAGTTTGACGCGAAGCGCAAGGATATCATCGAAGCCGTTGAAGAGATCGAGGCGTTGGAGGCCGAGCACCCCGGTCTGGACTTGCGGAGCGCCCCGAACCTGGACGCGATCAAGACCTCGCTGCACCGGCTGGATCTTCTTGCTACCCCAACCACTCCGCCCGAGCTTCGCAAGATCAGCAAGTTCGTATGGCTGAAAGAGCAGGAAGATTCTTTCCACCTGGGGCTTATGGATGGGGCGCTTTTATCAGTGCGCGTGAACACCCTTGGCCAGTGGGATGTCTACCGCCACATGAAGGGTATCCGGACCAAACTCTGGGTGGCACACGATCTCAAGGAGGCCGTGCAGAAGGCCGAAGAGGAGATCCCCTCAAGGGAGGCTCGAATCCTCTCTGCCGAAGCTGGCTGGCGTCGAGAGGGGCCTACCGAAAAACAAGCGGCACGATTGATTATGCGGGACCACAAGCTCCGTCAGGAGTTCGGTAACTCCGAAAATCTGTACGCTTTCCTGTGTGACCGGTTTGAGCATGGAGATCTATCCGCGTCACGCGGAAATATATCCGCCCGCATCTCGTCACTTGAGGAAGCAAGACGTTAGAACCCTGAACACGGCCGGTGGCGTTACGCCCGGCCACTGAAAGGAGAATCATGGAACGTGTAGAGGTAACAAACGGATTTTTGGGGATCTGCCACATGCAGGTTTGTGCGGTGGCCGATGCTACCGACGATGAAATCCTGGAGGTGTGCGACTCGCGTAACCCCTCAGGAACATCGAACGGATGGTGCCACGTAATCAGAGAATCGGAACATCCGAACATGCAGCCGGTAGCCTGCAAGGAACACCCGGAGCGAAAGCATTTCCTGGTGGCCTGCTAATGACCGAGGCCTTGCAATCCCTCACCGCCCGGGCCATCGACCACTGGCCCGGCATACTGGTGCCCATCGTTCTGTTGGGCTTCATTGGGATGGTATGGACGGCTACGGTGTGGGCATTCAGGAGAAAACAACGATGACATACGAATTTCGCAGTAACGGACGGCCCGAGATCGAGCACTTCGACACCAAGGTCAGGAGTTTGACGATTGATGGATAAAATAACCCCGCTGTGGCGGTCTTACGAATATGGCTTGCGGAATGGTTGGGGACAGCACCCGACTAAGGGCGCTGCGCTGCTGGACTCCGCCGCGCGCTCCCTGGTGGACGGCGAACCGGTCCTGGCGACTCCTAAGGAGATTTCCGAGGCCCTGGGAACCAATCCGTCGATTATGGGTATGTGCCCATTCTGTGGCGCACATCCGCTGACTCCCTTTTGTGGCCCGAGATGCCGTGCGGAGCATTCTCCCGATTGCGAGGCACTGGAGGGAAGCCATCAGTGGGTGAAGGACAGGGAGGCCGCTTGTGGCCTGTAGAATATGCGGTCGAGGAGCGTGTACCGAATCCTTCCATTCGATCCAAGATCAGGAAGAGTGGCAAACGAAGACGGGCCGGTATGCCCCCGAAGATACAGAGGATACCCAGCACCGCGAGCAGGACGCCGCTGCGATTCTGGTAGAGCGGGCGGAGGAAATCGGAGAGAATCGGTGAGGCTACCTCACCACTCCCCGTTACCGTGTTACCGTGCCGCTCCCGAACACGGGCCGGTAGGTCACGACGCCAGAGACCCCCATCAGGATCGCGGCCTCTCCTGCCCGGAGCGAGACGCTCGTCACCGGAGCGCCCAGAGTTCCGTCCGCGCTCAGAAGCTGGTACGTGCCCCCCAAGGCGATGGCCTGCGATGGCGTATCCAGTTCGGCCTCCAGGTGCAGGCTGCCCCGAAACGGCCTCATTAACACGATGCCATTCGTGAAATCCCGCCGCCATACGTTCGGGCATCCGCCGGTTGAGCAATCTCCAAGAGGAGAGTGCCCAGAGATCGCGCTGCCGTACAACCAGGGCGTCCCCCCGGTTTCATCAGCCGCACGAACGCCGGCCCTGTACCCTGCAGTGTTTGGAACACCCAGATCCACGCCCATAGCTGGAAACCAGGTGGTCCAACCCCATACGTTCGCCACGGACGGACTTGTAATGGCAGCCAAGTGCTGAGACTGAATGCAGCTTGCCGCCGCGCCAGCGAGGTACGAATTGTAGATCGGGCTTGTGGTGCTGAAAATCTTCCAGTCAGAACTGCGGATCGTGCTCACTGTTGGCTGATGTCCCGTCGTGTCCAGGGTGCCCGTGATCCAATACGCGGTCACTCCCCCTATCGAGGTAGTGGCCCAGTCGCCGGGTGGGGTGAATGTGATTGTCCCCGAGTTGTGGAGGACGTTCGTGCCGTCTGCCACTGTCAGTGCCACCTGAGCCGAACCATTCCAATAAGTCCAAGTGAGATACGCGCCACCTGACGGATCAACCACGCCGAAAGACAGGTGGCTGAACGGTGTAGAATACCCGGCCTGAATCGTGGCAGTCGGGTACGAACCCAAGAGCATGGTGGGTGATCCACCCCACGCCTGCAAAGAAACATCCCCTCCGAGGACCCGAACATAGCCAGGAGCCGATGCTTTTACCACATCCCCCGACGGTCCCAACTGCATCACTATCCCATTTGCCTCAAACACGCTCCCCACACAAGTATCGACACTCATCAAGCTGATCGCCTTGGCGCCGGATGACGTATCTGCTGGAATAGGGGACGCCAAAGTGGTAGGCGTGTCGTATGTGTCCACTTGATCCGTGACTAAATAGTACCCGACAATCTCTTGCCCACCGTGATACATGTACCCCGTGTTGCTGTTGGTCCCCATATAGTGCATGGCCAGGGTGAGCATAGGTGTGCGGTTCGCTCGGTCCACAAAATGCCAAGTCGCCATCGAACCATTTCCCGGACTCCAACTTGATGCCGCGTTGAGGGAACTGGTGTCATAGAATGCCGTGTATACCTTGACGTTGTTCGGGTTGTTCGCCGTCAAAAAGTCGTCGTAGTTAACACAGCAGGCCCCCCCAAACGTGTAATCCGGGAAAGGATTCCGGGTGGCTGCCGCCGAGTAATAGTTGCCCGGCATGATCGCGGTTTCGAGCAGGTTCGCATCTCCGATCGGGTAGCCTCCCAAGAGCAAGGTCTGTCCATTGTTCGTGACCCAGAAGTTAGAGCCATGCTCAGACTTGAGGCGGGCAATCAATTCGGTGTGGAGCGCCCCCCACGCAGGCAACCAACCCTCGGTGTGATTGTAGTCCAGCGAGGCATCGGCATTCGAGGGCAGATTCGTCGCATCGTCATAAAACACGGCGTCGTAATTGTCGGTTGGGTTGAGGGCTGAATCTACTATGTCTGCAAGCGCCCGTCCCCAAGTCCGAATGCCGCTTTGAACATCGGACGGATTGCCGTACATGTTATTGCCGCCAGCTGTGGCGCGAGCCTGATATTGGAACTTGGCGGAAGCGGTTCCCGGTGGCGTCGGGTTGTACTCTAGGCGCGTTCCCACGTTAATCCGATTCGCGTCTGTTGCGTTCCATCCCCTGAAGGTATTGCCTGCCGACGAGACTGCCCAATCGTCACCCTTCACGGTGGAGTATATCGGAGAAACCGATGCACCGCTCACTACGATCTGCACCCAGTATTTCAGGTGAGTGGTCGTAATTGGGAATGGAGTCGTCACGTTCACCGTGAGAGTTTTCTGCGCCCAGTCCGACGGCGGATACCAGTATACCTTGCCAGAGGTCGTCAACCCCGAAGTTCCATCCGAGAGGTGACTCGATAGCGCGGTCCATGCTGAACCGTTCCAGTAATTGTAGGCCACCGTCCCACCCGTCCGGGCGGTTGTAATGGCAAAGTTCATCTGGTCGAACGGCTCCTGATAGCCAACGTATAAGGTGCTGGCTACGGTCGTGGTCGGAGAACCGAACCAGCTTCCATTCGTCACGTCGGCGTAAGCGCCGCTCGAATACGTGAACACGCCGCCGTCGTAATTTCCCCCACCCAGGTAGGGCTCGAAAGCGTCGAACCGAGTCATGTCTGATGTATACGCGGTAAGGGCTGAATCCACGTTGGCGTGGAGGTACATGTTCTCCAGTACGAATCCGTTAGTTATCGCTGTGTCTTGCGCCAAGTATCCAACCTCGGCGGTGAAGTCTGGCATGTCCTTATAAGTCGAGTAGTACGTCTTCGTGAGATTCCCGCCATGCGCATCTCCAGTACCGCCGCCACCGAGAACCCAGTCGAAACGGCTGCCCAACCAGGTGTTGATTGTGCTCCAGAGCCCTGGCGGAGTGGTGTACTGGCCGTAGTCTACTATGGCCGTTGAGAGGTGTGGGAAATGGGGCGTGTGGGCTGCCACCGTCATCGGCGCAACCGTGAAAGGAGACGAGTAGCCGGAAGTCCCTCCGGCGGCGGTAACGTCCATCTTCCACGATCCAGCCGTAAGGGATTGACTGTTGACGGTCAAGAGCGTCGAACTGTTGACGGTCACGCTGGAAGCTGCCGTGCAAGCTCCGCCTCCAGTCGGACAAAAGTTGACGCCCACGGGGGCAATAAAGGTGGTCCCTATGATGGAAGCGTTGAACGGAACCGACGGCCATGGAGATCCAGCCGATAGCGTATAGCCGCTCAGTGTAGGCGCGGCCGGCGCGACGTAGGGCTTGAACGCCGCGATCAAAGCTGCCGATGCGTTCGTGGTCGGAGAGAGCGCCCACGTCGGATTGCGTGCGGTGGCCGTCGCTTGGATCTCATAAGCGAGACCCACTGAGTTGTTCGTGCCATTCGAGGAGGCCACATGCTGCGCGTAGTTGGAACTGAAAGGAGAATCTACACCGCTGATGTCGATGCTCTGGTACGTGCCTCCTACCGTTATCAGCAGTTCCCCGTTTCCGGCTGGCGTGAGCGTTCCAGGCTGGAGTGTTGCTCCTGTATCCTGGCCGCCGCCCGTAATCGCGTCCAACACCAGACTTGATGCCGTACCCGAAAATGCGGTCACAGCAAAACTCATGTAGGCACCATAGGTTGTGAACGTGTGGCCCGTTCCCACGCTCGTCGGAATGCTGTACCAGAGCGTCGCGTTCGCTGCCATCCCTGGTGCATGATAAGTTCCCGCGCAGGTCCATCCGTTACTCTTCGAATCGGCTACACCGTAGCTGCAATTTCCACCCGTGGTGTAGTTGGATAGACCAATGACCAGCAGGGTGGCTCCAGTGGTGTCAATTGCAGACGTGGTAGTCGTCGCAAGGTTGCTCGGGTTCGCCACACTCGTGCTGGCCACGGGAGCGATCTGCCCCCACGCCGGAGCGCAGAGCAAGAGGATGAGCAGGGGCCTCATTGCACCTTCACTCCCTTGCAGAGGATGCACTGCTTTATAGGCGACGCGCCGGCCCCTTCCGTGATCTGGTAGACGTGCGCTCCGTATGCGCCGAATGAATCCGTGAACGTGGAACCACTTGGCGTGATCGTGCGGCTCTCGTTGTAGACTGTCACGGTCGAAATCGGAGCGTGCCAGGTGAATGTCGGGGCCACTGTCCCGCTGGTGGTGTTGCTGGCGATCAAGGTCGGAGTCGCCCCGGACTTTACGCGCGTGTGGACGGTGGCCGTATCGTTGCTAGTCAGTTTGGTATTGTCATCCAACGCGGCGAGAGGAGTGGCTAAACCATCGATCTCTCCTATGACGTTCTTCAAATTGGTCCAGTTTGCAATCCATGTTGCATTTTGTAGACTTCGAACGGTTCCATCGAACGATCCAGAGAAGGCCGATGAGTTCACGGGTATAGTGAATGTATTGGCATCTATGACCGTAGGCCGGTAGCTCTGATCGTTCATGGCAGACCAGCTACCAGTCGCGCCGTAAGTATAGACGTAGCTAAAATCAGCAGTCAATCCGTGCCCAGGGATAGTAAACGTCGTTACCGCTCCCTTGGTCACAGTGTCTAGTGCTGCATTCGTATCATCGACAGGCGTCCCCGTCCCAAACACTAAGTGCCCGTTGAATGTACCAGCGAAACCGGTAGAGTTTACTGGAACGGTGATATTGGATGAACTAGACGTAGCGGTAATCGTCTGCGCTCCATTCAGCGCAGTCCAATCTCCCGTAGCCCCGGTGATTGTGGCGCTGCACGTCCCCCCGCACTGCGGATGCCAAGGCGAAATAATAGTCGTTGGAGACCCAGGAGTCACAGACGTAATACCGCCTAGTTCCGTAAAGATAGAACTCAACTGCCCCGCAGACCAGTACATCAATCCATTGGCTCCGTCTGCTACTGCCATGTAGCTCATATCTCGCAGTTCGGCCTGTGTGGGCCATCTAATAGTTCCAGTAAACTGGAAGTACTGAATAACAGTCATTACTGGGCGTGATGATTGAACCGCTGACATTGCAGCAGTTGTCCATGTGCTCACTTCGTTGAGTGGGTAGCCAGATCCTTCGGCTCCAAACAGGGGGTACGGATCGGTAGCCAAAATATCCACGGTATCTCTCCACAGGGGTAGAGAGGAGTCCCCCAACTGAGCTCCGAGTATGGCCGCTCCTGGTGCCAACCTATCAGTGCGGGCCTTCGTCGCAAACGTGGTGGCTGCCACCGATGCGGCGCATTCGTCTGTACGATAGATTCCCCAAAACCCAGGCATTGCCGCCCGCGCTTCTATCTCCGCGTCTGACCCGATGTACCAAAAAAAGCTCGAACCTGGGATGCTGGTGGTTACGCAGTTATCTGTTTCTATCCACCCCACACCACTACCGTAAGTCTGGAGAGCTGCAATGAATGGGGAGGCTGCCAAGTTTGCCAAGTCTCCCATCCAGTAATTCAAATAGAGATTCACTCCCGTGAGCCCAGACAACTCTATCGTGCTATTCAATTGGTTCAGGAAAAAGGATTCTGAGGTGCTGTACCCGCCCCCTGAGTCATACAACCCCAACATGAACGTCGGCACACCGTTTTTCAAAATTCTCTGATTCTGGTCTGCGCTTGTCTGGAATCCGGTGCGCGTGCTCCCTGGGTATTTGTAGATCGAGTAGTATGGATACTGATTGTTGGAACTTGCGTTTCCTCCACTGGAAGTCTGAGTCAACTGAAACGACACACGGTACTCAGTGGACTCCGAGAGTGCGGCCATGTCAAAGGTTGCCGTGGTGCTGGCTAACGCGGGCCACGATCCCGCCAGAACTGTGGTTCCATCCGCTGTCTTGATTGTGCCATCAACCGTGTAGTCAGAAAGCGTCAAGTCTGTTGGATACATCCCCTGTGATGGATTTGGGACCACACTGAAAGTTGTGATCTGTGATTGATCGTCAAACAGCATCCCCTTCCAATTCGGGTACTGCATGAAGACAGAGATCGGCCTCTGCTCTTGGGTAAGTACTACATCATCGAACCAAGCCGTTCCGCTGGTGCCATTGTAGGCTGCCTCAAGACTCACTTGGATCTGAGCCGCGCTGCCCAAGGATAACCCCGGAAGAAGTATCTCGGTCCAATCATTTGTCCCCGTTAACGCTGGCGAGGAAGTCCAGATCAATGCGTAAGGAAATGACGGAGGAGCAAATACGCTCACTCGCACTCCATTTCCCGTTATTGAGCTAGTCTTTACCCACACGCTCAAGTCATACACTCCTGCTGGCTGTGTGGAGATAGTCTGCTGAAGATTCACAACAGACCCGGAGAGGACCATCTTGGCGCTGTATGTACCAGTGTGTGCGTAATCACTAGCCACAGTAATGGCCCCCCCTCCGCCAGTCCAACCCGTGAAGTCCCCAGACTCTAATCCAGGATTGGATAGAAGGTTGGAGCTAGGAACTGCTGCGGGATAGGAAGACAGTCCGCCGGGAGTCTGTGCCAAAGCAGTGCTAGCAAGCGCCAGAAAACACAGTAATTGTTTCATAGTCATTGTCTCATGGTCAGGGGTGTATGGTTATGATAATCCCGCCACCAGTTACACTGCGATCTCCGGTCGCCGTTGCGGTATAAGCTGCCTTAGCTGATACCGCTGCGGTCTCCAACAGCACGTTTCCGGGATTAGTGGGGCTCCGTTGCTGAAAACTAATGGGCGAAGATTCTGGAGTAAAGTTTATGCACCACGGGTAATCTGGCTGGACCGCAGACAAAACCGCCACTAATGCTTCATTTGTGTAGCTGGTGGTTGCTGTGGTTCCAGTCGTGTACGTGGAAGTTGCCACAAAGGTGCTGGTGGCATACAAATCAACCGGCGATGCGGACGCCCCGCTATACTCTATGACGTTTGTTATGTAGTTTGAGTTTGTGCCGCTACAGAAAATAGACACCGTAGTAGCCCCAGTAGTTGCTACGCTTGCCCACCACGCGGCGGTCTCAGTGACGCCGGAAGTGTCCAGGTAGTCAACAATCAAATGCCAAGTCACAGCATTCGGCGTATTTGAAACCGTAAAACTAGAGCAGGTCGAGCTTGTGACGGCTCCGAAGACAAATAGTTTATAGCCGGCAGTGGGCGAGTAGCTAACGCTATCGCTGTAAGCCGACACGGAATGTGATGCGCTTCCCACGTAGGCTGGAGCTGCTGAATCGGCCGCCGTCTGATACATCCCCGGCCCCGGAAACGGGAACATCTGAAACATCGGCCCCAGGAGGGCGCGAAGCATTAGAGTTGCGATTGCGATTGTGCTGGTCATCGGGTTACACTCCAATTTAAGGTTACTGCTCCTGGAACGATGGCCGTTCCTGTTTTGTTTGCCAGGCGGAAATGCACGTAACCAGCGGTGGGCCACCAATACACAGCCAAGCCGTCTGTGGTCAGTGCTCCGTAGCCGGTGACCCCGCTAATGTCAGCATTTGGAGTGATGTAAATTGTGTCGGTTGAAACTACTCCGGTTGCAACCACATTCGTGGCCGTGTCTTGTGCGTTCAGCGCAATTGAGGTTGTGCGAAGCGCCTGCGCTCCAGCAGCGATCCTGATAGGGCTGTTCGGCATGATCCAATCTGTTCCGTTGTAGTAGAGCAGCACGGGCACGCTAGTTTGAAGTTCGCTTCCCAACAGAGCCGCTCCGTTGTGAAAGATCGGAACCGCGCCCCCTGAGTTGATCGCCAGCGTCATGGTTGAGGCGTTCACCGCGCCAGGAACGAACCAGATAAAATCCCCGGTGGCGAGCGTGAACGTGGGAGCTAGAGTACAGGTCTGGGCCGACGTGCTGGAAGACCCCGTGCAGGTCATCGGCACCGTGATGTTATGCGCTGTAGCTGCCACAGGAGCGCCATAGGCCCCAGTCCCAACAAGATTAGCCGAAGCGGGCACCGCAACCGCAGTAGGGGCAGCCGCGCCGCTGGTGTTGTTCAGCAGTTCGGTGGCGCTGGCCTGTGTTGCTAAATTCGTGAGCGGCACTGTCGGCGTGCAGGATGTACCGCTCGTGCAGGTTGTTCCGTAAACGCTCACGGTCGGATTCGACTTGTGAACCACGCCCGCGGGGGTGATGTAATCCACCCACTGGTTACTCGTGGCACTGGATTCGGGTGCCACCATCGTGCCGGTTAGAACGCTTGAGGCATTTAGGTACTGCGGCATGTGGGCCGTTGAATCCAGATAGACTGTCGGAACCGTAACCGTAGGAGCGGCCTCTTCCAGTCCCTGCAATAGCAGAGCCGTGCTCGATCCAGTGCTGAACCCTCCATCGGCCTCAATGATTCCGCTGACGTTGATGTTCCCTGTCTGCTGTGTGCCAGGAGCAGAGGATTGCAGGTTCACGCCAGCGACAGACCCTGTTGGCACTACGAACGCCGAACCGTTCCACGAACACATGGAATAGGTGGGTATCGTGCCGCCACCCGTTGGAGGACATGCCCCGGCTACGGTGGCATCCGTAAACAACATCGTGTCACCGGCAGACGGAGATCCGGGCTTGCTCCCGAAAACGCCACGATAAGTGAAGCCTGTGCCGTTCGTGCCCGCTGCACCGTTCGTTCCGTTCGTGCCATTGGTCCCGTTGCTGCCTGCCGCTCCAGTTGTGCCCATCGCGCCCGTCGTTCCGGTAGCGCCCTGTATGCCTTGGATTCCCTGAATACCTTGCGAACCTGTTGCGCCAGCCGCACCCTGTGGCCCAACCAACGACGTGCAGGTCCCTGGCCACGCCCCCGCCGCCTTGGGGCCGTACATGCAAGTGGTGTCGGTCTTCAGGTAGAAGTCCCCGTTGTTTCCCCCGGATGGCGCACCGGTCCCATTGAGGATCGAGTTTCCGTTGGTTCCGTTCGTTCCATTCCCGGCGATGACTTCCCAGGAATAACTTCCTGACCCAACTTGGGAGCACCCGTAGAGGCTGGCATTCGCCGCTTGGGTGTTTTTCCGGTAGTAGACCTTCCCTACGTCACTGATGGTTCCACAGCCGCCCGATGGGGCCCCCGTGCCACTTGTGATCCTCTGTGCCGTCGAAGTGAACTGCGCCAACACCGGGGTGGACAGGAACAGGATTGTTGCCAGTAAGCGTTTCATGGTCACCTCACAGGAGCCCGTACAAGTACTGAACGCCGTCCCCGGAATTGTCCAAATCAACGTAGACGGTCCTCAGGTCGTAATCATGAACCGGCCATGCGACACTCGCATCTCCGGGGTGGATCGGGCATCCGGAGCCGGAAGGGATCGCCCCGGAATCAGCAGCATTGGGGACCCCGCCGATCCGGACTTCTCCGACGTTCGCTACCCCGCCTACAACACGGGGAAAGAACGTGATCCATGTTGCCGGGACGGGATTCAGACCCGAGGCTAAAGGAACGGCGGTTCCAGGGGTGGTGGAAGTTTTGAAGCCGTGATACAGTGCGGCCATAGGTATACCTCACCCCGATGCTACACCTTATTTAGCTTGATTTCAAGTGCTTGAGCGGGTAATTCTGTCAGGCTGCGGCTGCGGAGTCCAACGTTGCACAAGCCAACGCCGACTCGGTGTCTTCCCGCTTCTGCTCAGGATCGAACGGGACGGACAGGGCTTCGGCCAGGAGAGTGATCTCGTCCTCGTCGTAGTCGAGTTTTCGTAGCCAGTGCCGATCCATACAAACTACCATCTTGACTACTAGGATATACCCACGATCATGTGGTTGTCAAGGGGTTTGTGGCGGGAGGGTATTCCGGGAGCGGGTGGCATAAGTCTGGGATCGGCCCATTATGCTCACCCGCCCTATTACACCTACTTGCGTTACGTCGCGTGAGGTTATCGAACCGGGGTACGGATCATCGCTCGTGTCGAGGGCCACTACCGTTTCGCAAGGGCGCAGAGCCGTGAGGACGCGCTTGCCCGCTAACAGGGGGACTCCAAAACCGTAGCTCCCCAGATACCCCAGCAAGTACGATTCTACGGCAACCCCGGTTTTATGTCAAGAGTTTTTTCGCTTGACAGCGGAAACCGGGCGGGTGTAGTATCGAAGTGTCTGCCGGTCGCGCAAACCGGCAGACACTCTGGGTCCGGGACGGGTCAAGAGTTTCAGTGGGTCCAGCGGGGCGGCTCCATACGCCCCGCCCCCACAACCACATGGAGGTGGTTGACGATGCATTCTGACGCTTTGAAATCCTTCAGGGTTGACCTTTCTGAAGATCGACTCGAATCCCTCTTTGAAGAATTTCTCGTAATGTTCCTGGGGGAATGTAACGAGGAGCCCTCCTTCATTCTGTTCACTGATAAACACCGGCAGAAACTGATCGATCTTGTTGGTGAGGCATACACGACTTCCCGGCACTACAACCAAATAGCGGAGTGGTCAATTGCTTGGGAAAACGGTAAGGCCGATGCCGACCAGATACTCTCTGTTTATGTTTTCGACCACTGTAGAACCCTTGAACAGGCAGAGGAACACCTTCGGGAAATGAAGTCTCTCCCGTATGTGGAATTCCTTAAGACGGATTACTGGTCAATCGTGCGGCGGGCCGTCATACGGATGCACAACGGGAAATGCGGGGTTTGTCTGTCTTCCGACCATCTCCACGTTCATCATAAATCCTACGATCACCACGGGGAGGAGCATGAACATCTTGAGGATTTGATCCCATTATGCCGTTCGTGTCACGAAAAGTTTCACAATAAAGTCCCAACTCCCGGAGTATCTGCTCAATGAAAACCGATGACCCGGTGTTCAAGCTCCTCACGGAGTTTTGCGGGCAGAGTGCCCAGGTCACCATACCAAGGGCGCTCATCTCCCTTACGGGTGACTTGAAAACCGCGATGGTTCTTTCTCAGGTCGTCTATTGGTCTGGCAAGAAAGACCAGTCTGACGGTTGGTTCTATAAAACTTACGACCAATGGAATGAGGAATTAGCGCTTTCCAAGCATGAGGTTTCTAGGGCTGTTGATTGGCTTTCTAGTGAGGGATTAGTTGAGTTCGAAACCCGCAAGGAAGGTGGTGTCCCGAAGCTCCATTACCACTTTTCGATCTCCGGTTTCCGGAAGTGGATAGTTAAAAAAGGGGAAGTCGATAGTGAAAAAATCGGAGATCTGAACAGCGAAAAACCGGAAGTCCCTAATAAGGAACAGAAGAATACTCCAGAAGAGTACAAACAGAAGAATACAGAAGAACCTCCGCCGGAGGAAAACGGAACTATAACCGGAATTGAAAACCAAGAACCTTTTGACCGGGAGGCCCTTCCAAAACTTTTGTGTTCGCGGTTCAAGAGGCTGAGGGGGGTTCGGTCGTTTCCGAAAAGTTGCAGGGATCTCGTCCAACGTTGCACGGGCATTCTTAATTCGAACTGGTCCGAAGACCAAGTTCTATCTGTGTTCGAGGATTGGGAATCTGAGGAGTTCTGGAGATCCTTTACCATTGAGCATAAAGTGCATTCATTCTTCAAGTATACCGAGTCTCACTCCCCTCGCCAGAAGACCGAACTACTGGAGCCCCCCGGAGCATCCCCCCAGCCTGAGATCCCGGTGCTGGTTACGGCAACTCCAGTGGCCCCTGCGATTGATTTCCCGGCCCGGTGGAACGAGCTTGTACCAGCGCGGCCTACGGTTTGGAACCAAGCTCGGGATTCATGGCGCGGGGTGGGGGTGTTTTCAGACCCAGAATTTGCAGCCAAATTTGACGACTTGTGCCGCACATGCCAGAAGTTCATCACAGCCAAGCCGGATGCAGATTGGGTTCACTTCCGCTGGATGATCGGAGCCAAGGACGGACACCCGAACTGGCACCGGGTAGACAGTGACGAGTTCCATATCAGCGAGAAGCGCCACGGGTCCGGCATGACCGCTGAAGAGAAAGGCCAGATGACCCGTAATCTAGCCAAACAGATGGAGGAAGAGAATGAAACTCGAAAGAAAGCAGCCGCTCAGAAGTCTTGAGGACCGCACCACTGATGTCATGAAATCCATCGACAGTCTCTCTTGGATGCCGAAGTACCCGGAAAAACCTGAACACCTGAAACTCATCGCATCCTGTATCGCGTCATTCTGTGACACCGGGGAGATCAACTACACGGACTTCGACCCGGACGATCCGACGCAAACCAAACCCGGCCCGATGGCCTGGGGCTGGCAGAAGCCTCTCGATTGGACGGTTAAGCGGGTGGCCGAAACCTGCTACTCGTTCCCGCCTCCCATACGCTGGCGTCAGATCTACTGTGAGGGAACCCCGTTCTGGCCGGTGGACGGGAAGACGGCGAACAACCTTCTGGCGGTGATCGAGGCATGAAGACGGGCACCGAACAGAGCTTGCCTTGTAACGTAGACGCCGAGCGGGCCGTCCTTGGCTGTCTACTACTCGACGACTCGCTTGTCAAAGAGATCGACATCGGGCCGGATGCGTTCAGCCTGGATACTCACCGGAAGATCCTGAAGCATATCCTCAGCGTCTACGAGGAACAGAAACAGGTTGACTACATCACGGTGGCGAACTCCCTGGTCTCAACTGGAGAGATCGAGTCGGTTGGCGGGGTGAGTTACCTGACATCGCTAACAGAGGGATTGCCGGAACATACGCGCATTACCGGATATCTCGGAATCGTCAAAGAGAAAGCCGCTCTTCGACGGCTGGTATTTCTGGGAGAGCATCTTGTCAACACTTCACTGGCTCAAGAGTTCACGTCTCTGAAGATTGTCCACGACCTCGAAAAAGCCATCACCAAGATGGAGATAGGCGCGGAGAAGTCTTCATTCCAGAGCCTCGCGGATATTGTGGAGTCCTACGGAGGCCGGAAAGAATTCATCTCCCATGCGGTTGACCCCGGTGTCAGCTTCGGGTTTCCTCAGTGGGACAACCTGCTGGTTGGGTTGCAGCCGGAATGCCAGTACATCATAGCTGGACGCACCAGTTCCGGGAAGTCTGCTCTGGCCGGGAACGTCGCGGTCAGCCTCGCCAAACGAGGCATCCCGGTCGCCATCCTGGGGCTGGAAATGGGACGAGGGATCACGCTGGCCAGAATGCTTTGCTCGCAGGCTCAGGCCCCGATCAAGTACTACTTGCGGCAGGAACTCACAGCTACCCAGATGATGTACGTCGATCACGCCATGGAGGAAATACTGGGGCTCCCGATCTACATTGACGATGATCCACACTTGACCATCACAGACATGGCCCACAAGATCAACCGGATTGTGGCAGAGAAGAAAGTCCGCGTGGTGTTCTTAGACCACGTACACCGAGTCAACTGGCAAGGCGACAAAGACCTAAAGATCCGAAATGAGTACGAGGGGATCACTACCGCAAGTTGGACATGCTGCCTACTGGCTCGACAGAACAAGATCTCAACGGTGGTTCTGTGCCAGTTGAATCGGCCACCTGACAAACGCAAGGACGATGCCCCGCCGACACTCAACGATCTTCGGTCCACGGGGGCTCTTGAGTTCGATGCCACCGGGGTTCTGATGCTCCACCGTCCCGAACTCTACGACAAGACCAAGACTGATTATAAGGGGATTGCGGAAGCATACGTCCGTAAGTCTAGGAACGGAGAACTCGGGATGGTGAGGATGAAGTTCAAGGGCTACTGCGTTACGTTTGAAGAAGACGAGCCGGGACTGGTGCCACCGGAAGAGGAGCACACGACATGACGCCGAGTACAACGTTGGACAAAGGCAAACGGGACACTTGCAAGGGCTGCGGTGCTACCATCTGGTGGCGTCCGTGGCCGACAACCGGGAAGATGCACCCGTTCAATGAGAACGGGACTTCGCATTTCGGGACATGCCCGAATGCTTCCCAATTTCGGAAACCGAGGGTAAAGGCATGACCCACATGCCCGCAGCACGCGCTCACCGACTGGTGGAGAAGCTACCCACCGGATTTCGGATCTATCCAGAGAAAAGCAGTGAGTATTTCTGGGTCTGGGTCTACCCGACGCAGGCCCAAATGATTCGCTTTAGCGCCCATCTACGGAGGACCGCCGCCGATCTGGTGCCAGACGCTCTCGCTTATGTTCACCCGGTTACTACAAAGGGCATGATTGGCTACGTTCTGATCTGGGAGAAGCACCTGAACCACGCGACGGTCAGCCATGAGATCTTCCATGCCGTCGCGTGGTGGGCGCACCGGAAGCGCCTGGACCCAGTGAAGTGCCTCTCGTGGAAAGGCTGGAAGACCCAGCGCGGCATTGCCACCCATGAGCGCATGGCGGAAGCGATGGGCAAGATGGCAGCGCAGTTCTGGAGGCACATTCATGATGCGAGGTAACGGAGGCGGAGGCTCGGGATGGGACTACTACGATATCATCCATCCCAACTCCAGCCAAATCCATTTCAATAACCATCGCAAGGGTACATGCCGATTCCGGCTTCCCGATAAAACTCTCTGCGGGGCTCCGTTCTCTGGTCCCCCTAACCGCAAGTACTGCTCGGAGCACAGCACCTACACGCAGTACACCGGGATTTTATCCAGAGTGTAACGTTGGACTCCCACGATCCCCAAGAAAAACTCTTGACATCATGAAACGGCCAGCGTAGAATCGAAATGCAAAGGAGATTTACATGCCGGAAGCAAACACCGCTTTAGAGTTAATCAAGAAGAAGCCGACTGAAAAAGAAATGAAGTTCTTGGCCGAGACGGCCAAAGAAGGCGTTACCCTGGAGAAGTTGATCCCGGACGACATGGACCCCGGCGACTTGCTGGGCAACATGGACATCGTGTGCCGAGGGCTGGCGCGGGCCGACACGGTAACCAACGGGCTGATCCCGGTCCTGGGCCGGATGCTGGCCGTGGCGAAGTCGAACCCTGCCGTCATGGAGAAGGCCGGGGTGGATACCTGGGACAAGTTCCTGGAAGAGAAGGTCTATCCGTACTTCCAGCGGGGCCGGTCCACGGCGTTTTTCGCCCTGCGGTTGGCGAAGCGATGGCCGAGCCTGGACACCCAGACCTACACCGCCGTCTCCCGGCGCGGGTTCCAGATTCTCATGAAGGCCATCCCGGAGAAACAGACCACGGAGCCGTGGGCCAAGGCGCTGGTCAAGAAAGCCGCCAAGCTCAGCGTGGACGCGCTGGAGCAGCACTGCGAGGAGCAGGGCTACCTGACGCATGGGTCCGTTACGGGCGCGGTGATTAGGGTAGCCACGAACAAGGCCACGGCGCGGGCTTGGGAGAAGTTCTGCAAGAACAAGAAAATCCAGGCGTACTGCCAGTCCGACCAGCCGGACGTGATCCTCAACAAACTCATGGAAGAGTGCGAGATCGAGTGGATGTCGCGGGCCGAAGACGCCGCTGCCGCACCCGTTCAACCCGTGGAGGCCGCATGAAACGATCCGCTTTTCTAGCCTCGTTACTAGGGGTGTTGGGGATCGGACAGGCGCAGCAGTGGAGAGAGGATGAACCGGAACGGAGGCTCGACCCCTTAAACTGCATGGGCTGGGACAAGGAAGGGAATATCACGCGAGTTGCCTGCGGACATTCTGGCAAGCACAAGCCGGCGCTCAACAACCAGTGCCCAGTGTGCGGCACAATGGCAAAGCCGTACAGCGGCAAGCGGGCGTATAGTGAACCGTGGTGCGAAGGCGGACCGCAGCAATTCCCGCCAACTAAGGAAATGTTGGCACAGTGCGAAGACCTGCCGCGACAGAGGATCACTCGCTGCCTACGTTGCTCCGCAGCCTTTTGGCAAAATTCGGAGGATAAGAAATGACGACGCTAACGGATTTCCAGACTCACTGCTCGAAGACGGGGACAGCCCCGGATTTCGATGGCTTGGCCGACATGTTCGGTGGGGCCGATAAGGTCTTCACGAGCTACCTCGAAGGCTCGATGGATCAGGATCTCAAGGACTGGGTGCTGATGCACGGCTCCCGCGCCCTGACCGCCTTCACCATGGCTCAACTGGCGCAGTTTGAGGCCAGTTCGTTCTTCTCGATCATGGGGATGCTCAACCAAATCAACTTGAACCTGAAGGAGATCAACGCCGGGATGAAGGCCATGATCCAGACACCCAAAGTGCAATGACCCGTTCAAGAGCAGAACGCATCATCGGGTGTGAGGTCTTCCTCGTGGGGCCGAACGGACTTCACGGGCGCACGTGGCGGGCGATGGACGGTGAGACCGAGATCGCCCGCGTCACCGAGCCAGATGACGACCGGGCTTGGGATAAGCTGGTGCATGTTCTCTACCAGCGCCGGAGCCTTCAGGCGTTCGAGGAACAGGACTGGCAGTGCCTCCAGTGCCAAAGTTACCAGCCACTGCAATCGCACCATCTGATTCCGAGGGCGAGGGGACGGTCGGATGTCAGGCCCAACTTGGCCGGTCTGTGCCCTGCGTGCCACGACAATATCACCCAGAACCGGGTGAAACTCACGCCCCATCCCCGCGTTCTGGAAGCGGTATTCCAGGCATCCGGCCTCCGGTGGAGCGATACTGGGTGGGTGAGGGAGTGACATGGCAACCTCGAACACTGTCGGGTTGGAGGAAGACTGGTACGACGACCCCCTGATGGATGAAGATCCGGGACCGGACAAACCCGGCCCGCTTCTTCCGCCACCGCCGAACCCCGCAGCAATAGGCGTTCCCCCTCCTCCGCAGATCGGAGATTACAAACTGACTCAAGATGGGACCGAGATGGTCTACACCCTTACTGGGTGGAAACAGGTTCCTGCTACTGACCTGACCGAATGGCAGGATACCGAATGGACGGATTTCGGTTCACCTAAGAAAATCCTGAAAGGGGTTCATCTTAACGTTGATGCCCCTCCCGGCATGAAGTTCAAGGTGTCAGTTGATGGCGAGGAGGTCCCATTCAAGTTTTATCCGGGCTCGGTGACCAAATCTACCGAGGTTTTTCTGGGGACAGCGCTCCCCTATCCGTGGGAAGCCCCCCCCTATTCCTCGAAACCAGCCCCACCGACGCCCAAGAAACCGGCCCCGGAGCCCATGGACCTGACCAGCAAACGGAGGATCGCGCTAAATGAGTGACACCCGCGAGATCGAAGAACACATGGAAGAGTTCAAGTTCCTGTGTGAAAAGTACATCGTCGGCCAAGAGGTCAAGGGCGTTATGGTCTATGCGGACATCGTGGAGTTAAGTATGGAAGGCGGGGGACGGGTGGTGTTCCAGTCCGGGTCCGGGCCGATCCAAATCAGCTTCGGCGGGGAGGAACCGGGAGAGATGGCGCTGGCTACGGGGAAGGTGCAGTGATGGGTATTCTCGAAGACCTCAAAGAGATCGACCGCCTCATATCCGAAGTCGATCCGATAGAAATCGTCCTGCTCGGAAAAGTCCCAAGTAAAAAAAATCGATATAGGCCACGTAAGGGAGGCAAGGGGTTTTTCAAGGATTCCACTCTTCAGGACGAGCTTGACCGGCTTGCTCTACAAATCCCCGCTGAGGCCCGCGATCTTCGGCTGCGCCACCCGGCCATCGATTTCTACTTCACGTACACGAAAGCGAATTATGATCGCGACAATGCCTGCCAGTGTCTTTTGGACCTGCTCGTTTCGCCGTACCGAGTTCTGGAGGACGACAACATCGCTCAGTGCAACGGCACGATCACCATCCACCCGGCAGTACGCGGAGAGCAGGACAGCGTGCGGATCGTTCTGACACCGAGTGCAACGTTGGACAAGAGCCGATGAGCCGCCTTAAGGAGAAGGTGCGCGAGCAGTTGGCTGGCCAGGAAATTCGCAACGCTATGCGTCAGGCCGGCCGTAGAACCGCAAGCCAACTCAAGTTGATTTACAATGCCCGCCGCCAGCACAAGCTGGACACCCTGGAGCAAGCCAGTGATTGGCTGCTGCTGGCTGGGATACACCAAAGCGATGAAACGTATTACGGAGTAACGATGTTGTACGCGGGCGGCGCAACGCTAGTCTATTCCCCGGACGGGAAGCTCTCAAGCCGGTATGCTCCCCGGATTTCCGGGGATGAACCCGAGCAGTGGGTTCTGTTCAGCGACGAGTGCCCCGAGATTTCTTCCTCTTAGAACGCTTCGGGATGTTGTGCCCCTCTTTCCTCAAGTAGCTCAACTGTATGGCGCGGGCCTGTTTCTTCGAGCGGACGATCTTTCCGCCCTTACCTGAATGCAGCTTGCGCTTTCTGAATCGACTCATGACTTCCGAGGCTGGCATATTACTACTCCCTTCTCAGTGGAGGCTTCACCGGCTTCCGGCCTTTTGGCGTTGGTTCTTCTGGCGGCTTCGGAGGGGGAGTGCCGCCCCGCTCAGCTATGATCGCTTCAATTTTCTCGTTGAGTTGCGCCATCTCTTCCGGGCTGAGTTGGTGCGAGCGGAAGATATCTTCGGCGGCTTCCGGCATGGGCACAAATTTGGATTGAGGAGTCTCTTCGCCCGCAGCTTCGGCTCTATTCGCTTCGCCTCGGGTTACTCCCCGTTCCAGCTTACTGTTCTTCCGCATGTAATCCACGGCGGCTCCCTGAGCCCGCTGATTCACAAAAGCTTGTTGGTCGACTTGACTTTTACTGGGGTCGAACCGTTCAAGGGCTTTGAAAGCTTCCACGGCAACTTCCTGCCGGGCATCTTCGCGTAGGCTCGGGGGAACCTTGCGGACGGCCTTATCCAGAACGCCGTCGAACCAGTCGGGAATCTCGGGAGTAGTTCCGGGCAGTCCCTCCGCTGAAGGTTCAGCCGCCTGCCCCGGTGCTTTTGGGGGGTCTTCCCCTCCGAGATTCTCCGTCCACCGCTTCACTCCCTTTGGGTTCCCGACCGGCTCAATGTCCAAAGTCGTAGCGCCGGGAGTACTGACGATCAACTGCGCCAATCCCTCCGGGGTAGACTGCCCCAAAGTAATCGTGCTTTCGCTGAGAACTTTCCCCTTGATTCCGGGCGCGTCTTTGATCTGAACTCGGAATCCCTTCATCCCGCCGTCCTGGGCTTTCTTGAATACCGCATCCGCCTGGGCAGTAATCTGCGGGGTAACTTCCGGTGCAACGTTGGACTTACCGGCCTTTGATTTAGGCGTGGGGGGCGGCTCACCTTTCTCCGCCCCTTGTTTGGCGGGCGCTGGTTCCGTGGATTCGGAGGATTTAGAAGCGCGGAGCTTGGCTGGGTATGATGCCTCGTATATCTTCTCTAAGTCGTAAGAATTGAACTGCTTACCGCCTGTCCTGCTTTCCCATACGTGCGGGGATACCTGGGTGTAATTCTTCTTTTTCCATGCCTCCAGGCCCGGCCTTCGCCCGGATGTCGCAGCCTGTGCCGTAGTATCCGGTGGGGTTACAGCCGGGCCAGCGGTCGTATCAGGCGGTGTCACTGGGGGTGGCGGAGGGGTTTCAGCCGGTTTCAGCGGAGGCTGAATTGGCGCTGGCTTGGGTGCGGGCGGGGCGGGCACCGGGGTAGGGGCCTCTGCCGGGGCCGGAGCGGGGGCAGGGGCCGCAACCGGGGGAGTTGGGGGCACGGGAGCTTCCGGAGCGTCCTGGGGTGCCGGAGCCGGAGCAACCGGAGCCGGGGTGGCTGGCGGCGCTGGCGCTAAAGGGTCCGGGGCTGGAGCAGCGGCTGGCGCTGGGGCCGGTGGCGGCGTTTCCACGGGGGTAGGGGCGGGTTTTGGCTCCGGTGCAGCCTGAGGCCCCGGAGGAGGGGTTCCTGCCGTCTTAGGCCGGGGGGCGATCCATCCATCCGTCTGCAACTTCTTAATTGTCGCAAACGGCAAGCTGACCGGAGAGGTCTTCCCGGTTGGATCTGTGACGACCCCAGACACCCCATCCTGGGATATCTTACTGAAAACAACCGTACTGCCCGATGGAGCCCCAGGGAATCCTTTCTTGGTGACGTACTCCTGAGACGGGGCGGCGGCTGGCGTTGTCGGGGGAGAGGCTGGTTTCGGGGTCTCAGTGGCGGCTGCTGGTGTCGGAGGGGGTTCTGGAGCCGCTTGCGCTTCAGCCGGTGGATTCGGGGGTGCTTCCCCCTCAAACGTGCTGGGCGGAACTTTCGGAGGTTTGGGAATCGGGGCGATCTTATCCTGGAGCTTGGCACCAGCCCTGCGAACGGGGGCTGTGACTTTCCGAGCACCTTCCTTGGCCAGATTCTTGGCCTCAACCAGCATGTCCTTCGCGGCAGCGGGATCAGCCCCGACCAGAGCCGCCATGGTAGCTCCAGAAGTGACCATCTTCTGGATGATCTTCTGGGGATCTTCCCCAGATTCCAGACCTTGAATTAGATCGATGGCCATGTTCGGACCACCAGCCCAAATCAGTTTCTGAAGTCCGGGGACTTTCTGAACGATCCCCAGGTACTTTCCCATCAGGGCCGCACCGACACCGGACTGTACGGCGGGCCAGAACCCCTTGTCGGATTCTTCCAGAGCTCCAATTCCTCCCATGACCAAAGGGGCCGCTGGTCCCGCCGCCATCGCCGGAGCGTAGGTTGCTACCTGGGGGACTGCTGCGCCGAGTCCCTTGTAAATCGGAGACGCAAGGCTCTCTGTCTTCGGGGCCACTTCCTCTGACTGTTTCTCGTAGGCTCCGGACTGCTCCCGGAGATACTTATCTAGTTTTTTTGCCCCAACCAACTTGGCGGCGTTTGCCCCAGTTCTCAGAAACCCAGATGTCCCTTTCAGGTATCCGCTGTAAACCTCTTTCGCTGGGTTGACGAATGCTTCTTCCATGAAGCCGGGACCGGGGGGGCCGGCTGGTTTCTCCGGCTGCGATACACCCCCCAGGTTCTTCAGAGTATCTTGGATCTTGTTCTCAGGGAGATCGGCAAACTTAAACCCTGTGCGCTGTCCCGGATCAAGAGAACTGTACCAGAGTGAAGCGAACTCAGGCCGGGTGAGCTTGCGACCGAGTTTGCTGTACTTCTGTCCGACTTCATTGGCGAACTTCACCGCATCGGGATTGTTCGATTGGAGAGCCTGTTTGAAAGAATCGTAGTATTGATCGACGGTAACGCCTTGCTCTTGGCTCATTGTGACGCTCTCCTCTGCCTCTTGCGCTCATCGGACTTATAGGTCTGCACGACCTGCCTCCAGTTGATATTGTTTGCCGCCGCCACAGCCAGGACATCCCGAGCCCGGTCCCCATCCCCGTCATCGAGCGCATCCCGGTACGCCTTCTCGGCCCGCATGAAGCTGGCACCCTTGCTGGTGGGTAGGCTGGCAAACTGGGATGCGGACTGTGGGGCAGCAACGGCTCTCGGGAATAAGGCGTGTGCGGTTCCTTTCACAATATCTCGGGCGACGAATGGAAGGCCAACGGATTCCGTGAGCGCTGAAGCTCTCTGCTGGATCTGCTCTGAAGTGGAAGCCCTCGGATCAATCTCTTCAAAACCGGTCCCGGCAGTATGGCCGGTGGCTTGTACTAGCGCCCCCCGCACCGGTAGAGAGAGCTTCCCCCAGAACATCTGCATCGGGTCGGTAGCCCATCGAAATGGTTCACGAAAACCCTTACCGAACAAGATATACCGGTCACTGCCATCCGTGTTTTTACCTGCGTAGATGTTGAACGAGTTTTCATTTAGCCCGGTCACTGGTTGTCCTGCAACCGTGAATGGCAAACCAGGGTTGTCGTAAGTCAAGCGCGGCTGGGGTTTCCCTTTGTCGTCCCGGTTGTACCATCCTGAAAGAGCCATGTTCATAGCCTGAGTAGTCAGAAACCAAGACGCTGCTGCACCCGCTACATAGCGGTTCGTGAGCCGCACGCCGGCTTCGGTCTCGTATCCAGAAGTCAGAATCCGGATGTTTGAAAACGTCCAGGCCGGGGCTAGGAACATCCAGTTCAATGACTGCCGGACCTTGGGGCTTAGAAGCATTTTTTCGAAGCTGACCGATCCGAAAGCATTGTTGATGTGCTCAGCGATGGCCCTCTTGGTCTCAGCTACTTTGGCCGGGCTGGCGTTCTCTCCAAGTTTGGCCAGTTCCTGAGACTTCAGCATCTCATAGCTGTCCAACATCATCCCCTGGTGGTAGAAATCCCAGAGCGCCCGGTCCCAGCCTTTCAAGACTGCCATCACCGGCTTTGCTGCGACTCCAATCGCCTTGGCGATGGCGTTATGGCTCATCGCCATGTCCTGCATCTTGGAATAGATAAAGTGCTCCGTTTCTTCGGACTTCAGATTGACCCCGTGCTCGACGGCATCTCCGACGATCTTCTCGTCCATCCGCATGACTGGGGGAGCGCCGCCATCTCTTCCGATTGCTTCCCAGACTCCTGACTTCACGCCACGGTAGAACTCCGGGTTGAACATAAAAGCTTTGGAAAGAGTTGTGATTGGGTTCTTGCGCGTGGCGTAAATGGCTTGCGCTTGTTCGCTGAGCGCCCAGTGGTGAAACATGGAAAACGTCAGGGCCGTCTTCTTGCCAAGAGCCCGAATGGTCTCAGAGGTGTTGAACGCCGGGTTGTCGAATCCCTTGCCGTAGACCGCATTCACGGCATCGTAGAAGTCCGGGTGAACGTAAACCGGTTTTCGCATGGCCCCCGGTTCCATAGGCTTATCAGTATAGGACGCTCGATAGAGAGCTACGGCATCGGTGGCGGGTTGCCAGTCAGAGAATGCCCGTTTGGTCTCGGAGCCGAACGGCACGCCGGTTGGTGTCTGCCCTTGTTCCCCGGCTTTCAGGAGCTTCCGGGCCGGTCGCATTTTCATGTACTCCGGTTCGCTGACAATCGCACCGAGGTCCCGCAACCATCCAGCCATGCGCCGGTTAGCGATTGCTTTGCTTGCGAAGTCCGCACGGAGTTTCAGGAGATCGAAAACATCGTCGTATTTTTGCTCTAGCCCTAACGTCTCAATGCCGAACTTGTAGCTGTCGATGGTCTTCTTCTTCAGGAAAGGGTCGTTCATCAGGGTCCGCGCCGCTCGGCTCCTGGTTGCCTTATCCATCCCCTCCGTTTTCCAGGCTTGCGTCAAGTACGTCTCAGCCTCCTGTAACGGGAGGTCGTTTCCGTATGCTTCATGGAGCAGCGCATCCTGCTGCTTCACCCATTCGCGGATGATTGGCAGGGTCGCCTTTGCTTCTGGCGAGAGACCGACTTCTTCCGGGGTGGCGTCACCCTGGAGCACGTACCCCATCTTGGTGATCTTTCGATCCTCAACCGGGACGGTCTTCTTCCAGTCATACAGCATGTGATTGATTTCGTAATTGCGTTTTGCCAAAAACGCTGCCCGGTCGAAGACGACATCGGCGGATACTTGCATCAGACGGGGCTTCGGGATGTTAATGATCTTCGCCGGTTCCCGCAACCACGCATTGGCGTAGATCTTCTCCGAAAACTTTTGGGACCGCGTAGGGTCTTGAACGGCCTTGGCCTCTTCGAGAGCTTTGGTCTTAGCTGGCTGGAGTACGTCCCCCATGGATTTCAGGAACCGCATGGGCTCGCTGGCCGATCTCAGCATCTGCTTCTCAGGAGAAGTTAAGACGCGCTTCTCTTCCCGCGCCCGCTTGAGGGTCTTTTCCCGCAAGGTCTTGTACTTGTTCTCGGCATTGCGCCGCGCATCTTCTACTTCGCTGAGCGGTTTCTTGGCCCATGACGCGATCTCGGAAGCTGGGACTTTCTTGTACTTCTCGGCAATGGTCATCAGGGAATTGATGCTCGGAGGCGTAGTCTGGATATCCGACCGCAATGCTTCCCGTTGTTCCAAGGGTTCGGCCCGGAACTTCATAGTTCTAGACAGTAACGTCTTTGAGCCGCCCTTCACCATGCCAACAGAGAATGCGATCCCCTTGATCGCAGAAGCCCATGACTCAGGTGTCCCATCGGACATCGCCTTCCTGATCTCCGGGATCGACTGCATCATTCCTATGCCGCCAAGACCGACATCCACGATGGCCGCGAATGGGAGTGTGGCCGGGAACATGTGCGCGGCGGTCAGTGCCGCGCCTAACGGCGACTGGATGAAGTCTAGGATCTCCGGGCCACCCTTGGCGATCTCAGTGGTGAACCTCCCCATCCAGCTACTGCCACGTTCTTTCTGCATGGAGTCCGGCAGCAGGCGCTTGACGGCAGACTCATACGCCGAGGTCGCGGTCCCCCCCATGAGAGTTTCGCTGAGTGGTCGAGACAGGACCGATCCTTTGAGTTCTTTCTCGGGTCCTGAAGTGCCAGGGGCGGTCGGAGCCGGAGCGAACCACTGGAACCCTGCGCTAGATGCCTGTTTAGGGGGCTGGGGCGGAGGTTGTGGCGGCTCTACCTTGGGAGTGGCTGCACCTGGAGCGAACCACTGAAACCCTTGCGCTGGTGCTTTCTCCTGGGCCATGGATCATCAATCGGGCAGCACTGCTTGCGCTCCCAGTGCAACGTTGGACTTTGGTGGTTTCTTCGGGGTAGTTGGTGTCTCTTCTCCGCCCGGTTTCGGAGGAGGAGCGCCCTGTCCGTACATCCCCCCGAGCGATTCCACCATGTCATCGTGGTCTTTCTCTAAGTCCTGTAGCTCCGCAGCCTGTAATCCCTGGTACTCTTTCTTCTTGGCCTCTTTCTCCTTAGGCTTCAGCAGCGGAAGGTCTTTGTCGATGGACGCTATTTTCTGAACCCAGGTCCGCTTGATCCGGTTCTTCTCCGTGGTGTACTGGGCCTCAGCCCGCACTTGAGCATTACGCGCCTCTTTCTGATCCCGGATCTGTTCGGTGATATTGAAGTGTTGTAGCCATCGGTCGGGAGCTTGCCTGACGGTTCCAGGGCCTGTGTAGAATTCCCCGCTAGCCTTCTGGAATACCTGTTGCCCCTGTGCGTTCACATACGCCTTGCGGTCCTGGTAGCCCCGGTAAAATCCAGACCCTTCCTGCCAGTTCTGCATATCCGGGGGGAGGGGAATTCCATCTGAGTCGTACATTTTCCCGGTAGCTACGTCAAGCCGTACCGACCTAGAATCCGTAGGATCGTTAGGGTTCACAATGTTTCTCATCTGAACCCCTTGGTACGGGATCAGCTTGCCGATGTCTACCGAAACCTCCCGGTTGTTCTGATCGAAGAATGCAGCTCGGTCGGGGAGGTCGATGATGTTCCCTCGTATCCGGTTTCCGCCAATCTCCCAATCTTCTCCGGGACGGACTCGCTTCATCCTTTCAGCGGCTTGCCTTTGGTTGCCAGTCAGTGTTACCCCGGTGAACCCGATGCCTTGGGGCTTGGCCCCTGGTTGCGCCGTGGCGGGAGGCCCCGGTGGAGGAGTGCCGCCTCCTGCGGCTGGCTTGCCAACCCCCGCCAGCGTCTGCATTTCCGCCGCTGTAGATGGTGCAGTGGGGTATGCCTGTGCTGCCATCTGCGAAAACGATTGTGCCCCCTGCGGGTCCACCCGAGCCCACTCGTTGAACTTCGCCCTCAATTCTGGATCGGCGTTGACCGTCTCCGGGGGAGTCCCTGGGGGATACTTTTTCAGGATGTTGTTGACCTGGGATGCGTATTGCCCACTGACCGCTTGCACGCTGTACTTGTTTTGATTGCCGTGGTACTCTGCTTCCATCTGCCCGATGAGTTCATGCGGGTTCACGTCGGGAGCGCCCTTAGGCATTTCCCCGCCAACCAGCCCGGTGGCAACATGTTTCAGGATTCCTGCTACCATTCCCTCCGGTCCCTGCTGCTGCTGGTCCCCAGCCCCTTTGCCCTTCTTTCCTTTACCGCCTTTCTGCCCGTCGAAGGACTTCAGCGTTTCCGACCCCAGGGCGCTGAAGTACTTCTGCCGAACAAGCGCCTTGTACTCATCGGTCTTGGTTGGGTCGCTCTCCACGCTCTGCACGTACTGCCCCAGGATGGCGATATTCTTCAGCCGCTCGTTCTGCTCCATGGAGAACTTGCGAATCCGGCCCTGCGCGGCCCCGCCGACAAACTCCGTGAAGATTTTGGCGATGGCCCCGGCTTTGCTGCCACCACCAACTTGAGACGGAGGAGTGGACGGCTGAGGCACCACGCTCTGCTGCGGGTAGGGACCGACCAAGGCGTTGGGGTCAACGGGCTGAAACTGGGTTTGTGGCATAGGTTTACACCGATATGGGCTTAGAAGTGTTTTTCGTCAAAGCCGACGCCATCAGCCCTCCGGTCACCGCGCTCCCCGCTACCCCCGCCAGTGACGAGATGAAGTTGAGCGCTTCGGCTTGCTGCGCTTGCTCTTGGTTGTAGACGGTGCCGAACACATTCGCCGCGTTCGCGGTCGCACCCGTGCCCCCGCTGAGATATCCCAGCGCGGCCTGCTCCTGCTGGCCAGCCAGATTCGCCAGGACACTCGGGGCCTGCTGAACTGCTGACGCCTCCCCTCCGCCAATTGCGGTGGCCTTCTGGGTCTCCAGTTGCGCCAGCGCTTGATCGCGGGCGGCTCCCGGTGGGACGTTGTTCATGATCTGGGCTTTCGCCGCTGCATACCCACTGGAGACTTGAGCGCCGCCTCCGGTCCCCATGAACGCAGAGAGCGCAGCCTTGGGGTCACCTCCGGCAAGGGCGGTCTCCTGCTTAATGAGCGGGGCCTGAAGCTTGCCTACTTGGTCCTGAAGTGCCGTGGACGTATCCAGCGCATTTGTGCCTGCTCCTGTGAGCGTGTTGGCGGCTCCGGATTCCCCGGCTGACGCCGACTTCATTTCCCCCGATGGTCCGATGCACTGGATTACTGGGCAGGCCCGCAACTCCAGTTTTGCCCACGCTTTCAGAATGTCATTGAACATACGACTCCTTCGCCAGATGTAGCAGCATTCCGTCGCACCGGGCTCCACGCCACTGTGACCAGATCGGCAGCGGCCCGACTTCGGTAAACCCGATATCCCGCGCCAACTTCCGGCCAAAGACATTCGGCACCGGGATGCTCCCGTAGAGTGCGTCGAGATTCAACTCTTCGAAGCAGTACTGTACCATAAGCCGGGTAAGGGCCAGCGGGATGCCCCGGCCCCAGTACTCCCGGAAGTATCCAAACCCGACTTCACCGCGCCCGTTCTGAAGATTCGACGCCCAGCCCATCCCGGCGAATCCGGTCGAGTCCAACGTTGGACTGGGGTAGACGAACCCACCCAGGAACTTGACGGATTTCTGGTCGTGCAAGTTCAGGAAAGCCTTAATGGTCGGGACTCCCTGCGAGAAAATCACTGGCAGTAATCTCTCATCGTGAAACCGGATGTATGCCCTGGCGATCTGATTGTCATCGAGAGCTGGGGAGATGCTGAAGCTCTGCCGGACTGCGGTGCTCTCTAAAACTTTCGTGCCCATCATTCTCCACGCTACTCCTAAACCTTCTTCAATTCAAGACTTACAGGCAATTCCAGTCTTTAAGTCGGTGCCGTATACGCTGTGATTCGTCCATGCCTGTCCACCGTTAAGGAGCCGAGCGCTCCGCCCGTGGTGAGCTTTGCCAGCTTGACGGTCCAGCCGGGTACAGTAAGCGACGGATCGGCCCCTACCTGATCCGAAGTTGGGATCGTGCCTGCGGCCTTCGTTGCCGCCGCCGCAGCCGCAGCAGCGTTGTTCGCCGCATTCGCCGCTGCCTGAGTCTGCTGGTCCATCAGGTCCAGCCGATGGTTTAGCCGGTAAAGCTGCGGGTCTTTCAAGTCGTTGGCGTTGATCTGAATACCTGAAGTGCCGCCAGGGGTCGTATTGGTTGTGCCCATCAGCACACCTCCGTGCTATAATGCAAGTTGGGCCACGAGTGGTTGTAGCCACGCGCGGCCCTGACCAAGAGATCTTGAAAGGAGATCAGATGGCTACTAACCAGTGTAAACCTCTTCCGCCGCTCACGCCAGCCGACATCGCTCGATTTTGGTCCCGCGTTGATAAACGTGGGCCGGATGAGTGCTGGCCATGGATGAGAGGCCGAGACAAACATGGCTATGGAGTTATTAGCATTGCGAACCGCAACCTTTACGCTGCTCGGGTGGCGTACTCCCTGACAACCGGGGATGATCCTTACCCACTCGGCGTACTCCATATTTGCGACAACCCTCCCTGCTGTAACGGGAAGCATTTGTTTAAGGGAACGGATGCCGACAATATGGCAGATAAGATGAAGAAGGGGCGACACCGTGGCGGAGGCGGTCTTAAACATTGCCCTGAGCGAGCTTGCCGTGGAGAGTCTATTCAGTGGGCTAGGCTCACCAACCACACAGTTATAGAGATCAGGCATCGATACGAGATCCTTGGACAACACAATTTTCATGAACTTTCCAGAGTGTTTGGAGTCTCTCCAACGACAATCTCGAACGTTGTTTACCGTAAAACTTGGGCTCATATCTAAATCATCATCTGCATGAAAGAAGACAGGGTGGTTTTGGTATACCCTGCATGTCGGTCAGAGCCAAGCGGCAACCATTCAATCCCAGAGGGATCTCCGTACAAAGAGAAGGTCGTCTCCCCGTCGCTCGATGCTATCGAAATGTCGTAAAGGACGGACTTGTTCAACCCGGAGCCGAACACGCTCGGGAAAAGATACCGCTCAACTGAGCGAGTAGGATGCGCCGGAAAGGGGACCACCAATGTCCCCGTGCTCGATACGAACGTCACGTTGATTGGGACCGCCGACACGTATTCGATCCACAATTGCTTCAGTAACTTGAACGCCGAATACCCAAAACTCTGCTGGTATGAGGTCCACTGGGTCACTGCGGGAGGCTCTTTCACGATATCCAGGGTCCAATCCCACAGTTGCGCCCGGCCTCCGGTTCCCGGAGTGAACAGCAACCTCCACATAAGCCCTGACAGTTCCGGGTTGCAAGCAAGGACTATTCGCCGATTCGTATAAGTCGTGTTCACCAGAAACGTCTGTTGGGTAACTCCGTCGCTTGTTTGAAGTGCCACTGAGCACGTCACCCCTCCAGTGTTTATGGTTGCGATAAAGTTTCTGGCCAACTTCGGATAGGGGTAGCCGAAATCCTGCCATGGGGTATAAAGTATGACTTCCGGGGGATCTATAGGCCCGGCTTGATCGAAAGCGTGCCAACGCTCAAACCCCCAATTGAACAATTGAAAGCGCCCGCCAGCCCCTTCGGTAGCAAGGATGCGCCACATCTTCGCGTGAGTATCAGCCGGGATTGCGTAGTTGAACTTTCGATTGGTGGGCGTGCCAGTATGTGTTACGGTTAGAACCGTCCCATTTTCATTTTGCAGATATACTGTGGAGGGAACGCCAGCCGTATCAGCGTCGAGCCAGAGCCATGAAGGTTCCTTGTCGTTTGGGTCTGAAGCGTCTCGCCAGTCCGTGGTGTGGATTATGTCTGGTGGGTAATCGACCTTCTGGAAAGTATACTTCCACTGCTTGTAACCAGCCGGGATCGTAACCCCTGTAGGATAGATGCGAATCATCTTGGCGACGGTATCGGCGGCAATCGGAAATTCAGTTTTGCCGCGCCCTGTACCGAGCACAAATTGTGCAACGTTGGAGTTCAACGTCACGCCTCCGATGCCAGTGAGGGTATCCATCTGAAGCGTGATCGGGCCGCCCAATGTCGTATCGTATTCGAAGACTACCGACAACAGCAGTTTGTCGTAGGGGTGCTCCAACTCGTCCCAGTCGAATGTGTGCTGCACTTCTCCTTTGTCTGCCTGCTGGAACTTCAGGGAGTGGTTAAAAAGCTGCCACGTCCCTTCCCTGGTGGCGAGAGCGGGTTGAGTTAAGTCAACGAAAAGCCTCCAGCGGTAACCCGTCAGTCCGGTCGGGACTGTGATGTTCCTTTGCCGGTCGGCTTCAGTTGAGATCACGGTAAACTTGAACTTGGTAACATTGTCGGCTTGGAGCCAGCACTCAACAGCTACCCCGTTCGTGTTCACTTCCAAGACCACTTGGTTGGCATACTTGAGGTACGACAGCCCGCCGTCCTCCCAGGGGGTGAATCCCGTAACATCCTCAGGGTACGTCTCTTTCTGAAAGTCAACAGAATGGATCTTGAAGAATGCGACTGAGGATTGGCCAACCGCCCCTACTGTGGCAACAGGCCGCACGCGCACCAGCTTGGCGATAATCCCATCCGTCACAGGGAAAGACTTCTTGGCTCGCCCTGCTCCCAGAATCGTGGGATTCGAAAGGACAAACGTCTGCACGGCTTCGTTGTAGGTATCCCCGTCCTTCCCTGATATCGTATCCAGAACTATCGTGCGGTCAGTTCCTTCCGTGTCGAACGTAACCGTCATCTGGTGGAGCTTTTTGTCGAAGGGATGATCCAGGTCCATCCAGTCTGTCGTCCCCCCAGCCGTCAGAAGCCCCGTCTCCTGGTACTGGAACATCAGGCTATAGAAGGTCGCTTGAGCCGGGTATGCGGTGCCGTAAATATGAAAAGAGATCGCCCGCGCTTCCCGGCCAAACGACTGAAGGCCCGCAGCCTTTGACACTACATTGGCAAGCAAGGCCACCGGCTGTCGCCCGGTCAGGCTTGTTCCAGAAGGGATGGTGACTGCCACCGAGTCTACTGCCGTGTCTGAGTAATCGAGCAGGATCTCCACCGTCATCGAAGAGGCCGGGGAACCTGTGAACAATTGCGGATCTACATCCAGCCAAATCTCCTCAAATAGTTTTTTGGCGTTCGGAAGACCGAGATCAAACCATGGGAGCCAAATATCGTATGGGACTGCCGATCCCCCGGAAAACGGATCGACCCATCCATCTGCGGTCTGGTCTGTCCCAGCCGCGATATTCACCGCATCTGCGATAACGAACGTGGCCCCGAGAGAGGGGCTGTCCAGCGCCAGAATTAGAGACTGAGTATCCGGCTCGGTGTAGATTGTTGAGATTTCGGAAAATGGCGAATAGGTCTCCGGGTACAGGCTCCATCGATCCCCATAAAGGGGTTCGCACATCAATTCCTGCATGACGTTATTGATGTCTCTGTAGAGCAGGCGGATCACTCCACGCCGGTATTCCATGCGGGCGTAGAGGAGCGCGTTGGGCTGCATACTGATCGGCGGAATCCCGTTGACTTCCATACTGTGGAAGATCGGGTCGATGGCCTCAGTCCGTTTCTGGAGCGATCCACCATCCCAGGACCAGATGCCATCCGTGGACAGGAACCAGACTTCAGTTTCCGTCTTACACCATGCCGGCTGCGCGACGAGCCCCTTCTCCGCTATCTTTACCGGAGTCAGCAAAGAGCCTGAGATGAGCGGCACTTCAAATAGGCTGCTGACATTCATGGAAAGGATCTGGCCCCGGTACTCACAAAAGTTCACGATCCCGTTGGCTGGGGTTCCGACCCCAATGTTAGTCACGGCCCCGGAAGCGTCCGTGCCCACAGGGAAGGCTTCGGGGTAGCCCGACTTGCTCTTGTAGAGTATGTGCGGATTGTTGGGATCACCAGCCACCAGAACAGCATCTCCCACGTTGGCTGTCAGGTTGCACGGCTGGCCAGCGATGGCATCCACGGTGATGACATCCCCGTCTTCGTGGACGTACTGGAAGTACACGATGATCGTGGTGCCGGAGATCGCTCCGATTATGCAGTCTTCGCTCCCGCTGGTTGCGGCTATGTGTGCCAATGTTCCTGGGGTGAGATTATAGGCGGATGGCAACGCTGCCAGAGACACAGCCATCCACCCGGCATCGAAGATTCCCCCCGCAGCAGAGATCGTGCTGGAGTACGGGACCGGGACCGTGCTGGTCACCGGCATGTCGTTGTCGATCTCGATCTGATTGTTGTAAATCTGAACGGTGTCTGCGATGTTGTCCACGAAAGTTGCGGGGTTGGGGACCCCGGCGGTTACTCCTGGATTGGGGACAGATCCAACGAATCTCCAGGTATCGTAGTTTAGACCCCCACGGCGGTAGATGTTGAGTGTCTTGATATCCACGTCGGGGCTTCCCCAGACGGTAACCGCGACTTGGCCCAAATGAACAGCAAGAGGGATGCCGGAATTGTTCCCTCCCATCGCAAAAGAGGCATCCGGCACCATCACCTGAGAAGGGTTCCCTTCATTGCCTGTCAGCCCAGAAATGCCAGTCCATCGCCAATCGTAAGGGATCGAACTGGCCGGGCTTTCGTCCGCGCCGCCATCTAGCAGCCCGATGGCCAGCCCGTTGGGAGATCCAATCTGGGTGATCGTCCCAGCGGCAGTGATCGTACCTGAACCTGTCACCATCTGGCCGTTGCTGTCGAAGAGGCGGAACATCGTGGTCGGGTTGTCGATTGTCACTCCATCCGCATCGACTACCCCAACTCGGATGTCCCATGTGTCGTTAATGTCCGTGCGCCCATCGGTCGTTGTGACGGCGAAGGTGCCCGTCACCCCCGCGATCTTGACCGTGCTATCGTCCAACATGGGGACCGAAGGTGTTTGATCTTGAGGGGCGGAATCAAGTACGATGACCACCCCGCCCCAGGTGGGCCAGTTCGTGTAGATGTAGTCAATGGAGATAGCCGGGGCCAAAGTCTTCGGCGTTGCATCTGGGACTTGTACCGCTTGCGCCACTCCGGCGGATGGTGGAGTACCCCATAGCGGCAACGGAGACTGTGGAGTTACCCCGCTGTCCTTGAGCATGGCCTTCGGACAGGCGAAGAATCCGAATGGCTGACCAGTTTCCCCAGCCGCATACGACGCCATCTCCCAGTGCTTGCCAACTCCCTCTACGCTAGCCGCCACCACTACTGCGGTTTTGTAATCGTATGTCCGAAGGATGTTCTGGTTGATGTCCAGATAGCGAGGGTTGGAAGATGGAACAAGTGGGTCCTCATTTGGCGTCACCACCAACTTTCGTACAACGTTGCACGGGGACAAGCCCGCGCCCAAACTGCCAATGAGCTTGGACCCGGTGCGGCTCGAAAGAGCGCCCTCCTGGACGGAATAGACCCCGGACAGACGGCGATACCTTCCGTCTTTCAGGAGATCCGGGCTCTCTTTGTTCACCATCCCTTGGTGAGAGAACCGAAAGGCGGAAGTTTTTGAGCCCGGATTTTCCACTACTTCTCCTCAAAGGTGAACGTCAGGGTGTACGTGGCCTCGATGTGGATGGGCCTCCCGGTGTCGTTCATCCAACTCGCCATCTTCAGGATGAGCTTATTGTCAGGCGGCAGCACCCAATCCACCTCATTGTCGAACGCAAAGCGGGACTTCCGGTTCTCTGAGGTCAGAACATCCTGGTGGTAGAGCGGGGTGTTATCCGCGCACCAATCACAGCGCGTAGACCCATCCGGCCCGCTATCATGGAAGGCCAAGAGCACCCCGACTGTGCTCTCTAGCGGCATGGGTGCGCCGGTTGAGGACGAACGCACCCAAGCCACCAGATCGCCGCGCAGTCGGGTTATGCGGACGCGGAGGCCCGGCGGCGGCGAAAACGTAATGACCTTCTCCTGAGAGTCGGCGTATCCCCAGCATCCGGGTCGTGTGTCCTGCACTCCGTAGAGATCAACGGCAAAGTTCCCAGACGGCATGAACGACGCCAGCACCAGGAGAATCGGGATCATTTCTTGTCTGCCCCCTTGGCTTCCGTTGGCGGTGCCGGAGGAGCGCATTGAGGCTTTCCCTGTGCGTCCAGCATCAGTGGGCAGACGGCCTCCATGGACTTCACGGATTCCTGCATCCGTTTCTGCGCGTCGGTCAGTTTTGCTTGCGCCTCCAGCACATCCGCTTTGGCTTGAAAGAACGTCTCGCGCATCTCAGCCGTGATCTTCGGCGGGTCTGCTGGCTTGGCCGGTTCTGTCGGCTTCGCCGGTTTCTGTTGCGCCAGTCCCGCAAGGGCAATGGCGAGAATCAAAATGCATCGTGTCGGTGTGTGTTTCATACGTCCTCCTATAATTAGTGTGTCCATGCTCCGTTTACCTTAACACAGGACTGCCCCGTGGAACTCCCTAACGTGCAGGTTATGTTGCAGTCTAGGCAGTACGTGTGAGAACTATTCCCTGTGTTTCCTAGACCCACGCTTGTGCTGGTCATCGTGGCATAGGACATCTGCCCCCCCTCAACGATTACCCCGGAAGACACAGCGTAGGCTTGGCTGGTATATATCGTCCGAGTATTCCCTAAAGTCACGGTGACCCCGGTAGGACTCCCATTGATTAGATATGCGTAATCCACCCCTTGGATGGTGTTCCCGGTAATCGTCCAGTCGCTAGTAGTCCCCTGGAGCCAAGCCGCGATGTTCGAGTTGGAACCACTTGCCCCTTGAATCGTGTTTCCGGTAATAGTGCCCCATGGGAATCCTGCGCCGCTCGATCCATTTACCAAAATCGCATCCCAACTGGCGAAGTTACCGGAGTTAGCCATCGTGTTGGCGGTGATCGCGGTCTGCGCCCCGTATCCGGTGAGCACGATACAGCCCAACGTCGTGTTCTCGCACTTGTTGTTGGCAATGTTGATCCATCCGCCGCTGGTGGTCGAATTGTACTCAACGAAATACTTAACCGCGTTTCCGCCATCCAGCGTGTTGTTGGAGATCATGTGCTCTGAACTGCTGTTAATCAGGATCGCGGCTTCCGCTGCTGGACTAACCGAGTAATTGAGGAACCTGTTACTCGTTACTGTCGGACCTCCGCAGTCCGGGCAAGCGGTGTCCTGAGCAGTGATTGCGGTATGGTGAAACTGGTAAAATGTGGAGTCGCTGACGCTCAATTGGTTCATCGAGACCCCAAGGATCTCATCGTAGAAGTTGTTGAACAGGACGTGATCCACGCTTGAGAACGAAGTCTCTACATTGGAGCCAATGCGGATCGCGTAGTTTCCGCTCGACACCGTTCCTATCGAATCCATCCGTAAATTGGAAAAGCTGACTGCTGGGCCACCGTCTACATCGAATAACCCATTGCTCCCATTCCAATTCACAATCAAGGATTGCGATGTCCCGCCTCCGAAGACTCTTGCTCCATTGTCAATGTAAACAGGAGCGTAAAACGAATATGTCCCAAAGGGAAAGTAAAGCGGTCCTGTCGGGTTTCCGGCGTTCGACGCTCCGGCCGCAATTGCCGCCTCTTGAGCGCCAGCCGTCGCTGACCCAATGACAAACGACCCACCGTGGGAATAAGACAATCCGTACAGGGTCATCGTTCCGGTTGACGATCCCGAAGTGCAGGTGGTTCCACTGACGTAAGCAGCCTCGGCTGTCCCACTCCCGCCGCTGATGTAGTACCAGAATGCATGGGGTGAGGCGGGCACGAAAGATGCCGCCCCAACTGGGCAGGGAGTGAAGGTGAGTGCGTGAGTTCCGCTGGATAATGTGCCGCTGCTGGTTCCTCCAGGGACACAGGTGGAAGTGGTCATGTTACAGGAGTATGGAGTAAAATTGTATCCTTGCACGTTGTATGGACCGCTGCTCCCGGATACGCAGATTCCCCCAATGAAAGACGCACATTCGGGACTTGAGGCCCCAATGTAATTCCTCGACCCGATTTGCAAGGTGATATAAGGAGTAGACGAAGCCACTGCTACCATTTGGAAAGCACTGTACGTTGCTCCAACACCCGCAGAAAAAACTAGGTCCGCATAGGTAGCGGATGGCAAAAATTCCAGTGAAGACCAGTTAGAAGACCCGGACCCGAATGCTAAGAGTTGTCCAGAGTGAGTTATCGAGAACACTTTACCGCCGCCGCTAGGTTGGCTGTATACATCCAGCAGGTCAGCCGAGCCTCCGGTATAGCCAATTAGCGTTTCGGCAACAATATCCGATGACGGAGTTGCCGCAAGGTGCCCTGTGGTGAAGATCGTGCCGCCTGCGGTGATGTCCTGAACGTGTCCGATGTCTACCACGGACGGGCTGCCGGTCGCGTACTGGATGATGCCTGTATTACCCGTGTACCCGAACGGGTTGGAGGACGGGAACTGAATGTAGAAGCCTGCCGTGTTCGTCGGCGTGGCGTTGGCTGTTACCGATCCGGTGAAAGTCCCACTTGAACTGTTGACGGTGCCGAGGTGCGCGTTGGCGCTACCGTCGATGATCTGGGTGTTGTAGATGTAATAGCCGCCGTATGTTCCAGCGCCCGACCCGACATGCCCCGTGCCCGCTCCGACGCACGATCCACCATAAATCTGGCACGTCACGATGTTACCGCTGTTCGAGTTGATGTTGAATACATTCCCGATGTTCACTACGCCGCCCAGGGACGCGCTATACTGAATGACCCCGGTGGTCCCGACGTAGTATCCCGCGTCGGGAGTTAGAGCCGTGTTCGCCGTGACCGAACCCGCGAATGGGTTCCCTCCACCACCGCCGCCACTTATTGTGGCCGTCGATGATGCCGTGACAAGGCCCTTCCCGTTGATGGTAAGAACGCAGGACTGGGTGCTGCTACCGCAAGACACCGGGCTGGAGTTCACGGTGTTCAGAGTGAAACTCGGCTGGCTGAAAGTCAGATCGCCGCCAGCAGTGAAGCCCCCGAACACGCCTCCGTTGTTGTACTGAATTTGCCCAGAGCTTCCGCCGGGCGTCCCGCCGCCGCCCCCGCTCCCGCAGTCGGAGCCTGTGCCACTCAACTCCCCCAGCGCGTTGAAGTGAGCGCACTGAACAGTCCCAGTGATGCCGGAGAATGTCACCGTTCCGGGGAGAATCGTATCGTTAGAGGATGACGTGCAAGTTGCAGGCCAGCTCGTTCCGTCGTACTTCCCGGAGCAAGTCATGCTCGAATTGATAGGCATGAGCGCCCACAGGCTGCCATCGAACGGAGAGGGAAGCGTGACAGCGTAGACTGTACTGCCCTGGCTGAAGGTGAACGAAAGATCCACGTATCCGCCAGAGGCCGGTGGGCACGTAACAGATGAGATCGTGACCGGAGCCGTGAGCGTGGTACTGGCCTCAAACCATGAGTTTGCTACCGACGTGCAAGTCAGAGTCGATGTGGTATTCGGGTTGAAAGAATAAGACACGCCTGCGCCAGAACCGCCCCCACCGCCCGAACCGCACTCCGTACCAGTCCCGGTGACCGCTCCTGTAGGACCAGCATGGAGGCACTGATTGCCAGACCCGGTGACGGTGAGGAGCGTAAGGATTCCGCTGCCATCAATGATGCTCTGCGCGGACCCGCCCACGCCCAACCAGAATCCGCCGTTGCTCCCCGTGCCTGCGCTGACATGCTGGCCGTTGGCCGTGCTGATCGTTCCTGCCGCCGCGACGTTGTAGACATTCCCAATTGAGATCGTCGGGCATCCGGTAGCGTCACATTGGATAATCCCGGTGGTCCCGACGTAGTATCCCGCTACAGCCGTCAGGCTCGTGTTGGCCGTGACTGAACCGGGGAACGGGTTCCCTCCACCTCCCCCGCCGCCTCCACCTGATCCGCAATCTGACCCGGTTCCGCCGACAACGCCAAGCGAATTGACGTGAAGGCATTGCGTCATCCCCGCCACGTCGATTGTCAGATGTCCAAGCAGGGACGTGGCACCGGAAACCGTCAGACCTGAGAACGATCCGTTCCTGCTGGAATCGATGGCCGTTACGCCGCTGATCTCAAAAGCATTGGACGTGTTGACGTAGCCGGTGGTGCTGATGTTCAAGCTGCCGTCGATGATCGTTGTTCCACCTACTGCGTAACTGCCCGCCGCGATCCCCGCATTTGCTCCGCTCCCTCCAACCTTGAACCCCACCCCTGCTGCGGTCTGAACTCCGACAGTTCCGCTGAACTCCAATGTGCCCGAGGTGGGCACATAGGCGCTTGCGCCCTGCCACAAGATACGACCAAAGTTCCCTAACCCGTCGATCTTGATGGCCACAACATTGGCCGAATTCAAGATGGAATTCGCGTCTTGCAGGTTTTGAACCCAGACCCCGTATCCGTTGACCACATGACCGCCGCCGCCGCCGTAACCTCCTGGTTGCCCAACGATGAGTCCCGCCCAGGTGTTCAGCGTCACACCGGAAGAGACTTGCGCCAAACTTGCCAGGTAGTTCATGCCCAGATTTGCGGTGTACGCCGATGCGGGAGTCTGGTAGTACAGTTCGGAGTCCACCGCTTTCTGCTGGCCGCGAATGTAAGGCGAACCGTATCCGGAATCGGTCGGGAGATTCATCGCTCCAAGGACTACCACTCCGGCCAATCCGAACTGGTCCCATCCGTTCGATCCTTCGTCAACCGTGGTCCGCACCACTCGCACTACCGAAGACACGCCCCTCGATTCGTTGTCCTGGTTCAACCAGGTATGGTCGATGTTTGACACCACGTACCCGAGCGCGGTTGAATCGTTCAGGCTCGCGCCGCCCCAAGCGGTGAACCCGTTCCCGTCGATGACTTGGTTAGAGCCTACGTACACCCCTCCGTTGAAGGTCTTGGCTCCTGTGATCGTTTGCGTGGTGTTGGTCGTAACGCACGTCGGGCAGTTCGCTGCCGAGATCCCCGTGAGCCATGCCGGGGCGTTGTAGGTCTGCGTGGTGTCCACGGCGTTGGTCACCATGGCAGCCGTGTAGTCTCCCGTGGTAGGGACCACCGCCCCCGTCCTGGTGTTGAACGAATTGACAATAGCCTGAAAGGTCGGGTCCGCACTTGCCTCGTTGGACACCAGACCGTAGTTGGCTGTACCTGCCGCCGTCACAGAGAGCGCCGAACTCCCTTCCCCGACAAGCACCCCATGAGCAGTGAACGACGAGGCTCCGGTCCCTCCTTGCGCCAAAGTGATCGGATATACCGCAGACGCCAGCGATGTTGACAAGTAGAAATCTTTGCAGGCCGAGTAGGTCACGGTGGCAGCCCCGGTCACAACGATCTGGATGTACGGGTGATAGCCATTTGAATAGGCAATGGGCGGGTTGCTAACCTGAGTGATCGTAGCCTGAGAGCCAAAACTTGTCCACGGACCCGCGCAAGAAGTGTCGGAGAAGTTCATGGCAACGGTCCATGCTCCGGCCCCGGTGGCGTAGATGCTGTGGTAGTTGTTATGGCGGGAAACTGCGCTGGAGTTATTTATTCCGTTGGTGCCGCATTCCGCAGAAGCCCAGGAACTTGTGATCCCGTAAATCCTGGTAATCATCAAGCTGGTCTGAGAGGTCTGGGATAGTCCAACGTTGCACAGCAGAAATAAAAACGGCAGTAGTTTTTTCATGGCAAATCTCGACTATTGATTGCTTCACACACACCTAAGCACTCGCGCCATTGCGCCCCGGCGTAAAGCGCGGCCTGGGCGTTCTTGAGTTCGTTATCTCCAGAGTAGATCCGCTCCTCGATGGAGAAAATAAGGTACGCCAAGCTGAACTCATCCGGGATCAGCGGCAACGGGTCCGTCAATGCCGACACCTGCGTTGTAGCCGCCTGGGTGCCCACGATGCTCAACCCCCGGTGTTGGGCCGGATTCTGTAAAACCGGGCCACCAATCGTGCTCACGGTCGCGGAGAATGAATCGTAGATCGCAAATGGCGCGTTCGGCCAGTTCGCCCCAATGATCGACTCGGAATTCTGATCCGGAGTCGGTGCCAGCCCTATGCTCTTGATTGGCAGGCCGTCTTCGTAGAAGTACTGGGGAGCCCCCGGTTTCCGCCGCCAGTCTCTCAGCTTGTTATTCAGTTCGGCCTGCGTAGCGCGGGGTATCCACTTGCCACCGACAAAGACATCAGAAACTGTGAGAATGTCATCCGGCACGGTGTACACCGCTTGCCCGGCCAGGATGCTCTGCGTGTAGATGCGCTTGAAGAGTTCGCCGCGAGTGAAGAAGTCCAGAAGTGAGAGGTTCAGGAGATCGAAGAACTGGGGGAGCGTCAAGATTCCCAGGACAAGCCCTCCGTCTTCTAGAACGTCGTAGCAGAGCGCATCGTAAACATCCTGTGCGGTCGCCATCAGGCACCCACCTTCTGCTGCACAGGGTCGCTAACCAAGAAATACGGAGGGAATTTCAGGTCTTTCCACAAACTTAGCGGCTTCAATTTGCGGATCATCTCTTGGTAATTAAAAGACGCATCCGCAAACGGCTTCCCGCTTTCCTTGATCATAATCCGACTTTTGGCATAGTCGATCAGGATGTCGCACATCTGGTCTTCCAGAGAGATCGCCTGCCCGGCAGCGGTGAGCGGGATCATGGGGACTACACCCTGCACTTCGATCATGTTCCCGCCAGCGGCGTCAATGGGGTGAATCACGAACATCCCGAGTCCGATGGGTGCCCAACGGTTAACCGGTCCATAGTTGGCCGTGGTGTCCGTCGCCCACTTCCGAAACCGGGTAGCCAATTCTCGCAGACTGAAAGGCTCCAAGATGCGGCCTTCAAAGTAAATCTTGATCGGTATGACAATGCCGGTAGGAGAGGCATACTCCCGCTGCCCTGCCACGCTGAAACCGGGAACCGGGATGGTGTCCTGCGCGATGCCTACCGCGACGTTGAGGCGGCGTAATCCCTCATTGAGCACACCCCTGACGTTGGGTTCCGGGTAGAGGCCAACATTGCCATCCAGGCCATCCCATACGCGCTGCTCAAGGTCTGCCAGTGTGAAGGTCGGCACCGTTCGCCACCTTACCCGATGATATGCCCGGCCTTGAACATTGACCCGCCGCGTTCGAGGCGCTTGCCGAAGTTTCGCAGAGCCCTGTAGTCATGACGAGAAGCTTCGACGAACGGCATCGGCCCACCGTGCTCCATGACCTCGTGGGCTTCGTGAAGATGGTCCTGAGCCTGCATCATCGCCTGATCTGGGCCGACGAGACGCCGCCCCTTCAATTCGTTGGGAGCCATGTACTCCCGGAAACTGTCGCACATACGTTATCCTCCTAATTGATCGTACACCGAGAAATCGGGCCGAGCCTGCATCGCATTGTAGGAACTCACCCCACGAACCTTGTCGATGAAGTTCGAGAGCATCTGCATGTAGCGCCCCTGGTCCATGTTGATGGCGTCTTCGAGATAATCTTTGTACTGCTGCTCGCAGAAAGCTGCCGCCGATGGGTCGTAAAAAGGATCGACGCGACCTTCTCGGGGGATTACTCTCGCGAGAAGAGCATCGGCCTGCGCCCCCGCGATGAAGATCTCTTCGTTCAGGAAGTACGGTGACAGGTCGTTGTCGTTCACCAGCCGGGGCCAGCCGTCTTCGTAGACGAGATTGATGAGCCTGCCTGTCATCTGCTGGGGGTAAAGCTCCCACTGCATGACTCCAGCCGGGTGCGGTGCCATCATGCACATCGCCTCCGGGTCACCGGTGTTCGTCCGCTGCGGGTCCCCCATGTTCAGGAAGTCCTGGGTCTGCTCGGTGTTCAGGACATTCCCGGCCAGTGCGTCATAGGCGAAGCGCAGGCGCTTGGCCGTAGGGGTGATCTGGCAGTAGGCCGAGTAGATGACGTATGGGTTGCTGGTCACAGCCAGCCCGCCCCATGGCCGGTCCATAACGGCGCTGGTGGCCGACAGAATCCCGGTGATGGTGAAGATGTAGTCGTTCACGTCCAGTTGCCGGTTAGCAAGGGTGGATGCCTGGACCGTGGCCCCGGTGTTGTGCTGATACCGGCAGTAGACCGTGAACGTGTCCGGCCCGGTCTTGCGGATCGGCAGGATCTCCATGATCGAGGGGTTCTCCATCTCGATCACAACGTAGATCCCCTGCTGAATCTTGTCCATTGAGGCCGGGGATAGCTCCACAAACCCGGTGTCCCTGGAGTCTGAAGTGAGGGTGGTGTTGACCAGATCGTTGACCGGCCACGCGGTTGCGACTCCGGTGACAGCCGTTGAGCCTGGGGTGAGGTCCACAGATCCGGTGCTGTAGGCGTCCGGGACCACCAGTGATCCCATCCGGAGCGTGTCGCTCCAGCGGTACTTCTCCAGAACGGACCTGATCCGGCGATTTATGAATCCGTCGATTTGTGACGGAGGGGCATTGGGCTTCCGGTCGGCCACCAATCCGCGCATCGTCCAGAGCGATTCCGCCATACACTACCCTCACCGGCATCATACGACAACCGGGCAAGGTTTTCAATAGCTTAGGGCAGAATCAGATGGGCGCGTGCAACGTTGGACGGATTACGCTGGGGTGACTGCCACCGTTCCCCCGCTGGGCATGGGCACCGCCACCACCTCGGACGGGTCGAACATGTCGTTCGTAACCCCGGTTACCCGGAGGTGCGTGCTGTAGATCTTCGGGGCCACGTAGCAGGCGATCCCCAGTTTCATGCAGCGCTGGAAGAAGCTGAAGTCCTCACTGAACTTCCCGATGATATCGAACGGCTCCTCGTGAAGTTCGTTCCAGATGCGCTCGAACACCCGCCTGCGGACCAGCAGGCACCCGGCCCCGGCGCAGTCGATCTTCACCAAGTCGGCGTTCCAGTCCATCTGCGACACGATCATGTAGGCATTGTTCACCCACATATAGGTGGTTGGCAGGAACGGACCTGCCTTGTACCGATACAACCCTGTGAGCACGTCGAGGTCTTTCTGCTTCATCAGGGAGACCATCCGACAAACAATATCAGGCCCGAATTGGTGGTCGCTGTCGGTGGTCCAAAGCCAATCACCGAGCATCGTTCGGGCCAGCCCGTTGCGGGCCGTGACGTGGTAGCTGCTGATCGATCTATCCCGGTGAACAAACTCCCCCGTCTGGCACATGTATTCCTGATTGTAGACTCGCATGTCTGCCCAGGAATCTGTGAACTCGGTTGGTACGGACATCAGCCCGCCTAAATAGGCCACCGTTCCTATTGGCCTTCGTAGAATCAGCACGCGCGCTCCTTTGCCAAATACTTCTCCGCCGCTTTCAGACCTTCCGGGGTTCCGATGTCCAAGTAGGGTCCGGAGGACTCAATCGCAATGACTTGACCTCCGGCCTCCACCCAACGGTTAATCACCGTGCCGACGTAAGGCTCTTGCTGCCACATCCTAGAAAGGGTTCTCAACTCCAGGCAGGTCATTCGCATCGCGCCCCATACCCATCCCGATGCTGGCTTTGAAGCCTTGACCGCTACCCTTCTGACCATCCCGGCCTCGTCGTATTCCACGGAGTCGAAGTTCTCTGGATCGGGAACCTGGAATACAAGTAGGGACATTCTCTGTGGGAGTTTCTGAAAACCGTACTCTGGGAACCAGACCGTATCCGGCAACCCGATCAACACATCCCCACTTACAAAAGGCTCGCAGATGAAAATGGCGTCTGCCAGACCAATCGGCTCCGGCTGAATCAGGTAGCAGAGTTTAGCTGACTTGTAGGTAGTGCCGTACTTACGAAGGATGTCGGCCTTCCCCGGTGCGATCACGATGCAGATCTTATCGGCCCCGCCAATCACCATACGGTCCAGCAAGTACTCGATCACCGGCTTACCGGCAACCGGGATCAGTTCTTTCGAGCACTGCCGGTTCGGAAGCCGGGTGCCTGATCCCGCTGCCGGGACTATTCCCCACATATTGCCTCCCAGTTCACACACGGTGCCAACCACTCCGTCTCACAGTGGGTGGCCAAAGACGGGATCGGACCCCACAGGGTCCGCTGCGGCTTGCAGCGCGGATACCGTCCAAGGGACTGAAGGTGCATGAACAACTCCCGATCTTGGGGATGAACGGTCCCTAGGTATGCCGAGATCCTGGCGTAGTCCCATCGCAGTGTTTCCACCCTAGCCGCGAACGTCATGCACGTAGACTCCTGCGTGCGCCAGTGGTGGCTCCCGGAATGAATAATCTGCTCTCCTCCGGGCCGATCAAAGTCTTGGCCGTTGTACCGGGCTGGGTGATCGTACAACGTTGCATAATCCGGGTGCTTCTCTTCAAAGAACTCCACCAGTTTCACCAGCGCGTCCGGGGTGTGCAGATAGTCGTCTTCCACGAAGTACACGATGTCATCGTCCGGGAAACCGGAAGTCGTAGCCAGCCGGAGGGCGTGCCGGAATGATGCCGCGTTCCCGATGGGACCACCGGATTCGTCCTTCAGAACCTCTACATCAGCGCCCGACCATAATCCACGGAGCCAATCAGGAGGGTGGTTCCCGTCGTATAGAACTCTTATTGCAACCGGAGTAGTCATCCGAGATGCTCTCTGGAGCGCTTCCATCAGACTCTTCAGACAGGCTCTTTTGGAGTACCACGCTGGCCGGTGCTTCGCCGGGTTCTCGGTCATGCACAGACGGTAGTAGATTCTCAGCATCAGAGCACCAGCTTCAACCCGGCATCGAACGCCCGTAGCCTGTCTTCGCTCCACTGGGGGTCATGTTGGTGGCGGAACGGGTGGCTTACGAATAGGTCATGGTTCAGGCCCATAGCCGGGTTGTTTCTCAGGTTCCAGAACAGCCAGCCTGCTTTCATGGCTCGATACCCTAAGTTCGAATTGTCGTTGCCCCATTTTTGGTCCTGGTATTCATCGAAGCCGCCAAGATCTTTGAGAGCCTGAAGAGGCGCTGCGGCCCAGTCGCATTCCCAGTGCCGCCAGTCGATCATCCCGCCCCATGCCGACCGCCACTCTTCCACCACAGAGCCGCTCCACCTCACCTGTTTCCCGAGGTCATTGTAGGATTGAGCCTTCGGAACCGGGGCCGTGAAGAAATATCTGGGGCTGGACCTGTAGGCATCCCAAAACTTCTGGAGTCCTTCCGGGGGGAACCAACACCAATCTTCCACTATGACTACCAGTTCTCCCCGCGCTCGGCGAAGCATGGAGTTGAACGCCTTATTTAATGCGTGAACTCTCCCGTCCCCATATTCTATTAACCACTCAAATGATTGGAACGATTGGTCCTTCAAGGACTGTTCTATGGGGCGCAATGCGTTCAAACCCCTGATGGTTGGGCTTAGAACGCTAATCTTGGGGGTTTCCATAATTGTTCACCAAATCTACAGCGAGGTCATGCTTTCTTTGTAAAAACTGCCCCCCATTACAATACAACTCTGAGAGTACCCTTTGCGCAATCCTGTCAGAAACACCGAACCAATATATGTTCCTGCTAGGGCACACTTTAGCCCGACATGAGGGGACCAGATTTTTGACGAAAGCAGAGAACTGATCGAGCAGAGGTTTCGACCCGACAAGGGTCATTCGCGGGTAGCGCTTGTTCCTTTTTTGGTGAGTTGAAACGCACCCATCCCCGTCAATCACTCCTCTCCAGAAATCTCGACTTCGATCTATCCCTAATAATGCTTTAGCTGAGAAAGTTTTCCGGGGGACCACGCCGAACTTCGCCAGCGCTCCGACTAATCTGTCTGACCTAACAGAGAATCTGACCGCTCTCAATGTGGGAACAAGAGTAATCGCATGGGAAGAACCGAGAAAGTCTCGGAACTTCTCTACATGAAGATGATCTTTTTGACCTAGAACAAGGGCTACCGTCGGGGCGCTTCCGGGCCACCTGGAGTCCTCTACTATAGCCCCATCAGCCATCAGAAAACCAACCCAATACAGAGACTCTTCCGTAGGCTCGTCAAACTTAGATTCGTCTACCGGAAGCCGGAGTAATGCGCCCGCCTCCTTAGCGCCTCTTTGTCTTATCCCATTTCTCCTCAGCAGCATCCAGACAGCCTGTGGCGATGCCTCATATTCGGATGCAAGCGCCACGGTTGTCCTGCCATTCAGGTATCCCGAGCATATTAAAGATGTTTTCCGTTCGTCAAACTTTCTCCGAAATCCTTTACGGAATCTATCAGCGATACAAAAACAACTCCCCTTTATCACGGCTTCACCTTCTTCAGCCGCTCAACGAACTCCGGGCTGATGGTGCGGCGACCATGGCGGATGTCGCAGATGTAGGTTGGGGTGAACTTTAGTCGGCGGGCCAGATCATTGGCCGCACCAAGATTTTCATCGAGGTACTGGTTGATAGCCATACGGAGGGCATCTTCTCTTCCAGACACCTGCTCCCGCCCGTCTTCAAGGAATTCGGCACATTCGATGAGCCACTGTAGGTCTGCCATATTTCCACTATACGCCTATGCGCTTACAGTGTCAAGGCTAGAGCAGCCAGCCTCCAACCGGCTCCGCCTCGGGGTGCATGGACTTGAAAATCTCCCGGTTGTGAATCAGCTTGGCTTCCGCCTCCTCCGTCGATTGGTAGGCTTTGAGGGTCTGGGACTCCCAGTGCCGGGCGGCTATCGGGATGATCTTGGTCTTGAACCCTGCGCTTCGGACCCGATGAAGAAAATCATCATCATCGTATCCCCACCCGTCCGCGAATACCTCATCGATCCCCCCCACCTTCTCATACACGCTCCGGGGGATACAGACCATCGAGAACTCCAGATCCAGTTCCCCGGTCAAGGTGAATGGTCTTCCGGCCCAAGCCGTCACGGTGTCAGGAACAGCCAGCTTGTCCATCCAGAACGGATCTTGGATCAGGATGTCGTTGGCAACCACGTAGATCCAGTCCCCGTGGGCCTGGGAAAGCCCCTGGTTCATCGCCTTGGACCAGCCCTTGACGTTGACCACCGGGATGAACTCGGCACCGCCTACGGTCTTAATGAGGGATTCCCTGACCTTCAGGCGCATCTCCTGCATCTTGTTCTCGGGGTCGTAGTCCAGGAAGACAACGGACCTTGCTGGCTTCACCGGCTTCGTGTCCTGGATTATCTCCGGGGCATCTTCTCTTGGGACGGACACCACCCCTTCCCCCATGATGTTGTCGAACCCATAGTCGATGGGATACCGGACGATGGCCTTAAGACCGGCCTGCTCCAGCCATGAGTCGATCACTTCCGGTGGGCAGGCGTGGTGGTGTCCGTACCGGGTTGGACCGGTGGCTCCCACCGAGCGACGGTCATCCGGCACCGTGAAGATGATCCGACCACCGGGGGCCAAACACTCTTTGAACTTCCGGAGTTGATCCGGGACATCTTCGGTGGCGTAGTGCTCCAGCATGTCACTCGCAACCACGGTATCCCAGATGTGCGGCTGAAAAGGCTGGGGCAACTGCCGGGCATCTGCCAAGACATTCACGGCGTTGGGCTTCTTCAGGTGAGCGTCTTCTTCGTACAGATCGATGTTGACGGCTCCCATTTCCCGGAGTTTCCCCCCGTCATCGCAGCAGCCTACGTTCAAAACTCTGCCGGGGAACATCTTGCAGTGCTTCAGGACGAACGCGAACTGGGCGGAGATATTGCGACCGGGCTGATCGGCATACCCGTGCATCCCGGCTTCAAGAACATCCACGAACCGCTCCCAGTTGAAAAGCGCCCGCGCATAAGGGACCATCTCTGCTCGGATCTTCTCTTGCAGTGCAACGTTGGACATCAGGCGGTAAATCTCCCCGATGAACCGGGCTTGGGTGAGCGGGTCATTCGGATCGCCGTAAATCCAGATTCCGTGCTGGCAGTAGTCCCCCGCCGCCCAGGTCGGGCAGATAATCGGGATGGCTCCCATCGCCATCTCTTGGAGTCCACTTATGAATCCAGTTTCCTGAAATTGTGTTGCGTGAACGCTCAACCCGCACTGCATGATCTGGCGGTACTGCTCCGGCTGTCCGATGCGCCCGAGCCATGTGACTCCTGGCTGGTTCGACAACTTCTCTATCTCTTCAGCGAGCTTCCTCCAATGAGATGTAGGAGGGTTGCTCGCTATGATTTTTTTTATGTTATCGACACCGTAACACGCGAAAAGCTCGGCGTCGTGAACCCACTCTCGTACACGCGGCCAGATCTTGAGCAGCGGAATCAATCCCCGGTCGGGGCTGGAACCGAAGAATACCCGGCGTGGGTTGCGCTCCGGTATGCCTTCGGCCTCAATCCGGCGGATCAGATCAGACCGGATGCCGTTGAATCCCTGCCGGACTTTATGCGCGTACTTCGAGTACTTGGACTGGGTGTATCGCAGATGCGTGGGGCAGAGCGCGATGAAGTGATCCAGCTTCTCCCACCGCTCATCAGTCCAGTTCCCGTAGTCAACATCTTGGCTCGTTAGGCCGATAATTTGACCCGGATGGTCAACCAAAAAATGATCTAGCTCGGCGGGCTGTCTCGAAATCAGCCACAGCCCTTTACGAGAATAATCCGCCTGTTCTAATGGAAGCCACCGGGTTCCTTTCCATTCGGACTCGCACCCTTTCGGTACAGGAGCATACACAACTACGTCATGCCCTCTCTTAGCCATTCGCCACGCTGTTTCGACTACGGCGGTTTCTGACCCTCCAATTCCTGGATTGTCCGGGCTTAGATATGACCATTCCTCGAAATGCACGGGGCTAATAATAGTTACGTTCATGCGTCCTGAATCTCCTTGACATACTGTTTGGTGTCAGGTAAACTAGATCTTGTCATGTTCATAGTGAACGTTAAACCTGGATGGAAGTTCGGGAAGTGGACTATACTCGAAGAACTTCAGCGGAGCGGGTATGAGCGAAGGTTCCTTTGCCGCTGTGACTGCGGTAACGTGAAGCCGGTATTTTGGGGGAATCTCACGGAAAGTAAAAGCAATGGATGTCACAAATGCCCCCGCCTGAACCGCCGCCTCTATGATCGCCCTGCCCGGATTACTCCCGAATGGCAGCGGTGGAGCGGAATGAAGAATCGCTGCCTCAACTCCAAGAACCCATCGTATCCTAGATACGGCGGTAGGGGGATTACAGTTTGTGATCGATGGAGTGGAAAAGATGGATTCATTAACTTCCTGGAGGACATGGGGCCGCTTCCGACTCCGAAACACACCATCGAGCGCCAGAACAGTAACGGCCCTTACTCTCCTGAAAATTGCGTATGGGATACGGCCCTGCGCCAAGGTAGAAATAGAAGTATCGTGATCAAGGTGAACTTCGAGGGGCAGGTGTGGACACTCCCTGATTTGGCTAACGCTCACGGCTTGTCCCGTAACTTGCTCTACAGCAGGATCAAATGTCCGGGATGGGATCTTCACCGTGCCTTGACCCAACCGGTGCGCGTAAATACCAACGGCTCGTTTTCCCTTGTCCCTATAAAACGAATCCCCTCTTCTGGTCCGATCTTCCAGCGATCCACGCCAACGCTTATTCCAGGGATAAAGCCACGGGACGTTCGATCTTTTCGCGGCGCGACGCCTACCCCCTAAATCGAAGTTAACGGGCGAATGAAGCGTTACCTGCATGTTTCGATGTCTCCCTAAACTTCCCAGAACTCTTCCAACTGATCGGCGGTCGGCTCGGTAGCCCCGGCGAACTCTTTCAGCCATTCCGGGAAGGTGTAGAACTTACTCCCTTTCGGAGCAAGATGATATCCCTGAAGCCACCTGTCGTATTCACCGCAGAACGATTGGACCCTCTTGCCCTCTGGAAGAATAACGAAATGAACGGAGGCGTCAGCCCAGTCTCCGCCGCCCATGATCGCTGTGATCTTCATCGGTGTCTCCCTGTGGTCTACGCCTGGTGCGTGCCTTCGACGCCGCGCTTGATCCGCTCGCGGGTGCGCCTTTGGAGGCGCATCAGGGCCATCTCGCAATGCTCCTGCGCAATTGCGTTGTCCTCACACGCGAACGGCCCCGCCTGAAAACTCCGCAGCCGGTCGATCACGATAGCGAGCAACGCCTCTTGCGTGATTCCGTTAACGCCGAACTCTTTGATGGGGCCGTTCTGAAAGACGATTGTGGTCTTGAACTGAGCATCATATTGCTCATTTGGGAGCCTTGACTGATTAGATGCCAGATCAAATCCGGCGATCTCGTACCTGTGGTTTGCTCCCCCCTTCCCCGGCTCATCCGTGACTTCGATGGTGAGTTGGTGGTTCGCTGAGTCTCCCTCAACGATGTGGTCGGTGATTGTTCTCATGTCGGTGTGCTCCTGTGCAACGTTGAACTTCGGCTTCGATTCTGATGCTAACTCTTGACACCGAAAATGTCAAGAGAAAAAGCAACGGCCCGCCCCGGTTTCCCGAAGCGGGCCGCGTGCCGTGCCGACCTGAGTGAGGCTCAGATCCTTTGAAGGGTCACAACAATTTCTCCCACGCCGGGGTTGGCCGATGGGATCGTCCACATCCAGCCCAGGGCATCGCCCTGCGCCAGTTGGTTACGAGTGGTTGAGTTGAGGATCGTGCCGTACCGCGAAGTGTCTGCGGCGGCAGTATGGTCGATGGTCGAGGCCAGAACCGGGAACGCGGAAGACCCGAGGGTCGATCCGTTCCAGGCTTTTACCAGCATACCAGTGGTCGATCCCACAACTTCGTGTCGCTCGGTAACGGCGATCACTTGAGCCGGGGCATCGGCCACCCAGATGGGTTGTGTGTCCAAGGTCTGCCAGAGGGTAGACCCGAAGGTGGAGCCAACTAAGTCGAGGCTCACCGTAAACGTTTCGAGGGCGGGGGACTCGGAGGACCCCATGACGTTACCGGCAGAGTCTACCGGAAGCCCAGATTTGAAGATTTGAGTAATCATATGTTCTTTGGTCCTCTCTTACACGCCCGGTGCTACCGGCCCCAGAGCGATGGTACACCAGCCGCCAGGGCTTCCCCCGGAAACGCAGACCCAGGCCCAAGTGCTTGTCGCCACCGTGGGGTACTGATTGATGATCATGTCCCCCAACTGGTACGTGCCTTCACTCGATGAGCCGATGGGTGCCCCGGAACCGTAGTACTTGGTGTTCGCCGGTCCCCAGTTGTCGCCGTAAGTGATTCCTGATGGCATGTCTCATTCCTCCCTTACAGCACGTTGGCCTTGGTTGTGCTCGATCCGTACTGCGGCATGGTCGCTGGCGTCTGGACTTCCGTGACCAGAACGTCAATGTTCACCACACCAGCCGTAGCAACCGAGCAAGCAGCGCCGGTTGGCGTCAGGGTAGCCGCCAGCGTCACCGCCGAAAGCTGGCCCGAAGCCTGAGCGAAGGTCTCCACCAGCGCACCGTCGTAGACGGCCTGCATGATGTCGTAATCCTTCACGAAGAAATCGGTCACGCCTCCGGATTTTCCAACCCGAAGAACAAGTGCCGAGAGAGCGCCCCCGGAGAAAGCCACGCTGGACTTCACCCGGATGTACTCGATAATCGCGCCAACACTGAGAGTCCCCAGGGTCCAGGTCTTTGCGCCTGTCCCTGAAGTCGCCGCCAGATCCGCGTAGCTGATCTGGTAAGAGTGGAGCACCCGCACCATCGTGAGCCGCTGGTCATTTGCAGTAGGATTTGCCATTGTCGTCTCTCCTTAGAACAGCGTACTCTGAAGCTGGAACCCGGTCCTGGGGCTCGGAACCAGAAGGTTGCTGGCCACCAAGAACTGGCCCGCCACATCCAAGTCATCCTTCGCGCCCTTGAACCCGGTCCACCCATACTGGAACAGCGGAACCTGCGAGAACCACCAGTGGATGTACTTCGAGTTGATCCCGAACATCCGCCCGATGGGGCTGCTGCCAGTTGGCAAATACCGGGAAATCACCACGTCCGCTGCGTTGAACTTCACGTTCTGGAATCCAACGTTGGCCAGATCGTTGTCTGTGTTGCCGTACCGCATGGAGGGCTGAAGTGACTGCCAGATCAGGCTCCATCCGTTCGGAGTCACCGGCATGATGTCCGGGTGATCCGATCCCCAGCAGGCGTTCTGATACGCCGTGTTGACTTGCGCCAGCGTGAAACTGGTCAGCGTGGCAAAGTAGGCGTTCAATCCGCCCACCGTCCCGTTCGCCATCCCGTTCACGTCCGTCCGGAGCTGGCCACCAACGCTCGGGAAGTTCGTCCCGTCGTCGTACCACTCCTCCAAACCGTTCAGGTACTTCTGCCGGTTCGTCGCTTGCCCGTTCAGGTACATGTTCGTCGCAAGAATCTTCGCCATCTTCAGCGAAGCATTCAGGAATTTAAGCTCTACCTGCGAGAAGACCGCCTCCGGGCCGTCGTTGTTCATGGCATCCCAGGCGTACAGCGTGATGTTCACCCACGCCATCCGCATGTCCACAACGATGCCCGCTTCCGTGGTCACGTACTTGATGTCCACGGACTCGCCCTTCCCCATGAAGCCGCCGTTGAGTTCTCCAACAAGACGTTGTTGTTACGACCGGGATCGCTGGTCCCGACCTTCTCACGCTTTCGCGTGAGACCAGGCTATCTCATCACCCGTTCTGGGTGTCTCGCGCTTCGGATCGCTTGATCCTACTCCCCGTAGGGATAGTCGTTGAACCTTCCGGATTTCTCCGGCTTGGCTGCGGATTGCCATGGCCGACATCGGCTGTAGGGTTTCCCGCAATTCACGAGATTTTTCCGTAGTGGCTCCCGCCACCAGGCGACTATTGTTAGTTAATCGTTTCGGACACTCTGGCGTTTCCGGTGAAAGGCTCTCTGTTCTGCGATTCGAGCCGCACGAAAAGCGGATCGCTCGCATAGATGACATCCGCGCAATACGGAGAAATTTTCCGTGAGACGTATGCATCAAGATCCGAGAGCTGCAAAGACATGTCAGCCTACCCCCTCGTTCGCGGGGCAGGTGACCCCTAAAATTTTCATTGCCTTCTCCTTTTGCCCCTTGACAGGGGGATTGTTTCGGTACATAATGGGAACATACTATGCAACCCAAAGAATTGCAGTTGCACTTACTTCTTTCCAGGGACGACCGAAAGACTCTGGAATCTTTGGCTGAACGCTGGCAGGTGAAACTTGCCGAAGCGATCCGCCGCGCCGTCCGAGAAACCTGGAGGCGCGAAAACCGATGAACCTGATTACCGGGAGAGGCCACAAAGTCTACCGCCCATGCCGATGGTGCGGCGAGGTCCTCTCTTATGCCGAAATGAGAGCGCACATAGCGCTTTGCCTGAAGAACCCCCTCCGCGCTGTTTGTTCCTATTGCGGCTCGCCTTTCAATCGAAGGCGCGGATTCTTGGATCACATCGCCAATGCTTGCTCGAAGTCTCCCGAAGTTCCGCTTGGCACGAAGATGTGCATCATCTGCCAAAAGCCTCATCTCCTGGAGTCGTTCAGCCGTGACGCTCACTCCACCGATGGGCGGCAGACTACATGCAAACCCTGTGAGAACTTGTGGAAGGCGAACTTTTACAAGACCCCACGGGGCCGGGCTAGTCATCACGCCACCCACATCAAGGGCCTTTACGGAATCGCTGCCGAAGTATACGGGGTGCTTCTCAAATCGCAGCATGGACGCTGCGCGATCTGCGGGAATCCTCCGAGCGGAGGCCCGAAAGAAAGGCAGCTTGTCGTTGACCACAACCACGCCGGCACAAGCGGAAGCGGAGAGGTTCGTGGCTTGCTGTGTTCCCGCTGCAATATCGGGCTCGGAGGATTTCGTGACAACCCGGCCTTCCTGCTGTCGGCGATCAGTTATCTCGCCGTGCACACGAAGATCGGGATTGTCACGTAGGCTCATTACATGCCGCCAGCAGCGGCTTCCTTTTCTCGGAACTCGCGGGCCGCCTCAGCGGCGATGCGGCGGTCCCCGAGCTTAGGGTCTCCGCCTTCGCTCTTGAGTTTTTCCTGCTTGGCCTGCCAGCGGCTCTGGAGCGCGCCGGTTGGGGCAGACGACCCTTTGCCGTCCACGGGGTTAGCCCGGCCCGAGGTTGCGGCGGCGGTCTTGCGGCCTTCGGCCACGCCCTTGTCGAACTCGGCCTTCTTATCGGCAGTGAGCTGCTCGGCGTTCTTGGCCGTAATCTGTTCGTGGTAGACCTGATTGTAGGCGTCCAACGGTTTCAGGTACTGGCCGGTGGTCTTCTGGTGATCCCGCATGGTGTTGTAGATCTTGTCCATGTCGATGGGCTCCCCGAACTTGCGCTCATGCGCGGACATTTTGGGGAGCAGCGTTTTAGACACGTCTTCCCAGACCGCGCCTACTCCGTTGACCCGGCTTTCAACCAGCGGCTGAACCTTGTCCGTGATCATCTTGGAGAACTGTGCTTCCAGGTCGGGGTTGGTCACGACCCCGGCTTCCTTGAGGACTTCCTTCACCACTACTTTGATTTCGTCGGCGGTCATGTCGGCTCCTTCAGTTGCTTCGAGTTCGGCTACGCGAGTCATGGACTCGGCCAGGGCGTTTTGCAGCCGGGCTTTGTCGGCCTCGTGCCACTTCCAGCCCTTCTTGTCGTCCTCCAACCAGCCGCGCCAGCGCTCCAGTTCCGAGACAACGCCTTCCGGCTTGCCGTCGTAACCCAGGGTTTTCAGGCGGGGGTTGAGTTGGTGGACTTGTTCCCCGAGATCGAAGAATGACTTCAGCTCGGGGTGCTTGGCTGCGAATTCTGTGATCGGTTTGTTTTCGGATTCGGCTGCGAGTTGTAATAGATTGTCGAACGGCATGGGAATCTTCTAGCTCCCTTGAGGTGGTGCCCCAGGAGGTGCTGCGGGGCCTGTCGATGGATTTTGAGGCGGCGCGGGTGGCACTTCGGGAGATCCCTTGGCCACACCAGACCGCTTCGCTTTCTGCTGCACTGCTGACGCCAACCCCATCGCGGCTTTGCCGATCTGTTCCAAGAACGGCAATAGCGACGGGTCGTACTGGCCGACGAGGTTCTTCATCTCACCGGCCCACTTGTCCAACTCCTGAACCTTGGCCCCGATTTGCTGGACAACTTCCATTCCGGGCTGGGGCTGGCCGACGCCCTGCATGGCGAAGACCGACTGCGATTCCTGGGGGTTCTGCTGCTGCTGAACCACATCCGGCGGAAGCGGAGGTCCCTGCGCCATCGGTGAGGCCGGGCTGCCCATCGGCTACCTGCGGCCCCGCTTGTTCTGGAACGGGGTCCTCGGCGTGGTTTCCGAAATCCCCTCTTTATCGTAGGGGCTGGTGGCCGACCGGGACAACTTCACGCTGGCACTGTCGCTCTGGGGCATCTGCCCGCCGCCAGTCTGCCGTGCGCCGAAGGCCGCAACCGGGATCTCTTTCCGGTTCATCTTCATGGATGTCGATTCGCCGAGAACGATGGGCTTGCCTGAGCCGCCCCGATCCGGCATGTCGGCTGGACCCTTCCCGAGTTTCGTTTCCGTTGAGGTCGTTTCTACTTTGGGCATAGATCACCTGCGATACGCACGCTTATTCTTTGCGCGAGCTTTTCGCCTTCCCTTTCTTCCTGCCATGACACATCCTGGACAACATGCCTACTTCCGGCGCGGCTTGCGCCCCATCCCCGCTGCATGACCGGTTACGCCGCCCCGGCCTTTCTTGCTTCTCCTGCCTCTGAACATGTCGGATCTCCTTGCGTTGAAGTAAGGGGTGGCCTATTTTCAAATTTAGGCACGCTACCGGGCCACCCCGAACGGCTGCGTGTTGGGTTACTTGCGGTGACCCTTGCGTCCGGCCTTGCGGCCTTTCTTGCCACGATACATGAGGTTTACCTCCTTCTGGAGTACATGATTTACACCATGCCTAACCACACGTTATGGGAGTATGCCTTTGGAAATCAAGAAGAACTACAAAAACAGACTTGACTAGGCGGGGATCAGGCTGGGGTGATGTGCAACGTTGGACTCGTACGCTGAAGCGTGCGGCTCGTGAATGGCTACGTTTTCACGGGAGAACTCGCAGCCGGGGGACTTTTCGTTGTGGTGGCGGCGGATGCCACGGATCAAGTTCTCCATGTCCTTGGCCCCGGTTATACCTGCACAACCGCAGGTCCGGCAGCGCCATCCAACGAATTGACGGGGGTACTTACGGCGATAGCTCATAGCCTCGAACGGCACCTCCCTCAAATCAACACTATACACCAATTCCGTGCAACGTTGTATTTTGTTCTTGCAACAGCAAGCGCGTGGTGATAGGATGGAGAAGTGAAACCGTACTTCGAAGAAGATGACGTTGAGGAGGCCGAAGAGAAAATGACCGACGACATGAAAGAACGCGAAACAGACGAACCCCCGGATACCTGCGAGCAACTCGCGAATGCGCTCCGGGAGAAGGATGCCCAAGCCCAGAAGGATCGGGCAGAGGCGTTCGCGAGCCTGTCACGCGAGATGCTGCTGGCATACGTGGAGCTTTTTCCAAACTTCACATGGCTGGACCCGCAGCAAGCACTGCAAGTGTTCCGCCGCGCTGTACTCTCTTTGCGTTGGCAGATCAAGCTGATGAACAAGGCCATCGAGATCGGCGCTCAGGATGCGGTCGAGGAGATGTTTCCGATGTCTCCGGCGAAGCCCTCCGACAGCATGACACTTATCGAGCGGGATTCCGTTGCTGAGTATCGCAAGCGGTTTCTTGCCGAGAAAGCTGAGATCATCGCGCGGCACTTCACGCCAGAGCCGATTGTGCCTGTACCAATTCAGCCAAGACGCATCGAAGCACGAACGGACATCATCAATCTACTGGCGCAATACGATGCTGTGATTGAAGGGCGCGAAAGCGAAGGTGAGTATGAACCCGACGCCGATGATGCGGCTATCGTGGATGACATTCGCCAGCGATGGGGGATGAAGGGCGATCCGGGGGACCCGCCGATTACTGCTGACGAGAAACTCGACCAATGCGCCCCATACGTCTGTGACCACGACTACTGCGATCTGGAAGAGTGCCGGTGCAAGTGCCATCAGGATACAGCCGTAGCAGCCGTCCGGGAGCTTGCGCCCTTCACGGATCAACCGCTCTCGAAGATCGCCACAATTCGTCGGCAGCACATACTGATCTGCGAACTGCGTGAACGGGTAAATGAATACCTCACGACCCTTCGTGCCGTATCCGTTGAAGGGCTTGGGTTGACGGACCCGTGGGCGGAAACCGCAACGGACGAGGCTCCCGATGAATGGACCGGATTACTGAGCGAGAAGGTGGCGGAACTGCGTAGAGAGCGCGACGAAGCGCGCACCGATGCGGCAGCACGGTTGAAGCAGATGCTGAACCAGTCGGACCTCGACAAACGTGCGATCAAGGAGTGGGAGCAGGCTCTAACCAAAGCGACCGATCTATTGCGCCCATTCGTGCGCATGGAGTTTAACTCTATGTCGGGCGAGGATACTATTATCAACGGAGCAAAGCAATCCGACTTCGATGCCGCCAAAGTTTTCCTGGATGGCTTTGATTCGCGCCGCAAGGCGAAGAAAGGGAGAGTATGACCGATCAGGTTCCCGGCCCGTCCAGCCTTGTGTACGTGGTGGCCGAAGTCATGGAGAGACGCGAGAAGCAGGATGCCCGTCACGGCGGTCCCGAGCACGACGACACGCACACGCCATCAGACTGGAGAGTCTTTATTGGTCTGTACAATCGGGTCTCAGCGGAATACGAGAGCGAGCCAGAGATCCGAGAAGACAAACTCCTTGACGTTGCGGCGCTCGCGGTGGCTGCCATCCAGAGCAGCCGGAGGAAACGAAATGCGAGCAATTGAATCGCCGCGAGAAATTGCACTGGCAAGACTGAAGGAACGGTATTCGTCCCACGAACTGCGGGATCTTCAGAAAGGGGCCGTTGCGATCTATAGAAACTGCGGGCACCCATCCGTGTTGGCCGTTAGTCGGCTTCTTCTTCAAGCCGCACACCAAATCGAGAAAGAGAATGCCTAAACCAATATCGCTTTACGATATCCCGCCTGGCTGTATCTGCTACGGTGACGGCCTGATGGGGATGAAATGCACGGCTGCCGAGCACGTGCGGCTTCGGATGCCTGAAAGGGTCCAGCGCAAGCGCACCCTCGGGTGGAGAAAGCCTCCGAACACCATCTGTGTCACGCGCCCGTCAAAGTGGGGAAATCCTTACTGGGACATCAAGCGGTACGGACTCGACCTCTGCTTGAAGTTGTTCCGCGAGACCGCGATGGGCTGCTGGAATCCATTACTGATTCCAGATGGGCCGATGAGTGAGCAATGGCATAAGTGGCTCTACGCGGATCATTGCGCATGGTTGAACCGCATCGGTCGCCTGCCGGTTGAAACGATCCGCTATGAGTTGCGCGGAAAGAACCTCGCCTGCTATTGCCCGCTGGACCAACCTTGCCATGCAGATATTCTGCTGGAGATCGCAAATGGCTGAGAAGAATCAAGCCGCTGTCGAGCTAGGCAAGCGCGGTGGCGCGGCCATGGCCAAGCGCGGGCCGGAGTACTTCAAGCGCATCTCCGCTATGCGGAAGAATAAACGCGGCGGGAGACCGAAGAAGAATGCAGTTCAAGTCGGTCAGGTATAAGAGCGTCGTAGACCGAAATCATCCTTTGGCGAATTCTCAAGGGTCAGTGAAGGTCCATCGCAAGCTCCTGTACGATAGGATCGGGCCGGGTGAGCACAACTGCCATTGGTGTGGCCGAGTGGTCCGGTGGAGCAAGCAGGGTACGGCGGGCAACAAAGACCCACACTACTTGGCCGTCGATCACGTTGACGGGGATTCCTTCCACAACGTCGATGACAACTTGGTCCCGAGTTGCCAGTCCTGCAACACCCGAAGGGCTCACCAACGCATACACGTTAATCCGTCCAGCCTATTGCCAAGCATGAAGCCTGGACGGTCGAGATACAAACAGATCTGCGTCCCTGAAGGGCACCCGCTGGTCAATCCCGGAAGCCCGGCGAAAGTACTTGTACATCGTCTCGTGCTGTACAACCGAATCGGGCCAGGCCCACATCCGTGCCACTGGTGCGGGAAGCTGGTGGATTGGACGGTCGGTAGGTTCCAGACCAAGGGTGCGTTCGAAGGTGCCCTCATCGTGGATCACCTGGACGATTACGGAAAGAACAACGATCCGGAAAACTTGGTCCCTTCCTGCCAAGACTGCAATATCCATCGAACCACAAAGGAACGTTTCGAGAGAATACCTCATGTCATCGTTGATGGCCGTCGCTATGCAGCCATCAAAAGGACCTGTAATTCTTGCGGCAAGGATTTTCTGGTGCGCCCATGTAGCGCTCGAAGGCATTCCAACAGTGGCAAATACTGCTCAAGAGAGTGCGCCGCTAACGGACGCTATGTAGCCTGCCGAGAGGTCCGGACCTGCGAGACCTGCGGGAATGAATTCCTGTTTGTTACAAAGATGTCAAAATGGGTCTCGGGGCGGTACTGTTCTAAGAGATGTAATCTGGTTGCAACTCATCTGGCGAGATTGAAGTTGACAGAAGCGCAGCGCATGGATGTGCGTGAGAAAAGGATTGCGGGTAAAACCATACCAGAGCTAGCTAAAGAATTTAGCGTGTGCCATGGAACTATCGAGAATATCATCTACGACAAGTTAACGGTTGTTCCTAGGTTGGGTTCCCTTGCCGTTGCCCCCTAGTTTGACGTGGGGTACGTCCTGCTGCCGGGCCGACACCGGCCTCGTGCTCCTCTTTCATTCGCTGCATTTCCACCTTGTAATCGGCGGGGAACTCCGCTTGCTCATAGAGGCCCTGAAGACTTAACGCCCCAAGTTTGTAGAGCGTCAGGCATTCCACCTTGCGCTGATATCTGGAACTGCTATGGCTGGACCCCGGCGCAATCCGTACCGAAAAGCGAGCCCAGTGGTCCTCCCTCGGTGCCGAAAACGGCTTCATGATATTCGGGTCGTAGTCACAATCCGCCCACGTCATCCCGTCCGAACCCAGCACGCGAAGCCTTCCGTCCAACGTTGCATACTGGAAGATGTTGGAGCAAAGCTGTTTCCCGGATCGGCAGATGGCAGCTTCAAGATACCGGCCTTCGAGTTGGTAGGGCTGCGACATGGCCTCGCGCATCTGCTCGATGGCCTCACCACCGGGCTGCTGCTTCTTACGCATCATCCCCTGGGTGTCCAACGCGCCAGAGCGCTTCTTCACGGTCTGCACCCAGTAGTTCAACGCTGCGTCGGTCCCGCTGGGGATGCTGGGGGAGTCCATCCAGAAGAGGTCGCCCCGCTGCATGATGGGATTACCTAGGATTTTCTGACCCGGTTTTCCGGGGATGATCTGATCCCAGACGGCATCCGGGATGGCTCCGCGCTTGCCTACCAGAGTCCGGTTGAAGGCGTTGGTTATGGACTCTTCAACCCCGGCCCCGGCCCGGTTGATTGCCCCGTTGAGCGGCACGATGTCCCGGTACTTGCTGATCCCGCCCGGCATGAAGACGCACGGGTTCAATTGCAGCATCGTGTAGGGGTATTGCCCGTGCCAGAACGGGCTGGGGCCATCGTACATTACCCGGTCTCCGCCGAAGATAGTCAGGCGCTTCCGGGGGTACAACCTGCAGCCCGGTGGCACCAAGTAGTGGTAGTTGTGCTCCTCACGGGTCAGGTCCGGGTGGTGAACCCAGACTTCTTCGTTGCTCTCGTTCACGCTCCAGTCGTCGGAGTAGACCTCCTGGAGTTCAATGACCGGGTGTGGCGTGCCTTCGGTGCCACCCATCCTGGATGGGCCTTGGCCCCATAGTCCACGGCGCATCAGAGCCTTGCGCTTGAAGAACGGTGAGAGTGCGTCCCACTTGTACTCCGGGACATCATCCGGTCTGCCAAACTGGTCTTGCCCCAGACCGGCTGTTACGTGAACGGCCTCCCGTTCAAGACCACGGCATTTGTCGATGCCGAATTTCTCAATGAAGTAGCCGATGGGCTTGTAGGCCCGGTCGATCACCGCTGCCGATTCCTGAATGTCTCCATTACACAGAACCGGGATCACTTCCCCCGGACCTTTACAGACAAAGAAGAACGCATCCGGGGCCGCAACTTGCTTCAGGAATCCGGTCCCGAACAGCGCGTGGTCTAGCCATTCCACCACCCGCAGATCCAGGTCGTTCTCCGTCCACAGGTAGCGCATATAGTTGTGAACGACTTTGGCTTGCTCTTTGTAGGCCGGGACTTTGGAGTAGACCTCCAATGCCGGTCGGATCTGCGATAGCGAAGACAGGGCCTCCCGGCGCATGTCCTCCATGTAGTTGTCCACGAACGAGCTGCGGAACTTCGGGCGGCGATCTGGCCAGAACTTGCCTTGCAAGAGCGAGATGTACTGCTGGATGTTCTGGACTTCCTCCCAGTGGACCATCTCCTCTTTGCCCTGGCGTAGAAGGCTGTCACGCCAGTTGGTCATTTTCCTGGAGTATCCGTCTTCAATGTCGATGGCTCCGCTCTTGCCGTGCGCCATCCCCGCCCTTGGAGAACTTGCAAACATAATCTACCCCGCCTTTTGAAAATAGCGCTTGCCTTCCCGGAACCTGAGAATGCCCGCACACTTCTTGGAACATGTGCGGAACGGATGGAACTTCAGTTCATACTCTGGGAACTTGAACTCCGCTCCGCAAACCTCACATTCTCGTTGAACCCATGGAGTATTAGCCCTTAGCCTGTTGTACGCTGCTCGGCAACTGTGGGAGCACACTTTGCCTTTGTTCTCGGGAGTAGACGCGGGGACCAAAAACCTCTTCCCGCAGGCAAGACATGTTTTCTCCTTGGCGGTGCAGCGCTGCCCTCCCCAGAAAACAACTAGCCCCTCAATCTGTCTCGGCTTAGAGATCCCTTGGGTAAGGCGAGATCTACGCACGTTGGCGCACGACTTAGAGCACGTCGCTTTATACGGACGACCGGACAGATTGAATAAGGACAGGTAAGATTTTCTGCACTCAGAGCAATTAAACCACGCTGCCCGACGAGCCCTTCCATTGGAGACGACTAGGAAAAGTTCTCCTGCCTTGATCCTCCCCTGGCCGTTGGATCTGCCCGAATTACAGGCACTACATGAAGGGACAATGTTGTCTGGCCCGTTATTCAAAGTGTCCTCGTCAACATGGTCTGCAATCAGGAACCTTGGCGTGTTCACTGGCACGCCGACCATCCACTGTAGGGGGCACCCGCACCAATGGCAGCGCTGCTCCCCTGGACCGATTTTTTGATAGAGCACAAGACGGTGTACGCGGACATACCCATTTATGCCCGCCAATGGGTGCCCTGGAAGCCGTGTAGTCTTATACTGGACAGGTTCCATCAGACCTCAACGCCCCGACCGGAACTGTACGGGGTCTTCACAGTTTTCCCGTCCTCTCCTACGTCGTAGGAATGGCCGTACTCCTTCGGGTTTGCACAATGATTCCTACGGCAGAACTCCCTCTGATCGTCCCACGTTTTTATTTCACAAGCTCGGGGTTTCCCGGTTGCGTCCCGTTCCCAGGCCACGTGCCCATCCTGGTGAGAGTTCTCCAGGCGCTTATCGTTGTAGCGGGCGGTCAATGCTCCCGTGAACACCACCGCGAAGGTGCTCATCTCTCGCTTGGTGGGACCACCGCAGGACGCACAGGCCGGATTTGGGGAGTCCGAGTGCCAGAGGAAATGCTCAATCGGGTGTCCGTGGGCAAGGCAACTCGGAGATGTGCAGCTACTCTCTATGAGTGGCGTCGGACACCTCCTGTGCAACGTTGGATGGCTGCAACTCCGCGAACAACTCCGCGCCTCCACCCAGAGCCTTACGGATCAGGGCCAGCAGTTCTCCACCGGAATTGAACTGTCCGTCCAGCAACTCTTCCAGATCCCGTTTCTCCGGGGGTGCCATCAGTATTCGCACGGGCCGGTGGCCGGGGTCGATCTCATAGACCCACTCCCGTTCCAGGATCGTATCCACGGTCTCCTGGACAAGTGCTTCCGGGGTTTGGCCGGAGACCCGTGCAATCTCTTCGTAAGCTGGCCAGTAGGACGGGTCGATCAGGATCGTGACTTTGTGCTTGCCTTCGGTGATCCCGGTGCCTTCGGAGATCAGCGCTACGATCTCTTCCTCGGTTTCCGGGTCCACGCCGCAGGCTTCCCGGATTCGGGTGATCCCGTGCGGGCTGATCAGCATTCCTCCGTCTGCGATCTGGGTGAGAAAGACTTCTGCGACTCGCGCCACTCGGCGGGCATCGGTCATAGTCGGGGCGTCTATCCGCTCGATGATGTCCTGCGCCTGAGTTGGTGTGAGTCGAACGTCAATCGTATAGATAACTGTGTCGGCCATTTCGGCTCCTTCAGTTCGGATCTTACACCTTTAACAACCTGAAATGCAAGGGTTAAATCATTGCTATCTTCCAGATGGCCAGCCACAGAACCTTGCATAGAACGTGCAGGGCCTGATCGACATTAAGCCCGTACCTGCCGTCGCATTTCCCATAGTCGATCAAAGCGTGGGTGCAGAACTCTGCCACGCCAAGCACTACGCTCCCGGTCACCAGTGAGACCGCACCCGCCTGAATCAGAGCATGAGCCGCGAGACATTGATACCAGGGGATCGTCGGGATGGGGTTTTTGTGGTTCTTGCCCCGCGCAAGGAAATCTCCCTGGAGTGGGTAGTCGCAAACTGCGTGGCCCACCAGCAGCCACCAGAATGAAGTCAGTATCAGCGTCATAGTACCCCCAGTTCTACCTCGGGCGGCTTCTCGTTGTCCCGCTGCGCGCTCATCCATTCGAACGCTTCGTCCAGATTCGTCTTCCGGGGATCGGCGGTAGTCACCGGCTCCCCGGTAATCCGAATCGACTGGCAGGCTTCGTTCGGGCATCGGTACTCTTTCTCCGGGTTCGCTGCCCCCCACACGGTCTTACACTTTAGGCACGTCATCCTGTACCGGGCCGGGGCCGACTCTTCGATCCCCACGGGAACCTGGATGCGCCCAGTTTCATCGCAGTCCAATTCGTGTGCCGTGTATAAACTGATCATGCCTGCCATGAGTTCGTCATCATTGCAGTTTGACGCAGCCCCGAAAGACCGGCTGGCGTATTCTTCCTTCCGGTACGTGGTCGTTTCCTCAAAGAAGTTCTTCGACCGGATGATCCAGCAATGGGAGAGCAGCCAGTCCACGGCGGTCTGGTGCAGGTAAGCCTTTGTGTTCGGCTTCGTCCACCAGTGCCACGTCTGAGACATTGGGTTGATCTTGTCCTTGTGCTTCCAGCGGTAGACGTTCGGGTAGTGGTAGACGTACAGCAAGTCATCCCCAGTGGTCTGGTAGGTGTTGTACTCGACGGCCATTTCCCCGTAGTTGTACCACTTGCCGATCACGTTCGCGTAGAACGCCAAATCCTTGGGGTAAGTGTGGTTGTCCCGGAAGACGGCTACCTGTTCATCGGGCCGGTGCGGGCCACCGATCTTGTTGACGAAGATCACGGAATAGTCTTCCCCGATCCCTTCGCTGACATCGACAGCAATGGAGTACGTCGCGCCTTTGATCGGCTCCTCCCATACCCAGAACGGAGTGTCGTCATGCCGGTGGTCAACGTTGCACGTCGGCACGAAGCACCGGCCTTTCCGCAGAGGATCGGCTCCGTGGATCTCCCCGTTGTCCCGATAGATTTTGCCTTTCTTCAGCGGGAACTCTTCGATGGTCTCCGTCATCCAGTCCCGGCAGGCATCACTGAATAGAACGTAGCCGCTCACTTGCCAGGATTCCTCGGACGTAACGCAATTGTGGACAGTGAATCCGTTTGCTGAAAACAGATGTGAAGGGGTGATCTCCATGTCGAACACGGAGCAATCCTCCCCCGCTTGGACCTTCAGAACCCTGTCGGCCATTGGATGCTGATAGGACCACTGGTTAATCTGGAAAGTTGGCCTTATGCAAGCGCTACGCTTACGGTCACTGATGAATCCGACGCGCTCGTGGAATCGGTTGGACTGCGTGACCCCTAAGCCCAAGCACCTCCCTGTAAACGTTCTTCCCTCGGAATTAGTTTTGTCCTCTTTGTGGATCGTTCCGTTAATCCCGAAAGCCAACAGCAGTAGCTGGACATCCCTGATGAACGGTTCGAACTTCGAGAAAAACCGAGTGCGCGGAACATTCTTGTCAGCGTTACCGTCACATTCGAACAGGGCCGACAAGAACTCCTTGACAACTGAAGCCGGTGATCTCCAAATACAGTCTGGGACGCGCACCTTCCGATGCCAGCCGTACTTGTTGTTCGGCCACAATTCGATAGCACCGATCTGCTTTAAGATGGGTCTCCACCGAATGTCGTGGGACCTCAGGCTGTTCATGCCTCCAATGCGAGATCGGCAACAAGCGTGCCCGGTAAATTTGATAACAAGCCGGTCGATATCATCGGCTACGTCTGGGTCTTTGGCGTCACAGGCGAAACCGATCCCACCTTCAGTAAGACCGCCATCCCCCATGAAGTACCCCAGGAACCGTCCGAGGTCTTCATCGACATGAATGGAATGGTGCTCTATCGGAGGGTCAGACCATTCGATTTCGCAATAGCGGCCTGATAAGCGCGGGGGGCAAAGCCGAACAGAATCTCCGTAGTGTAGGTCTCCCGCCGCTTTCCAGTCTCCGGATTCCAGGAGGATCAAGTGGTCTGCCGTGCATTGGAGAATTCTACCGCTCAATGTTTCAACGATGACCGTGTGCTGAAATCCTTTGTCGAACCATCCGGAGACTTCTCCCGACTCGGAGGATTGCCCGACGTTCTCCCTCGCCCCTATGGGAAGAATCCCAAGCTCTGTAGAGACCCGCATATTCCCGGCGATGCAATGTTCCTGACGAAGTAACTTTACAGCATTGACACCCTGTTCTTCGGCCTGTTCACGCCGGTCCTGGTGCCAGTAAAGCTGCTCATCAGTGAGCACCAGCCGCATCAACGTTCCAGCCTTGCACTCCGGGCAAACAGTCCCGATCATGGATTCTTCCATGACGATGGCCTTCTGGTAGCGCCCGCAGATAGAGTTATTGCACCGAGCCCATTCTTTTTTAACGCGCTCACGGAGCGTGAACTCTTTGTGGGGCATAGTCCAGCCGTTTGGAGGAGCCAACACGCGGGTAGTCTCGAAGAACGTCGGAAGGAATAGCGGATACCATTTCGGCCATTTCCCGGCATCCAGACGGCGTTCACAGGCCCTCCAGAGTAAGTGGGATGCCGTTCCGGCCCCGCGCCCAGTGGACTCCATGAATCCGAAAACTTCCGGGTCATCGGCCATGGAGTTTGCCAAGTCTTCGTTTACGATGGCCTCCAGGTCTTCTTCCAAGAAATCCGAGAATTCAGAACAGTGAACCGCGTCGATAGGGATGCCCTGTCCTACACCGGAGTACTGATTGGACCACTGCACGAAAACTTTAGAGTTCAGTCCGGGGTGGCGAGAGCGCTGGTTATCGTCCGGGTTCTCGAACCACAGTCCGTACTGCTCCTCACGCCGAGCTATCATGGGCTTCAACCACCACGGCAGCTTGTCGTAAATGTGGAGCATGAGCCCGAACAAGTAGGACGAGTGTTTCTGATCCACAGAGATCACGATGGCGTTCGTGTTGGGGAAAAACATCGACCGCCACGCGATCATGGCTTCGATCAAAGTGCTGCATCCCAACTGCCGGCCCTTCACGATAATCAGTTTCTGGGGCTTCCCCATTGCCTTCAGCCGGTAGAACTCCTGAAGGATCAAATACTGCGATTCCCAGAGAGTGAAAAGCTGGTCCTGCTTTTTCTTCGTGGTGATCCAGAAGTAGTTCCTGGCCGCGTAGGAGAAGTCATCCGAGCAGTCTCGGGCCTGCTCCATGATGGCCTGCCGGTCGGAAGGGGAGCATGACTCGAACTTATCTGACGATGGGAGCCGGTCCCAGTCTTCGAGTGAGATTTTTAGCTTGGCCGGGAGGCCCTGGTCTAGCCAGTCGATCATGCTTTGGATCGAAGGGTCTCGCTTCCAGGCCATCGCTTATTCCTCAGCCGCGATCTTCTCGTCAGTGAAGTCTTCAACCGGGGTAGCGATGAACTCAACGTCGGCTGCGGGCAGGAGCTTGCGCTGCTGGCGTTCTTCGGCCAACTGCCGGTAGATTTCATCTGGGGTGGTTGCGCCTTTGACCCGGCTTACAGAACCAACCGAGGCGTTCTGGTTGTTCTGGTTCATGACGATGTTCAGGTCCCCGCGCTTGCCGGACAGTATTCCGTAGACCTCCATGGCCTGCTGCACGGATCTGGAGTCGTCGTTGTCCAGGTTCCGGATCATGGCGTTGAAGGCTCTGACCAACACCGGCTTGGCAAAGTGGGCTTGGATTTTTTGCTGGAACTTTCCCCCGGCAAGGTGGGCTGGGGTGATCTTCATGGCCTCCAGTTTCTCGGGGAGACGAATACTGGGGGCTCGCTTGCGCTTCAGGAGTACCGAAGTAGTGGGCTTCTTTTTGGCCATGGCTACGCTATCTCACCCGAGCATAGCACACTGCCCGTTATTCAGTCCCTCGGGAACCGAGTAACCAGCAGCCACACCAGCACGATCACCAGCAGGAGCGGTAATGCTCCTCAGACCCCCAGGGCCTTCAGCGTGGGCCATACCACGTAGAGGGCCAGAAAGAAGACGCCCCAACAGAACGCGGCATTCCCGTACCACGGCTGGCCGGGTGCCCCGCGCCACCACCACGATTGTCCAAGTGCCGCGATGAACAGCAGCAGCACACATAAAACTGCGATGAACGGCATAATGCTCCTTCCGCCCGTTAACCGGGCACGCGGCTAGAACGTGTCCAGGAACCGCTGCCACATCGTCCGCTTGGGCGACGGCAACGGAATGTCCATGTCCAGATCGGGACGGGATTCCGAGTCCGCAATAATGATCGGAGTCTCGGGGGGTTCGAACTCTGGTTCCGCTCCCTCATCGCTCTCAGCTTCCGCTGCTAGGTCCGCGACATCCTGCGCGTGCTGCAAGGCGTCGAGCCGCATCTGTTCGTGGACCGCCGCCGCCTTCGCCAGCTTCGCCTTGAGCGCCGCTGCGCGTTTCTTCAATGACTCTTTTGTCGCTCTCATATATTCACCCTATTATGGGGAGAGGACATCCCCTCCCCGCCCGTTTCGCTACTACTGCTTCTGTTTCGCCACAAGCGCCGCCAGTTCCTGGACTTCTGCGGGAGTTTGCTGCGGTACCGGTTTCTGCTGCAAAGCCGCGAGGCGGTTTTGCTCGGTGGGGTTGAGTTGTGCCATTTTTCTCCTTTCCAGCTAGGACAGCTTAATGGTCCTGCGAAACCACTCCATACTCATCATATCGTGTTCCGCTGGGCGCGCGGCTAACCTTTCACTACCTTCATTCCGTCCGGCGGAGTATCTTGGCGTGCCCACCTGCCCGCCGCCATAATATCAGCCAACGACTGCACCCGTGAGGATATTTCCTCGACGTGCCGACGCACACTGTCCATTTCGTCGAGGTGTTTCGTAATCACGGAACTGGCAGCTAAAGCGGTGGCCTGCGCTGCAATTGCTTTGCGGGAATTCCGGTAAACGAACGTGACGATCAGAACCAACAGCGCGTTAGCCGATCCAAGGAGCCACAGCATCACTCGGTTTTCATCCTCCAGACGAGTCGCCCTCACACGTAGATTTGCAGCGTGAAGTTCAGCCATCTCCTCCTCCAGAACGGAGACCCTGGGAGGCAAGTTGGCGCGCTCAAGCGCGGTAAGGGATTCGGCGCGTACGGCGTCTTCCCGTTCGTGCTCGATCAACCGATCAAGCGGAACCATCTGACCTGCCTGTGCGGATTTTGATGGGTTGAGGAGAACTGCCCCAATTGCTCCACCGACCACAAACACGATTAGGGCTAGAGCCACGATAAGCGATCTCATCTTCTCTCCATGAAACATTTGCAAGACCCAGTAATACTTCCCTTGCGCGGCCCGCCAACCCTCCTCTTCACGATGCAAAGCTAGTAAGCGAAACCCAGGATCTTGGTAACCCTCACTTGAACAGTACCGTACTATCAGGTCTAGGTCAAGGCCCTAAGTGTCTGTTTTTAACGTCTTGTGGGTCTTTCCGATGCCGGGGTGAGCGCTTCGTTCGACCGGGCGACATCGGCCCTTACGGCCCCATGCGGGTCATTGATCACCACCCCAGTCTGGTAGTTGTTCCCGTCGATGGCTGCTTGATCCCCGAGCGGCCCTTTCAGATCCACTCGTAGCGGCACTTCCGGGGGCATGGTCGGCTGGAGAGTCCCCTTGTCCCGGTAGCGGTACTTCCCATGAAGCTGGGCCATGATCCGGTCCATGGAGGAGTTTAGGTCGATCTCCCGCTTGAACAGGGAGAAGTCTTCCTTGGCGATCAGGAAGCCGTCCGACTGTGCCACTTGATCGTGCTTGTAGGTCAACTGCGCCCCGATGCCCGGCAGGTTGATGACGTTCTGCATCACCCGGAACTTCAGCGCCCTGCCTTCCGGGCCGTCTGTTTCGAAGTCGATAAACCGGGGGGTGTTCTTCAGGATCGTGTCGATGAGATCGCCTTCGGTCCATTCCTGTACAGGTGCCTGGATTTTACCGGGAGCGTTACCGGTTCTGCGCCGGACATCCACAGCGGAGATCACCCCGCCTTGTGCAACGTTGGATTCGGTCTCCTTAAACTCCGGACTGCCGGGTAGCACGATGGGGCTCGTTTCTCGGGGTGTCGCTGGCACCACAGCGTTGCGGGCCGGTGGCGGAGCAACAATCTTGACCGGGGGCGCGGTGGCGGGTCTGTTCTCTTGGATGTCCCACGGCGCTTCCCGCTCCGGTTCCGGCTGACGCAATTCCTGTGGCAGCACGGCAACGCCGCTGTCTTCCACGTGCATGTCCCAGAAGATCTCTACCGCGTCGGCCACCCGCTCGGTGATGTCGATGGAGTCCCGGCCAGCACACGCTTTGACCGTCCGGTGAATCAATTTACAGAGTTGAAGTTTTTGTTTTTGGTCCATTACACACCATCCCGCATCCCTGGTCCCGATTGAACTGCCGCCGCATTGCGGGCACGCTCCATGGCATCTTCCCACGAGACCCCATACACCTTCCTGAACCGTTCGGCTGTTTCACGAATCTGCTGTTCGCCCTCGTCCATGGCCGAATACCCGGACCCATCCTGCCCGTAGATGGTAGCCAGGAATGCCTTCTGGACTTTGATGGACTGCTCCAGCTTAGAGGCTATCGAGGCAAGCCCAGAGATCTCGGAGTCATGCTGCTTCGCCAGTTGCACCCGCAGTTCATCGATATTGGTGTGGATCTCCCTCTCAGTGGGATTCTCAATCCGGCTCATCCTGTCTAATTCGGCTACGGAATCCCGGATCTCTTGAAGGACTCCCAGAGTGATCTCTACGTTCTCATCAACCGGGGGCGAAGCCTTCATCCAGAGCGTCTGCTCTTTTACGGCCCCGATCAGTTCGGACAGGCGTGCCAGAATCAACCCCTGCGTGTCCGGGTGGTGAACAAACAGATGGTGCTGAATCCAAGGCCACGACCGGCCCAGCAAAAACAGGAGCCCGATTGCGGCTAGACTTACAAAAACGAGGCTTGTCGGTATAGACTGTGGCATAGGTTACCTTGTAGACTTAGGTTGTCGGTGGTTGTCGGTGTTTCTGTTTCGGCTTCCGAGGCGCGAGATTGGCTTCCCGCGCCTCGTTTTTTGGTACGAACACTCCCCGGTCCAACAGGAACTCGCAGCCCTTTGAGATGTACTGTGAAATCCTTTGGCGCGATAGATCCTCCCCCACGAACCCTGGCCTGTCCCCGTTGGCCTGATTCACCCGGTCCTGGATTTCCTTCCAGGTGTATCCGAAGAAGATGAACAGCCGGGCGCACTGGATCGCCACCGCCATCCGTTTCTGCCGCCACTCGCTCCACTCCGGGGGTGGGTCGGGCAAGGTCTTGGCGGTCTCGGTGGCGATCCACCGGCCTTCGATGATGGCTTTGCGGAGTTGGCGGGGGCTCATGATCACAATCCGCGCGTGATTCCAGGCTGCTTCATGCACTCGGGGTAGTCTTCGGAAAACCCGACGAAGGCGCTGAGGCGGTTCTCAATGCCTGCCAAGTGGAAGTCCGTGCAGCCGTCGGCCTCACAAAGTTCCTTGTAGCGTCGGAGCATCGGAATCGCGTTCCGGTCCCGCGCCCTGAATAGAATCACCGGCTCGTCGGAGGGTATCGGCTCCCCAGTGGCAGCCTTCACAATCATCGGCTCGCCATCCGGCCCGACGATCATCCCGTACTTCGGATCAATCAGTTTCATGGTTACTCCTCTTCGACCTTCACCTTGCCGGTCTCGAACTTGAGCACGATCCCGTCGAACGCGATGGACTTGATGATCGTCTCGATCTGGGCCTGTTGCCGTCCAGATTTACCAACGACCTTGAGGGTGATCTTGCTCCCCTCCTTCGGTACGAATTTGTAAGCCCCTAGTTTGTTCTCGAACAGGGCAATCACTTCGTCCTCGGACACCTGATCCAAGTCCACCTGACTCTGGATTTGTTTGAGGATCTTGGCCTTGGTCGGCGGGACATCCCCCGCTTTCCGACTCTCGCCAGCCGCCGACTTCGGGGCCGGTGATTCAGTCGCCTGTTTGACGGTGGTGCGCGACGTTCGCTTCTTGGAAGTCTCCTGCTTGGACTCCCCGCGCCGGACCTGCCCTACCAGTGTGGGTGAGCAGCCAATCATGCCGGAGATCTGCTTGTCAGTGAGCGCGGAGACTTCGGCGTCCAGTACGGCTTTCTCGCAGGCCGACCGCTTCTCAGCGCTGGTCAGTTGCGCTCCGTGGTGGCCATTCGCTTTGAGGGCGAACTTCAGTGCGTCCGAGTGAGTCCCTACGTGGAGTCGGCAAGGAATCTTCTCGGTGCCCACCCCCTCATAGGCCATAGTACGATTAAACCCATCAGCGATCAGGAATTTGGTCTTGTCGGAAATGGGCTCCTCGTAGAAGATATCCAGAGCGTCCATAAATTCTTGCTCACGGATAATCTGCTGGTACTGCTGGACTTTCTTGGGGTTGATTCCTCCCCGGATCTGGAGGCTTAGGTCCGCAGTCAAAGACTTGATCGGGACCATCTGAACAACTGTCTTGGGTTTCTTCGGTGTTGGTGCTGTTGGTGCTTCTGCTTCGGGTGTCATTGTCGGTGCTCCTGTGTCCTGTACAACGTTGGACATCTGAAACGATTGTATGTCAAGACTTTTCCGGTGTCAAGAGTTTTTTGCGGAGGTCGGGAGGGTGGGCAGCCAATTGGTTGAGGAGTGGACTGGTGCCCACCCATCCCGGACACAGGAGACGCGCAAACGCGGAGGACGCTTGCTCGTGACTACAGCATAGACGTAGATAGCAGAAATGTCAAGATCTTCTTTTCTATGCGTTGATCGAGGATGGTGGCTCTGATGGCGGGTAGTACGCCACTTGATGGCCGAGAGAGTTGTAGCACCACTGCGCCGGGTCCTTGCGAACGTCCATGTGGAGGTACCCTTGGTAGTCTGCGCGTCCAATCCCATGGATGGCTGGGACTTGGCGGGAAGCAGATTCGAGCTGGGCTGCCGTCATGCCGGCAACTCGTATGTCCGCAGCCTGCCCGAGAAGGTGCTGGGAGAACTGGGCTCCCCCGACAGCGCGGTTGTGTGCCGAGCAGCGGTAGGCATCGTCTACGGTCACCGGCTGTCCCACGGCGGCGCGGAACGCTTCGAGCGCATCGACAAGCGCTTGAGTGCAATCGTTCACACCACACCCGCAATGACACTGGAGTTCTGCGTCGGAGAAGTGTCCGGAGGTATCTCCCATCACTTCTGTCCCTCCTGTGGATTCGCGCTCATCTGCGTCTGCTCGATTGTGGTTGTGACAGTAGCAGCAGGTCGTGTGGTCTGCTGGACTGTCTCGGTCGTTGTCACCGTCTTAATAGGCGGCAGCGGTTTCTGGGCAAGGTAGAGGCTGGCATCCTTCATAAAGGTGAGAAGGAAGATAACGCCCATCAACTTGAAGGATGAAGTCGAACCGAAGGCAAAATGTTTAGGATCCACGATCACCGCTCCCAGAGCGCCGGAGACGGAGTTAGCCCCGCCGCCGATGCTACCGTAGAATAGACCGTAGAGCCAATTTCCCCAATCGAGGTCTCGAAAGAACTGCATGGCGAATTCTCCTTTACGACACCCCGTTCACTACCCAAAGGTCGCTGGCCAAGTTCGAATTGGTGACGTAGGCATAGGGCAGCGCGAAGTAGCCCGCCCTGCCCCACGTGGTGCCCCATGAATTGCACCCGATGAAGTGGCCGGCTGGGATGTCGGGGTAGCCGTGGTCGGTGAACCCGACCAACCGGACACAGTGCCCGCCCAGCATCTGCTCACTCTTCGCCGGCATCGGCACGATCCCTGTTTTCGCCACGGAGTCGCTTTCGAAGCTCTCGTAAACTGAGATCCCAAACACGATGCCGCGGGCCGTGGCCAGTGCAGACTTGATTGTGTTGAGCACCTGGGGCACGCTCTGGTAGATGAGCGCCCGGAACTTCAGCGCGTCGGTGTAGCACTGCTTCGGCGGCTTGACGGCGAACTTGCTGATCTTGTACGGCCACTCGCTTTCGGGGCAGACGCCGAGCGAGGCAACTGCCTTGATCCCATCGCGGATTGATGCACCCGCATCTTCGTTGATGGTTCCTTCGATGGCCCGCGCCGCGTAGTACGTGAACAGGCGGGAGCGCACTTGAAGCGCCTCCCCTTGCATAAGGCTCTGTGCCTCCAGTTCTCCGTTCACGCCATTGGCAACGCAGCTTCCCAACTGCCCCTGATCGAAGACCGGCGGTTGCTCGGGTCGCAGGTCCAGATCTGCTGGTACTGGCACGGACGCCACGACCCGATACATCAAATCTCGCTGGTCCGGTGTGTCCGGACGCCAACCGTAGAAGTGTTTCATTTCGCCTCCAGCATTTGCAGTCGCACTTGAGAATCGGCCAGCAACCCAAGGGCCTTGGCCCGTAGTGCGATAATCCGCTGCCGGTCATGCGCTCCGAACCGAACGTCGTTCCCAGGGCCAGAGTGGAGCGACCCGCCCACCTTAGCGGTGCTGCCGTAGGTGCCCAGGATATCCCGCACGTCGCTGGCAAGCGCCTGAACCACCGAGGCGATAGCAACCGGCATTCCGGTGAGATCCGGCTCAGATGCCACCACGCCCGACAGGTCCGCAGTGATCTTGGCGGCAACGGTAGCCGCAGGTCCTCCGGTAAGCAGATCGTCCGATACAGCAGACAAGCCTTTGAGCGCCGTCTGAATCCATGACACTATTTCGGCCACGGTAGCAGGGGGCAAGCCCACGGCAGAGGCCACGATGGGCAAGGCGATGGATGCGGCGGTCAGCGCCACATCGATGGAGTTGATGATCTGGCTCTGAGTGCAGGCCACTAGGACCAGGCACAGTAGAACCGCTACAACGGAAATCAAAGCTCGCTTCATTTTTAGATTCTCCTTGCCCATTCCCGCTGGGCGCGCGGCCACCAATCATCGCAAAAAGTAGTGGAATCCTACTCCGAACTCTCCGGTAGCAGTTCCGAACGTATACTTCACCCTGGCGAACGGCTCAACCGCGAACCTACTCCGCAAATCTGGAATAAAGAATTGAGGAGACACGCCGAATCCAATCGCAAAACTCGTCGCCCTGTTCTGAAAGGCCACGCCCGGTTCAACAAACAGCCGGACGTAGCAGTTACTCGTTTCGGCGACAGCTATCTGAAGGCCCGTGCGTATTCCCTTCTGGCCGTTCTTGTCCGCATCAGCGAGCAGGTACGCCCCGACTGCCGGATCACCCAGATAATAGGTGAATTTGGTAAAACCACCATACCCGACTCCGTTCCCGGCGATGCCTTGGAATCCTCCACCGACTGTCCATTGAGCAGCGGCTATGCCAGAATAAAGCAGAAACAGTGAAATAAGCCTCATTTTTCTCCTTCGCCCATTCCCGCCGGGCGCGCGGCTATACCAAGTGTTCCTGAATGCCGTTCTGGATCGCGCTCACAGGTATGTAGAACGGTTTCGACAGAATGGCCACGGTCAGGGTCGGATCGGCGTATGTGGCCTCTGCCTTGATCCCATGCCCCTCAATCCCAAAGTCGGTTGCAGTGTGCTGCGTGATCTGCGTGCCGCTTGCTTTGAGTTGTCCGAGTAAGTTCTCGATCTGCTGCGGAGTTGCCGTAAAGGTGAGATTCGTCATAGACCAGCTTTCTCCATTCGTCGATTGAACAGGAACCGAGCTTCTTCAAGCGGCAAGCCCACGCGATCCGCATACCGCTGCAACGCGGGTAGAGCATCGGCGGCACACTTGCCGGTGGCGTCTCGGATCAGTTCGGCTTCTGGGCCAACGGTGACGTAGAATCGAGCCTCTTGCGAATTGCACGGCATCAGCGGGTTGATTTCCAGCTTCACGGGCGACCCCGTTCCTGCTGCGATGCCAGAAGCTCACGGGCATCCTCCAACGTGTCTAGGCCGATTTCGCCTTTGTCGGTTATGAGCCGCCACCGCTTACCGTCCGCATCCGGAACGATACCTTGGATGACGGCCCCGACGTAAACTTGCCGGAATTCGGCCAGCAGTTCGTTAGCGTCCATGCCATTCCTGCCTTTCGGTTGCGGCCAGCGCCTTCGGGTCCATTCCCGCCAGTTCCGCCAGCGCATCGGAGTTCTTGATTTCGATCTCCATTTGAACCCGCTCCGACACTTGTCCCGTTGGCTCATCGGGAACGACCGGAGACGGATCGCCTATCTCGCTCATCGTCAAAGGCCGGTGCAGGTTTGGAAGCGGCGTTGGTCCATGTACATCCATCAGCTAAACGCTATCACGGATCGCTTGTGTTTGTAAAGATCCACCGTAGATAACCGCCGGGCGGAACAGCCTCGGGCTACCGTGCCAATCGTCGCGCGTCAGCATCGAAGTTTCCATCCGATCCACCCGCACATCAGGCATCGCGTTCGATATCGTCCTTCAGAGCCGCAATCTTGCTCTCAATATCGGCCTGCAAGTCCTCCAGGGCGTCGAGCGTCTCGGAAGCGTGAACGCTGGTATCCGAGAACAGTGCATCAAGCGCGTCAGTCGCTGCCTTCAGTTTTCGTTTCATCTCAGTTTCCATCCAAGATACCCGCACATCAGGCCCCGGGCGAAGACTAGAACCATCGTCCCCTCCCTCTGAGCATGACGCAATATATAGCTATACCAATTCCCCCGGCGAAGACCACCAGCATGGCATCCACTATCATGCCTTTTTCGTCCTGTCCCATTCCATGTAGCACCTCCGGAAACCTTCCCGCTCTTCCTCTGTGAATCGGGCTTGCTGGCTGAAGTTGAAGCATATATTCGACATCCCGCAACCGCTCGCCAGAATCAGATTCAGACGCCTGCGAAACTCGTTATTCGCGTCCTCCAGTTGCCGGATTCGCATGTTTGAGGTTGCCTTCAATAGCCTTAACTTCGTCGCGTCAGATTGCTTTCTCATGTCATTCTCCTCTTTGACCACCAGCATGGCAGCGTTATTCGTTCTCTTTTACGCTCAGAATGCGTTGGTCAATAATCTCGTCCATCTGATCGGTTTCTTCGAGGATATTGGTTGGAATGCCGTCCTCGATTTGCTTCCGCGCGGCGACGGAGTTCTTAGCTCGCACGATGTAGTCCACTCGGTAGAGCCGTTCTTCTTTCGTAGTCACGATAAACTCTTTCACTTGTTACCTCCCTTGCCCTTACCTAGCTGGAAAAGACCACCAGAATGGCAGCGGGGATCATCGCAGCGCAGCCTCCAGGAATCGCCAACTCTTCCGCCGGCAAAGTAGCGCTTTTGATCTCCCTGGGGATGCGAGGATGATTCCTTCTTTCGTCCCCACGAAGTAGCTCCGACAATCCGCGCTCCACGCCTCCGACGCTAATGGATTGCATGGTTCGACCTCTACCGGAACAACGTCGCCATCCACCAGGGGATCATCGGACCATCCGGTATCATTGAACACCACGAAACTGCCGTGCGGTCCGAGTTCATAGCAAATCCAGCACTGTTCTGGATCGCGCGGCATGGCAGCGGCGGCCATCACTTCACCCCTGAACGGTTCTGGCGAATCGCGTCTAAGTCATTCCGTAGATGCCTCATGGAAGTGTCCGACATCACCGCTAGCTCAACGGAGGACTCCTCGCGGCCTGCAATGCAGTATTGCCGGTACGCTACGCGATTACTCCATGCCGTGTGCGCGGCCTCGTACCCGGCCAGGTACGCTCGGTCGAACTCCGCATCCTTCAGGGCCGCACATTCAAGATCGTCGCGCTTCATGTCCTCTTCCTCACTCCCTAACGCCCTGAGACTCGGGCATCTCCCTCACGCGCAATCCTCTTCGCCTCCGTTTCGCCGCCCGCCAGATGGCGCAACACCTCAACCTGCATCGCTTCGGAGGCATCGCGTATCCGCCTTGCAAAACGGCCCGGCACCGTTGCATCCATGTCCTGCGAAAGTGGCCGTTCACTTCCCCCGTCCTTTCCCTGGCGCTCCGTAGACAACCGACACGACCTCCGTGCTTTCGATGGGCCTGCACAGCGCAATCTCTGCACGTAGCTGCAAGACCTCGGCGTACAGATCATCAACCTCTGAGCCACTCATCGGGATCTCTGCGCTGCCATCGGGAGGCTGGACAAACACAATCATCGCTTCCTCCCCTCCGCGCGCCGAGGCTTCGGGCGCTCTTCAAGCAGCCCTTTTAATGTCTTTCCAAACACCGCATTGATGGCCGCGTCAAGCTCCTTCGGGGGCTTCGGGCGCTCGCGGATCTCCTCAGTCTCCCGCCGGGCCGCGTGGTCGATGCGGATAAACTCTTCTGTCACGTCCTCAAAACAGAGGCCCATCCGTGCGGGTCTACACAACCTACTTGCTTTCTCCCGCGCCTGCTCCAACGTCATCGCGCCGGAGGGCGGCTGCTCTGCCGGTGACTCGGCAAGGGCGATGGCGGCACGCAGGCTGTACAGTGCTTCGTCAAGGCCGTGGTCTTGTGGAGTGGCCTCCCATTCGGTTATCACGTCAATTGCCGCCCTGTACAGCGGCACCAGCGCCGCAGGGTTCAGCTCTTTGGGCATTGCGGCTCCTCTCTCTTGCGGGCTTCAAGGAATGCTTTCACGGCGGGTAAGTTTCGCTCGTACATCTTACGCTCCAGTAGTTCTAGGGAATCTCGCTTGAAATCCATACCGGCGAACTGCATCTCGCCGTCATCCCCGTAGCCCATACCGTTGCTCCACGCCATCCACAGGAGTTCTCTCAATCTCTGATTCTCGGCGTTCTGCGAAGCGGACTCGGCAAGCTCCAATAAGCGATCTAGGCTACGATTTTCTTCATCGCTTGGCGGCTTCTCCTCACTCTCTTGGATAACCGGCCCCTTCCGCCCGATGATGGACTCTATTAGCGCTTCGTTCTGAGCCTTCAACCGCGCCGTATCCAGCCGCGCCGATGCGAGTTCGGCTTTCAACTTTGTAACCCGTTCCGTTAGCGACTCGTTTTGCGCCTTCAGCGACTCGACGCACGCCGCAAGTTCAAATCCTACCGGGTGCTCGCCAATGGAGTCCCAGGCTTCCGCGAGTTCGGCTTGCGCGGCGGCAAGTTGCCGTCTCAGATCGGTTACGTTGTGGTTCGGGTCCATCTCAGGCATTCTTCACCCCGCAATCAGCACTCCAGCGAAACGCATCACCACCCCAAACCCGATCAGGATGGAAAAACACAGCAGGTTCGTGCCGAGGCACTTCAGGACCGGGATCATGGGTGTTCCTCCGGCGCGGCGATCATCTTGAATCCCTGCCCACGGAACAACTCGTAAACTGTGCTTCCCGTCGAAGTCTGAAGGTAGGGGAAGAAAACTTCACTGGCTTCCGCCATCCCGCAGTCGATCATGGCAAGCTGAGCCTGCACCCAGCGCAACAACTGCCTCCACGCCACGCGTTCGGCCTGCTCCCTGTCTTTCACCGCATTCGACATCCGGTTGTACTGCCGCCGCCCATTGATCTTCTTGAACACCGGGTCTACCCGAGCGGGCATGGCAAACACCTGATCTCCACCTCCAGGAACGGACAGCACCCATCTCAGTCCTACAACCCGACCTGAGTTGTAGTCTGTAGCGATCTGCTTCGCACCAGAGCGGACCAACAGATCGGTGATCTCCCCCGCTGTTTTTCCAGCGGGAATCCCGGTGGTCTCCATGTACAACGTTGACTTCATTTCGGGCTCCACGCGATAGCGACAAGAGCATAGATTCCCGAGAACGCCATCAACGGCCAGTTGCACGGGGGGATCGCCGCTAGAGTCGCCCCGATAAGTGATCCGGCTCCAAGCGTCCACATCCAGAACAGGCGAAAGTCTCTGTGCGTCGTATTACGCTGGCTCAGCATTTCGGCTCCTTTCGCTTGGCGGTGGCTTCGACCCCAATAAACAGTTCGTCGCACCCGGCCTCATAGCAGCCGTGTGTCAGGAAGTGCTCGATCTGCTCGTCGGTTCCCTCAATGATGATGGTCGGGGGCCAGCGCTCGGCGATAGATCCGTACCGCTCAACATCCGCCTTCAACGTAATACGCCGCGTGCCGTTCATCCCCTCCGCCTCCCTAATTATCAAAACCGAACACAACCCGAATTTGAGACGGATCACCTAGACAACGCATGATCGCTAGATCCCGGAAGAAGGCTAGACCCAGAAATTCCAGAAACGTGACCGTGACCCCGTTTCCCGATCCGGCGTCAGCCGCCCCGTTCCCGTCCTTCATGCAGCGGCGATCCTCGAAAGTCTGGCCGTAGTCGAACGCCAGCAACTCATCCAAGCCGAGCCAAGAAAAAGAATGCTCCCCAAAAGGGAGATCGTCCGGATCGCATCCTTTCATGTCTTCGGGAAAGCCCCGTGCCTTGGAGAGCGGTGGAACGAAGCTGTAATTCCGGACATCCGCCAAGAAGGCGAACATGCCGTAACACCTCCAGGTAAATGGTTCCGGAGAAGACCGGCTCCACCTGGATTCCGCATTGAATAAATCCGGGGAAACATCCGGGAACAGCCGCGCCTCGACCGTCTTCCATTCACCGTCCTTAAACACCTGAACTCTGCTATGTATGTCGCAACCCATTATGTCCACTCCGGATTTTCCTTTGCAGCCTTCATCATCTCTGCGAACTCCGGACCAACCGTGTACCGTCCCGAAGCATCGTCAAACTTCAGCTTAGATCCACGCTTGTTCATCCGGGCTCGCTGCAACGACCCTTTGTAATCCGCGCCCATCTCCTGGCACAACCGGTCCAGAAAAATCGCACCCTCGGGATCAGCGTCCCCTTCATCCACCGCCCGGCGTCCGGTCACGACCGGAACAACTCCGGGTGATCTACCTCGAACTGCCACACCCTCTTCAGGGCCAGCGTGGATTCGACCTCCAACCGGATGTATTCCAGGTTCAGATCCCTGTACTGGGTCTGCACCTCCGGAGTCGGTTCCAGAAACTTTTCTAGATTGCTCAGGTCTATTTTCCTGTAGTGCCTCTTTTCCCTCTTCGCCCCCATCGCTCGTTTCCTCCAACCAGTCGATCTTCTCTGGGACTACTCCCCCCAGCGTCGTCATCCCCAACGCGCTCTTGAACGCCTCGATCACCGCCGCCTTCGGATGCGTGGGCTTCTCTGGGGTATCCTTCTTTATAACCGGTGCCGCTTCCCTCTTCACGGCCCCCTTCTGCTTCCCTACCACCGGTGCCCTCCTCACTTCACCAATCCCCTCCCGCCATCTCAGGCTCTTGCACCTCGGGCATTGCACCGGTTCCCCGTCAATTCGACTCTCCCATATCGCCCCGCATTTCCCGCATTCGTTTCGGTCGCCCTTCATGCTTTCCCTCTTCATAATAATAATAGTAATATGTTCCAGTGTCAAGCCCTTTTTTGCCCTTATTTTCAATTTCACCCTTTATTTGTAGCCGAAATTTCAAAACTAACCTGTGCCCCCGGAGGGGTTCAATCGCCTCTCGACGCCGCCATGCCATAGACCGGGGTAGCCTTGGGCCTAGGGTCTTGACTTGCCCCGCGTTCCGTGGGGTGCCTTGCCCCGTAACGGGGTCTTGACTTGCGGGTTCTCGCGGAGCTAACCCCCTGAAACCAAAGGGGCGGCGGCGGAAAAAATCGCGGCGGCGGCGGCTGCCGATGAGTGCATTTCACGGCGCGGCGGGCGGTTGAACGCAAGGCGCAAGACGGGGTAGGAACACCGACGGGCAAGTGGGTATAGCCTGGAAGAGACCTCAAGCCTGGTAAGCAGCGCTGTGAATGACAGAGTAGGGCAACGCAAACGAGTCGATAGCCTGTCGGAATGTTACGGGAGTCGGCAGATAGCGAGCTTAGAACCTGAACGTCGGGTCTTCGGAATGCTAAGGCTTGATGGGATGGCAGAGCGCAAGCGGGGGTAAGGCCCCGGTTTTGACAACTGAATAGACACCCGTCCGAGGAAACCCGTGAGCATAGAGCCACGGGGAACCTGGGAAGGGGGATGCGATCCAGGTTAGGCAAGGACGCGCGTGGCAGTCCCCGGCTCACAGAGGCGCGGGGATGGAGAGGACCAGGGCAATACACTGTTCGACTGGTCCGGGAATCGGGAATTGGCCCGGTTTGAGGTACAAAGCCTGTCCGCGAGTAGCCACTGGTAATCGGCCCCGTCACACCCCAGGACTTGTACACCGGACGGAAGGGGGTATACCACGACCAGACGACAAAGGACTGTCCACGCATGACGGCCTGCTGGTGGTGGATTGGTTTTCGGGGGACAGGAGAGACGCCCGGATTCGGCTGGCAACAACCATCCGGCGTTAGACCACAGGATTCGGCTGGCAACAACCTACCTGCGGTTCTCCCCTGTCCCCCACATCTTGTCCGTAGGCTCCGCTGATAGTCCAAGGCCCCGGTTTTGGGGTATCAGCAGGCCCTACGTGCAACGTTGGACCCCACGGGCTGCTATCCCCGTGGACATCAAATCACAGGAGAGTAACACCATGACGAATCTCGCAGAGCAGTTGAAAGCAGTCGATACCCAGGTTGCGGTCATTGCCGCAGCCAACCCCCAGAAGATCAACGGCGCGGTTAACCCGATGGCCGAAATGCAAGCCGAATTGGCCCGTCTCAAGGCCGAGAATGACGGCCTCCGCGCGGAGAAGGCCATGAAACAGTCGGGCACCCTGACAATCCGCCTGTCCCAGAAAGGCGCGGTCAGTGTCTATGGTCTGGGTCGCTTCCCCGTCACCCTACACCGCGAGCAGTGGGAGAAGCTGGCCAGGATCATGGACAAGATTCTGGCGTACATCTTGTCCGACCCGACCGAGGTTCTGGACGAGAAGGACGAGACGGGCAAGGCCACTGGCCGCAAGATCACCGTCAAGCTGTCCACCAAGCCAGTGAAGTAGACACGCGGGTACTGTATGCCAGTCTGGACAATCAGACTGGCCCGCAGGTCCCACGGACCTAACCACAGGAGAAAGCAATGCCGAAATACCACGTGTTCCAGAACGGGCTACTGGTCTTCCCGAATGACCTGGCAGACTTTCAAGCGGCCATTACGCGCTACAGGAAAGCCGTAGCCGAAACAGCCGGGCGTCCCCGGTGTGTTGTTGCACTGCGGAAGCGCCACGGCAGCCGCAGGCTCCGCAGATTCGAGACGTAGGCTGAGTCTGAGGGGACTCACCACCAGGGATGCTCGGTGCCAAAAAAGGAGGTACTATGCGCGGGCATTAGGCTAAAGCCCGCTGTAAACCATCGCTCACAATTCGCGCCCCACGTCTTGGGAATCGTGGGGCAAGCCCGCATTCTCTCAGCCGCCAAGTGGCGCGGGTGGAAGCTGTACGCCAATGAGAGAGAATCAACACAGGAGAGAACCATGAAAGCTCATCCGAAGCCGAAGTGCCTGACGTGTCGCCTAGTCCGGGCGACCCGCGAGGCTGAGAAGCACCCGAGTCAGACCAGTTGCCTTGCCGTCGTGTCGCTGGCCGAACGCCACCGGAATTACGTGGGCGTGGCAGACGCCTGCCCCGTCCATTCCAACCACCGCGACGTGATCCGCATCGTCCAGTCGGCGGAGTACGTCGCCTACTCGCTGTAGGGCCTTGACTCGCTAGATTTCCGCCCGATTTCCGCTCTTTCCGCACCACGGTTTCAGGCTTGACCGGTATGCATTAGCATACCGCCAGAGAATAACTCTTGTCAAGCCGTAACCCTGTCCGCAGACGTTAACCAGCACAATTCACAGGAGAAATACCCTATGTCACAGACCAACAAGTTCTCACGATGGTACGCTTACAACGCGAGACCCGATTTACTCAAGCCGAAAGTGACCGTCCATGACGCTACAGTCAAGAGCTTCAACGCGCTATTCACCGCGCCTCCGGTTCCAGTGCCCATACCCCACAAACCGGCGTGCAACGTTGCACCCCGCTCACTGTCGAGATACTGGATCATGCGGACCTACGGCCCCGCATTCCTCTAAGCATCGGACGTAGGTACTGTCGGTGGCTCTGGCGAACGGAGCCATCCGCAGGTCCTATGGACCTCACAGGAGAACTATGAAACACCCCGACTACGAACTCGGCACGATTACGCACATGGGCTGCTGGACCGATATGCGATGTGCCCTCGGAAATCTTCTCGGAGCTACCCTTACCCCCAGCATTACTCCGCTAGAGCACGGATGGCGAGTGTCTGTCCGCTCTCGGACTCGTTTATCGGCATCCCACGCCCTGTGGCTTGCTGGCTGGTTTAATGGCGCGGCTTTCGCGTGGGGCGCGTCTCCGCTGGCCGTTTTCCCGATTGTTACGGCGCGTGTTTCGGAAGTGGCATACTTCGAACATCCGGAGGATTTGGTGTAACCATGTCTGAAGGAGTGCTCGATCTGCTGGTGTCCATCCACCACCAGCTTGCGACCGATTCCGACCTGGATACGGTCACAGCCCCGGAGAAGTACCGGGCGCTGAGAATGAGAATTGAAGGCGTCTTGGCTCACACGCCATACGCCTATCTCTGCACAGGAGGTCCGCAAGAATGAAACACCTTTACGATCCGTACTACCAGAAGACCATCGAGGAGCGTATCGCCGACGCTGGATGGTTCGACGGTGGCGAAAAGGAATGGCAGTCTCTGCCGCTCCAGGAGCGGGAAGACTTGGCGTTCACTGCCACCGGCTGTCAGGTGGCGTATCCAACGTGGCACAAGCCGGTGTATTGCGTTCACGTCCGGTGCCAAATTCGGCGTGGGGAGCTACCCCAGATTGCCCTGCTGAACCATGAACTCCAGTCGCAGGCTGAGAACTGGTGGAGGTTCATTGGCCGGGAGTCTGGACGCGGCCAGCGTTCCAAGCAAGGCCGGATCACGCTTGCCAAACTCTACCGGCATTACCGCAAGATGGCAATGGAGCGGAAGGAGTATGACCTCTGGAAGCTTGGCGGCGTCGGCATTGCGATGGTAGGAGTGATGGCATGAGAGCACCCCGAACCATGACTCGTTGCCGTAAGCTGGTGGCTACCAGCCACGACGGGCGCTACGCCTACTACCTGGATTCCCGCGATCTGTACATCTACCAACTCAGCCTGCTGAGTCAGGTCTGGGTTGGATGGCTCTGTACCGTGGCCGTCTGGGACGCCGTGTTCAGTAAATCGGATTCGTTTCAACTCGCGGACTAGGGGTTTTCAGCAGGATGGCCTGTTGAGAGCAGGCCACCTTGCCGGGTATCCTTACACCCGGATTTCACAGGAGAATAATCTATGGACCCTGACGCGAATTTGAAAGAACAACTCGAAATCGCCCGCGCAATCCGGGCATCCTACGACGATTGCAACGCCGATGGTACGCTCACTGAAGGCCAGCAGCAATATGTGGCTGAGATAGCCGAGCGGTTTTCCGAATTGGCGCTGGCCCTCGACGTATGGATAAGCAAGGGCGGATTCCTACCCGCCCGCTGGAGGAACGCATGAACACCATACGACTCGACGAGAAAGCAGTCAAGGCGATATTCGAGACGGCGGAAAACCAGTCCGACGCCCTTATCGCGCTTTACCGCATGGTATTCCCAGAGTGGGACCGCATCACGAAGATCGACGGCTGGCCCACATGCAACAAGTCCACATGGAAGTCCATCTGTGAACGGTTCATGGACCTTGACCGGCGCAAGCACGCCGATGTTATGCCCGGCGGAATGTGGATGAACAACGGGTTCTCCAGCCGCGAGGGGGAGCACCTGAAAGACTGGCAAGTGGAGCGCTGCCCGGTCGTCATGGAACCGGAAACGCCTGGACCGTCCAACGTTGTACAGCCGCAAGCGATTGCGGCATAGGAGAGCGATGAGATACCTTGAACTGGGCGGGGCGGCCATAGTTGGGCTGGCGATTCTGTCTCTGCTTATGGACTTGCTCAACGATTTCATCTGCCGGAGTATCGGCGGGAAGGTGGGACGGTAATGGCTCTCACGAAGAAACAACTTCGTAGGCTGGAGGAAATCCGCTATGCCTTGTCGAGCGGCGTAGCGTACCTGAGAAAGCCGACTATCGCCGTCTGCATTAAAGGCTCCCCAGCCACCACAACCTATCACGCGGTACGCCCGCTCGATGGCGTCACGCTCTATGAAGTCGAGAAAGAGATGGGCTCGGAGTTGTGCATGGCTTTCACTGCCCTGCACTCCCTTGAGAAGATGATTGAAGAGGAGCGGCCCGCATGACCCGCACTGTGGCTGGATGGCTGGCCGTGGCTGCTATCTTCATTGGGGCCTATGGCCTCTACTGCATCGCCACGGGGTTCTGGAGGTAGACAAATGGACAAAGAAATTCCTGACTTATCTCGCACAAAAGCCGCTCTCGAAGTGTACGACGCCTTTGACTCCGAGTTCGACGCGGAGGGGAGCCAAGACGACGTTCTAGCTGAGTTTGCAGAGCTTGAGCGTTTTGGCAAGGCTGTAGGCAGGGCCTTTGGACTCGACACTGCCGACCGCAACAACGTGGACGACTGCGAAAGGTGCATCCGGCCAGGGAATAAGGTCCCTCCGGCAGGGATGCAACTGTCTTTTGTGCGCCGCATGGTGGAGCGATGGGAGGAACAGGAAGAACGCCACAGCCGGTAAGGAAGCCTCTAGCCGCCACCCGGTGACAGCGGGCGGCGGATGGAGGAGGTCTTAACGATGACGCCGTATATCGGATTTGGAAACGACACTTTGGCAAAACTGCCGAAGGTTAAATCTGGGGATTCTATCCGCTGCAAGTGTGGCCACGTCCACGCCCTGGAAGACAGCGAGCCACCGATGCTGCTGTGGTATCACTGCGACGGAAAGACTTTCCTCGCTGGAATCAATGGATGCTTGACGGATGGCGTCAAAGCGGACGTTTCAGGAGAGATCTGAAAACTCTTGACATGGAACCGTTTTCGTGTCACTATATTCACAGACCACAGGAGAAATATGACAATCTCAGCCGAACAAATCAGCAAGCTGGAGGAAGGACTTTCCAAGCCGAACGTGGAATCTATGAAACACGATGTCCACGAGTGGCAGAATAGTCCTCCCTATAACTCTCTGGCTAATGTAGTCATTCTGTCATTCGTGACGGGAGATCTCCCCGTCATCCTTGCCGCTATCGGAGCGGCCCTGCACCACGGGTACACTCTGGGCTATGCCGCTGCCCAGTCCGAGAGCTTGGACCGCATGCTGGAGGATGGCCAATGAACCTACTGGCGAGCTTCCGTGCCGCAAGGCGCGTCTCAACTCCCTTAATTTGCATCCGGACGGCTGACCCGGCTGCAACCATGCGGACAATCAGCACGTCCTTCAACGGAGACCCGCCTCCGATCCTACACTGGGACACCGTGGCGGGAATCCGGGGTGTCAATAAACCCGGCGTGGCCGCAGCCGGGGACCTGGGCAGCGATCCTGGTAGCATCATCGGCCCAGTGGATGCGCTCATTGCGGCGGCGAAGCTACCGCCGCGCTCCATGCTGTTCTTCGCCAATGCCCATCGGGTGATCGGTGAGAATGGCGTTTCCCAAGCCGTATGGAATCTCCGGGACTCATTCAAGCGGGACACCCGGACTCTGGTCATGCTCTGTCCAACGTTGAACCTTCCGGCTGAAATCAGCCAAGATGTCCTGATGCTGGATGAGCCACTCCCGACCAGTGAAGAACTGGAGGCCATTGTCCGCGACACGTTCAAGAGCGCGGACCTCACGATGGCCGAAGATGGCTCAATCACGAAAGCCGTGGACGCCATCTGCGGGCTAGCCGCGTTCCCGGCTGAACAGTCCTGCGCCATGAGCATCACCAAAGACGGTATGGACTTGGATGCGCTATGGGACCGGAAGAGAAGCTCAATCGAGGAACAACGCGGCCTATCAGTCTGGAGAGGAGGAGAGAAGTTCTGTGACATCGGGGGCTACTCCAATCTCAAGAAATTCCTGATGGCTGTCCTGAAAGGCAGAGTCCCCCCGCGTGGAATAGTTTTCCTGGATGAACTTGAGAAGGGCATCGGCACCGGGCAAGACACGTCCGGTGTCAGCCAGGGGCTACTCCAGCAGCTTCTCACCTACATGCAGGATAAGGAGTCGATTGGCCTGCTTCTAATCGGCGCGGCGGGGACTTCCAAGTCCATGTTCGCCAAGGCTACCGGCAATGAGGGCGGTGTCCCGACTATCGCTCTGGACCTCGGTGGGATGAAGGGTTCTCTGGTAGGTGAATCCGAAGCCTCTCTCCGTAATGCCCTGAAAGTCTGCGATGCTGTCACTCAGAAACGAGCCCTATTTTTGGGAACGTGTAATTCTATCGGAGCTTTACCCCCGGAGCTACGGCGTCGGTTCAATCTAGGCATTTTCTTTTTGGATCTCCCGAACTCTGCCGAGCGTAAGGCCATCTGGGACCTGTATCTCAAGAAGTATGATTTACCGAAACAGACACTCCCGACAGATGACGGCTGGACAGGTGCAGAGATCCGGCAGGCTTGCTGGATTTCTTGGAACCTCAACATTCCCCTAGTGGAAGCGGCGGAGTACATTGTCCCGGTATCCCGGTCTGCATCGGAGCAGATCTCCAAGCTCCGGGATAGCGCCGATGGACGGTACATCAGTGCATCGTACCCCGGAGTGTTCCTTAAAGCTGGCCCCTCTTCGGCTCAGACCGGACGCAAGATGAATCTGGAGGTCAACTGATGGAACAACAGCCGATAGACAACAAAGCTGTTCTAAAAGACGGCTTCAACTTCACCCCGATCTATAAAAACGTGAGGGTACGTATGAAAATCAGCCGCGCCGATCACGCCAAACTGGGGAGGGGTCCGGGAATGTACGGGATTGTTACAGATCAACAGGACGGGAAGCGGTACAAAGTGTACGGACGGTCCTGCGGCCTTCCACGTTGCATGTGTGACGCCGAAATCAAAGATGTCGCCTAGAACCCCTACACCCTTCCGCACTTGAGAGAGTGCGGCGGGGCGGAGGCTCTAGCAACTGAGCTATCCCACAGGAGAATTTAGCCTATGTCAATGTATCACGAGCAGAAAACGAACTTGAAGGACGAGAAGCACCTTGTTTCCGCCCTTCACGATCTGGGGTTCCTAGTGGAATGCCACGAGCAGCCCCAGACGCTAATGGACTGGCACGGCCACGCCCAGCCTCAGAAGGCCAACATCATCATCCGGCGACAGAACACCGGATGCGGCGCGTCCAACGATGTCGGGTTCCTCAAGACCGAGGATGGCACGTACCAAGCGATAATCTCCGAGTACGATCAATCGGTGAAGTTCAACCAGACGTGGCTCGGCCAACTCCGGGCCGGATACGTCGAGCACTGGCAGATCGCCAGCCAACGCGCCAGGGGCCGGGTGTTCCTGGGGAAAGAGAAGGTCGGGGATCACGTCCGGCTTTCGTTTGGGGTGCGCTAGATGCGTAAAATCATCATCGACATCGACCCGGCCGGGGACTTCACTTTCGACCTTCAGGGCTTTCATGGGAAAGCCTGCGCGAAGATTGCCAATGAGTTCCTGGAGTCCTCCACCACCAAGACCGAACGGCTGAAGCGCGAGTACCATGAGGCTACAGCCCAGCAGACGGAGGTTCAGAAAAGCTGATGGCACCCCTCTGCGATCTGTGTTCCGAGCCGGACCCGGTATGGGTTCACCCGGCTCTCAGTTTCCCGGTGGAGATCGACGGGCTTGTCCTGTCCAACTCCATCGACGAATGGTATGCCTGCGAAACCTGCCACCGGCTGATTGAAGCCGGAGACCGGGATGCGCTCGCCATCCGTTCAGCAGACCGCTTCATGATGGATCACCCGGAGTTCATCTTGGATTACAAGTCCGTCGTGTCTCAACTCCGGCAGGTTCATGACCAGTTTTTCCAGTATCGCTACGGCGAATCGCACCGCGTGGAGGTGAACGTATGACTCTCTACAAGACAACCATCGTGATTTGGTCCGGCACGCCGCCTGAAGATATCGAGATTGACGAGCTTGCGCGAGAAGCGATGGTCGGCGGGGCATACTGCTCTAAGCAGAACTTTGTCAAGGTTGATGACCCGCAATCCGACCCAGATTGGGATGGGACGGAGTTCTTCGATATGCCTGGGGATGAGGAGTAGCTATGCGCCTTCATGCAACGTTGCACGGAAGCCAGGCGAACGGTCCCGGCCTCCGGAGTGTGGTGTGGGTCCAGGGCTGCTCACTCGGCTGCAAGGGGTGTGTCAACCCGGAAACTTGGGACGCGGACGGCGGCTATGAAGTCCACCCGAACGTTATCGCCTGTCGCATAATTCGGAATGCCGCTCCGAACACTGAGGGACTTACCATATCAGGCGGTGAGCCACTCCAGCAGGGGATCGAACTGCTGTATATGATCCAAGAGATTAAGCGGCTTCGCCCGGCGTGGTCGGTTGGGCTTTTCTCGGGATACACCGAGTCGGAGTTGCGCAGAATCCCCCGATGGACCGCCATCCGTGCAACGTTGGACTTCGCGGTTTTGGGCCGGTATGACCGGACCCAGGCGTGTAGCAAGCCACTGGTTTCAAGCGCAAACCAGGAGCTTGTGCTCTTGAGTTCCAGATATACGCTCAATGATTTTCCGGCTCAGTCCGAAGAGGTCTTCGTCGGGCCGGATGGATTATGTCAGATCACCGGGTTTGCCCGGTAAACAACAACACAGGAGAAACGAAGCATGACGCCGACAGCAGCAACAAACAACACCAACCAGTCGATGCTCGACAAAACAATTTGTATCAGCGTCTTCCTGGGAGGCTTAGGCAACAACCGCAAGGTCCGCAACTCCGAAGTGGGGATTGACAGCGACGACATACACGTCTCTAAGACGTTACTTGAGTCGCCCGAGTACGAGGCCATCAAGCGGTTCGACCGGGCCACAATCAAGTGGCTCAACAACAAGTGCATCCCCAGCTTCTTCCGGGCCGGGATCTACTGCGTTCCTATCCCTTCGGTGCAAGAGGCCGAGGGCTTCATGAAGGAACGCTTCACGGGCCGGGCTGAACTGGTGGATAAGCTCCTGGAAGTCTACGACATTCAGAAAGCTCAGGCCGAAACCCGACTCGGGACCGTTCAAGTCGGCAGCGTTCAGGTGAATGTCTACAACCCGCTTGAGTACCCGCCCAAGTCCGCAGTCCAGGCGGCGTATAAGTTCGAGTGGAACTGGATTAACCTCGGCACGCCCGGTAAGCTCAAAAGCATATCGATGTCGTTCTTCGAGCAAGAGCAGCAAAAGGCTGCTGCGAAGTGGGCAGAGGCCACAGATCAGGTCAAGGCCCTGATGCGGTCCCAGTTCAAAGAGTTGGTCGATCACCTCGTGGACAAGTTGACCCCGGATGAGAAGGGGGCTCGTAAGAAGTTCCACGCCACCACGGTCAACAAGGTCAAGGAGTTTCTGGATGCGTTCTCGGTCAAGAACGTCACCGACGACACCGAACTGGAGCAACTTGTCGGGGCTACGCGGAAGCTCATGGATGGGGTGGATGTCGATCAGATCAAGGACTCGGACCACCTCCGTTCGAACATCCAGAAGGGCTTCGGGATCGTCAAGGACTGCCTGGATCAACTGGTGGTCGAGGGCGGCACCAGAAAGATTTCGTTTTTGGAAGAATGAGGAGTGAACCCAATGAAGCTACAGATCAAATCATTAGCTGGCTCGCTGCTATTTGAGTCCGAGTCGGAATCACTGAAAGAGCTTCTGGTGGGAGCAGTTGAATCCCGTGCGAACCTCTCCGGTGCGAACCTCTACGGTGCGAACCTCTCCGGTGCGGACCTCTACCGTGCGAACCTCTCCGGTGCGAACCTCTACGGTGCGAACCTCTCCGGTGCGAACCTCTCCGGTGCGAACCTCTACGGTGCGGACCTCTCCGGTGCGAACCTCTCCGGTGCGAACCTCTCCGGTGCGAACCTCTCCG